ATTCATAGGACGAGAGGTGTTGTGATAGGTTCGATAAGAAGTCTGAAAAAAAGCGCTATTGCTTTGAGAACTAAATGGGATAATAATTTTTGCGTGTCCTATAATAAAACCAAATTATTACAAAGGTTTAATGGTTTAATTTATTTTTTTTAGGAAGAAAAAGGCTTCCTTGAAAATTTGGGTAATTTGCAAGCTTTTCCAAGTTTTCTAAACCAGGTTTTAATTGATTATCACTGAAAGTATTATCGGTACTGCAATAATAATCATTTGTATTGTGTATTGTATTGCTCAACATTTACAAAACAGAGATTTAAAAAAACAATATATACACACTGTAGCGGAGCTAACAGAAAGTGTCGACCAAAAATCATTAGCAATTTCTAAATTGTTTGAATTGGTTACTGAATTAAGTGAAGATAAGGCAAAATACAAATCAAGAACTGAAGAATTAGAAAAAGCCATCGAAACCGGATTCGGCATTTCTGTTAGAAAAAACATAACCATTATTAATACAAATTTACTAAAATTGGATTATGTTGCCATGCTTGCTGGTGTGGAAAGGTTGTTGAAAGACAGCCCTTCTTCGTCAATAGAAGATGCTGAATATTATATAACTTTAATAAGAAAATTACAAACAATACTTGACACAATGCCTGAAATTCAAGAAGAAAAAGGAGCAGACGAAATTAATGCAATATGATTATGTAGGTGTAGATAGTGAAACAACCGGCCTTAATCACCAGAACGACGAAGTTATTGAAGTAACTGCAATAGAATTTAATTTATCAGGTGAAACGGGAAAGGTCTTATCGTTTTTATGCAGACCAATGAGCGGGACTATACCCCCACATGTGACTAAAATAAACAACATTACATGGGATATGGTTAAAGACAAGAAGAGCTATTTGAAAGATGGGATACGCGAAATTATTGCAGACTTTTTTGGACCACGTACTGTTGTTGGGCATAATGTTATAAATTTTGATATTAAATTTCTTAAGATAAATCCAAAAAGAACTGAAGACACCTTGGTAATGTGCAGGAATCATTATAAAGGTGGTAATAAGCTGAAAACCGCATGTCAACGACTTGGGATTAAATGGGATGACAAAGACGCCCACAGGGCCGAATATGATGTTAGAAAATGCATCGAGCTTTTTATAAAACTAAAAGAAATTGAAGAAAAAGAAAGGGTTCGTGATTCAGAAGCCCCGCTGTTCGCCAAGAAACGAATGAATGAAAAAATTATAACTATGGGTATTATCCCAACAGCCTCTGATAAAGAATTAATGGAAACTCAATCATATTCTTTTTCAAGAATCAATCTTTTTCATCAGTGCCCATTTAAATGGTATATGCAATATATTATGAAAATAAAACAGCCTGATGTCGATTATCTTGTCGCAGGAAAAATATGCCATAAAGCGGCTGAATGGTGCGGGGAATGGGTTTACCGTGAAACGTTTTCGCTTAAACTTGCTGTATATGCTAACATTAAAGGCCTCGATGTAAAGTCTGGATTGTATAAAAAAGTATGTCCAATTATTGCAAAAGAAAATGATATCCCAGAAAGAGATGTTGTATTTCGTGATTTTGGATATTACCTTTACAAACATCAGGGTGAAATACATAAATATTTTTCTGGAATAAAAGGACTTGCTGGATTGATATATGAAATCGATAAAACTGTTGATAGGAACAGTTATGAAAAACCATCAATGCCTGATAGGGTGTCTTTTGACAGAATTGTCAAGAATGCTATCACATTTAACAAATGTACTGATGCTAATATTGTTATTGATATTGGTTACATCATGGATAGGTTCTATGAAAAGAAAGATTTTTCATTAATACCTGGTGATATAATGCTCACTGAAAAAAAATTGGCATTTGATCGTGATTGGAATTTATTATCTGATTTCTATTCGAACAAAGCATTTATGAGAGGCATTATCGATGTGTTGTCTTATTTAACGAATATTGTAATCATTACTGATTATAAAAGTTCCAGAAAGATGATGACCGTTGCCCAGCTCAAGGAAGATATGCAAATGAAAATATATGTATTACTCACACATCATTTGCTTCCAGAAAATAGTTATAATAAAATAATAGTTCGTATAGAATACGTACGATTTGGAAAGTGTGTAGAATACGAAATAACTGATGTAAAATCAGTAGCCGATTCAGCTCAGCAATGGATTGACGATTCTATGAAAATGATAGAAAAAGAAATACTGAAAACTGATGGTGCGTTTGAACCGAAAAGAAATGAATATTGCCATACTTGTTATTTAGCAGAGGATGGAAAGTGTCCGTTATTTAATAAACAATTTATGAATAACATTGACGATCCAACCCAATTCCTTATCAAGGATGTGGAAGATTGTGAAACAGCCTGGAAAAGAATTGAGGCCAATAAGGCAGAAAATTCAAGGTTTACAAAATTATGCAAAACATTTGTCAACGAATGTACAAGTGAAATAAAAATCGATAAACATGCATATCTTGATTACTATACCGAACAAAATAGAGAATTCTTTTCACTTGCCACTATGAAAAAACTGCTAGAAAAAGGTGTTAAAATAGAAACTATTATTAAAAAGTTCAACATTACTGAAATAAAATTTAATGAGCTTGTTGAAGACAACAATATTGAATTCAGCAATGATGAACTCAATAATATCTCAAAAGTAAAAACCAAAACTAAATTTGATGCATTTACCAGAAAAGAGGCAAAGGATAAAGGATTTTTAAACGCATAATCTTTTGAAGCTGATTGCTCTCCCCCGAGACATGATGTTTCAAAGGAGGAGTTATGCGTTTTTCATTTTTATTAATATTATTTAGAATGATTAATTCAATTGTCGAAAAAATTGTTTTTAATCTGCTTCGCAGACTGTTACGCAAAATATTCAAACAATTTAGTTGGAGCGTCTTTTAAAAGGCGCTTCAACAATTCTAAAGGTAGCATATGAAAGAAACCTACATTTTAACAAGAAATTTTACTATTCGTGATGAAGAAATATTTAATATGATGAAGATCAATAAAATAGAATTTCTTCATTATTATGCTCATAGAGAAAAAAATGGAGCCATTAGTATAATAGCAAAACGCCCATCTAAAAATGAAATGACTGTTGCAAAAGGTTATCATAAAATAAAAGTCCGTGAAGAATATGCTATAATGACATTGCCTAAATTTCTGATTGACTATAAAGGAAAACTGATACGTTACTATGTTGAACGGTTATATCCTCAAGAAAATGAAATATTTAGAATTCAAGCTGTTAATTTCAATATAGAAACTACAAATTTGCATTTAAAAATGCGTAACGATGAAATGGCTCAGTTTCCTTATTTTAGTAAAGGTGGAGAGCTTGTAATACCACAATTCTATTTGAACAGAGAATTAAAACGTAAACTTGTCAGTATGAGCGTATCATTTGGCAGGACGTTGAAAAGTATATTGGGGCTGGGTTTTATATTTGTGCATATGATTAAATCGACCCAAAAACGATTAGCAATTGGCAAGGATTTATATTCATTTAGAAAGTTTTCAAATGGGCTTAGAACCAAAAAAGTAAATTCATTTATCGAATTTTTAAATAATAATAGCAAAGATATTAATGATTACAATTATGTCCTGACCATGCCTAATGATGGTTGCCCATATGGAATAATGGTGTTTGAGGGAAAACGCCTCGGAGGAAAGTGTGATGGATAATAAATATTTAGATTTTGCAAAGGTTCTTGATTCTTTAACTAATTTGGAAAAGGATATTTCAAATAAAAAAAGGGCTTTGCAATCAATTAAAGAAGAGCTCTGTTCTGAAGAAAGTGATGGAAGTTATGGTGTAGATGTTAGCGACCACGCTTTTAAACAAATAGCAGAACGGTTGGAGCGTCTTGCGATGGATAAGTCGGTTATTTATAGAGATGTGATAAAGCCAAACGATCCGCATGACTCATTATTACTAGCCTCAAATATGAAATCATTTATAATTACCATGCTTGCAAACGCTAAATCAAAAGGCAACTTCAAAGAAGAAGAATCGAAAGGTGGAGGTAAAGAATTCAGGTATACTATTGATATGAAAAAATGGAGTGATGATAAAACACTTCGATTTGTTGCTATTGTAGAAAATAATAAAATAAAAACAGGATTTTTCAACTGGGTGTAATATGCAAATAGATATCCATAGTCAAAATCAATTTATCGTCGGCTGCAATGACCGTGTATTATTGGGAAAATTGCAGGGAATAATGAATGGCAGGAAGGTGAGAGGGTATAATAGAATTATTATACCTTTAAAATCAGGACCAAAAATATACCGATTTAAAAAATATGGTATTGATTGGGGGCCTGGTGCACAGCTTTTGGTTAATTCAATATTAGTAAATATAAAAAAACGAAAAGAAATCATAGCTAAAATAAAATCGCAATACGGCGGTGAGATTAAATTCGAATACGACTACCAAGGTATATATGACCCAATGGAGCATCAAAAGATTCTATTTAACATGATGACGTATCCAGATGTATCATCAATAATCGCCGATACCGGAACATGTAAAACCGGTCCATATTTATGGGCTATTGATAAGAGAATGCAAAAAGGGCAAGTCAGAAAAGCACTCGTTATTACGATGTCTGACTTGAAAAAAAATGTTCTGGCAGAAATGGAGATTCAAGTTCCGCACCTTAAAGGCGTGGTTCTTAAAAATAGAATCCAATCATCAAACATCATTAATAAAACCTATAAGATAAAAGGGAAGAATGTTGATTATGATATCTATATAGCAAATTATGAATCGATGTTTTCATTGGTTAAGGTTATACCTGATGGGTATTTTGATATGGTTGTTCTTGATGAGGCGCATCGGGTAGGAAGCCCAACTTCAACACAAACTAAAAAGATAGTAAAATTCTTTGAACATTGCAAATATAAATTCATACTAACAGCAACATTGACATCGAACAATCTGATGTCATTCTACATGCCTTTCAGGTTTCTTGGTCCGGACACAGTGCCCTATGCTAAATACGGCGAGTTCCGTGGTCAATACATGCATTCTGTTGATCCTGACGGCCATATATGGATTCCTAATGAGAATGCTGAAGAAATAGTTTCAAAAATTATTGGTAGCATATCAGTGGCATTTAAAAAGGAAGATTGTTTAAATCTTCCACCTATCGTACATGAAAAGTTTTTATGCGATATGGGTCCGCAACAGGCAAATCTTTATAATCAAATGAAAAAAGATTGCGTTGCGATTATTGAAGACATGTGCAAATTATGCAACAAAAAGGGGAAGTGTGACATGTCATGTGAGCAAACGTTCACCGCCAAGAACGTTTTAGTTCTGACGACCAAATTACAGCAGATAGCTTCTGGGTTTTATATCAATTCAAGAACAACTATGTCTGCCGATGGAAAAGAAATCAAAGACAAAAGCATTATCACTTTGGAAGAGAATCCAAAAATACGACTGCTTATTCAGGTGTTGAATAATATTCCGCCTGACAGAAAGGTGATTGTATGGAGTCATTATGTCCATGCGATCAATTTGATAAAAAGGGCGATTGGTAAAGCTTTTGGTGAAGATAAATATCTTACATGTTATTTAAAGCAAGATGCATATGAACAAGTTCAAAAATTCAAAGACCCCCAATACAGATTTATGATTGGTAATCAATCGAAAATGGCTCACGGGTATAATATTCAGTTCTCTAACTATCAGGTATTTTTTTGTAATCCATACTCATATATCAAGCGAGACCAGGCGGAAGGGAGACAATACCGAGAAGGTCAAAAATTATCTGTAACAGTAATAGATGTAATGGCAAGGTTTACCATTGATGAGGTGGTACTAAAAGCTTTGGATAAAAAGGTTGACTTGTCACTCACTCTTGAACAATGGGCGAGAGTGCTTAAGAAAGGGCCTGATGCATTAGAGTTATAATTGTTAAAATAAATGTAAATCGTAAAAGGGTTGCTGATTTTTGGCAACCTTTTTTCATTTAACAAAGGAGCACAAGTGGGTGCAATTACAAAAATGACCGCTGAGAAAATATTGACACGAATAAAGCGGCTTAAAGTCCATATCGACAAAGGTCAAGAAACATCAGTTCACAATGCGACTTGTAAGTATTTAAAAAGTTCGCATTTTACCAGGGCGCTTCTTCAGCACAATGCTGTTCACATAAGTAAGAACGGTATTGTCAGGTGGAATGGTCTTGCGGTTAATTTAAAACTAGCAAAGGCCGTATTGGATGATGCTCGTGTTATAAGTAAAAATTATCTTAAGGCTTCTAAAAAAACCAATACTCCGAAGCAAACCCTGTCAAAAGAAAAATTAGATATAAATGACTTGCTCGACAAACAAACATTGAGCGCAATAGCAAAGGCGCTTGGTATATCTGATAATACCAGCATATTAAAAGCTCTCGAAGACAACCTCAATGCAATGGAGGAAATGAAAATAGTAGTTAATGAGCTTCGATATAATGTCGAGCGGATGAAGGGTGGTATGTGGGATTTACATGCCGATCATAAAGAAAGATTAGCAGAAACCATAACCCAACAGATTGGAGCACAAGCTTAATATATGACAGACACTCCTACAATAAGACCTAAAATAACCAAGGAGTTGCGATTAAGAGTTTACCAGGAAATTATTAATCATCCTGAAATTGGGGCTAGAGAAATAATTGAAAATTTAATTCAGGAAGATCCTGGAAGGGTAGTTTTCTTTTTCAGTAATAAAGTTGGAAAAACACTTACGCTTGAAGAGCAAATGGTGATTTATAGGTGTAGAACTTTTTCTGAAAAAAGAAAGCTGTACAAAAAACTTATTCGCAACAGGTTGGATGAATTCTCTATGAACCTTGCCGTCATTAGCAGAATTAAAACATGGCTTAATAAGAACCATGCCCCTGAGACAATACATGGTGCAGTATATGGTGCAACAGGCCTTGGTTATGTTGTCGAACGAGCACTTACTATGAATCGTGCCGCAAGATGGATGTATCCTCGTCTCAGGCAGATGCAGCATGAATGTCTCGCCTGGAACACAGCTGCTGCCAGACTCGACAGGTCCGACTCCCCCGAGCGGAAAAGAGTTTCAGAGGCTGTACGGGCATGGGTAGTGCGGTCAATGGTTTATAGAGAGATCAAGGATAATACTGATGGAATCCGCGATCAATTTTTACATCGTGAATAATAAATTTTTCATCTATTTCAATAAAGGTAGGGCCTTAGCGCCCTACCTCATTTTCAGGAGATCAAATGGCATCAAAAAGATTTACAACTAATCAAATGAAAACCTTGGTCTGTAAATATGGTTCTGATCAAAAAATAGCAGACGTTTTAGGTGTATCGCGCCAGAATATACAACGACAAAGGAAAGCCCTTGAGGTTAATCCGTACAAAAGAACCATCAATAATCGAAACAGTAAAATAATAAGATTCAGAAAAGCAGGATGGCTCATATGGGAATTGGCAGAAAAATTTGATTTATCACAGAGGCAGATAATTAGAATACTGAAAGAAGATAATAATGAAAACAATAATTAATCCTACTATTTTACAACTCGCACTTGAACAGGCGGCTAAAGAAATATATCAATTTGAGGTTATTGATCCTGAAATGGAAGATGCTGTAATAGGGCCGGGCGAGGAATTCGAAACGGCTGAGGACTGGGTTGAAGATAGAATTAAAACATGGATAGAAAGTGTAGAATTTAAATTCAAACCACTTGGTCAATCAGAAAAAATTGAAATAGATGAGAAAACTATCACTTCCGCAATTTTATTTTATAAATTAAAACTTGGTGAGGCGATTAATATAAATAAGAATACAGTAGTGACTCGAGTACCTGGTGGTTGGATATGGCAATCTGCAATACCACCATGCAGCTCGTCATTTATACCTTATAATGATGAATTTTTATCAATTATCAAAGGAACTGTTCAATGAATTATTTTTTAGATACCGAATTTATTGAGGATGGAACCATCCTTGATCTTATTAGCCTTGCTATTGTTTCAGAAGATGATAGGGAGTTATATGTTCTCAATTCAGGTGCACGCCTTATGAGAGCCGACAATTGGGTCAAACAACACGTTCTTCAGTATCTTCCAGGTGTAAGTATTAATGAAAACAAAGACATTGTATGTGATAACAAATATTGCAATCCACTTCATAATTGGATGCCAATGCATAAAATAATGCTTGCTGTTATAAAATTTATCGGGGATGATCAAACTCCAGTTTTTTGGGTTGATTATGGTGCATATGACTGGGTTGCATTTGTCAGGTGTTTTGGAAGATTGATAGACCTTCCTAAGAACTTTCCAATGTATTTCAGGGATTTTCAAATGCTATTAGACATTTGTGGACGACCTGGAATTCCAACTGGCTTGGGTTTGTGTTCAGAGTTAAACTCGACCATCCATATCGCTTTAGATGATGCAAAAGATCTTAAGAAATTACATACATATATCGCTAAACGATTTGAAATTACTGTGAACGACCATGAAGGGACTGCGGTGCATACGGCAGTATTATGAGAATAAAACAACCAAGGGATAAAGTTGGCAGGTATCGTACTTACTACCTAGCCGTAAAAATATTTAAAGCAGGGATGTCAATATGGCAAAGAATGAAAAAAAAGTACAAACTCAAATCTTAAATGACCTGCGATCCCTGGGAAGGTATTGTGAATGCTTCAAAATAATGAAAGCAAGTGACATCGGTGAGCCTGACGTGTTTTTCACAACTGCACTCACCGGTGGTGTGCTTATAGAATGTAAAAGACTTGAAGGCAATGCTCGCAGGATTCAATTAATAAAAATAGAAAAGCTGAATAAATGTGGCACTAGGACATTTATATGCAAATCATGGGAAGGGTGGTGCGAAGTCAAACATAAGCTTGGTTTAACAAAAGAGAATGTTATCCACGCACACAATATGGAATAACTATAATGTAAACAGTATTCTTTATTTAAGGAGGATAATACTAAAATGAATCAAACTTATGGTTTTGTTGAAATTTGGCTCGCCAAACTTATCAAGATCGAATTTTTTGAATATGGTTTAGAGAACGGTTCTGTCGTCGCTGCTGTTGATCAGGATGGATTCAACATAGCATTTAATACCGTTTTTGATCTATGGCAAAATCTTGATAAAGATGAAGCCCTTAAGCCTAACATACAAGATTCGACTGTTCATGGTATGAAAATAGCAATTCATCGATATTGGGTTGATGACAATTTGTTAAACGACCTTACAGGAGAAGTTGCAAAAGCAACAGATACATATCTAAATATATTCGCAATAGGCCCAAGTGGTGTAAGGTTTGTTCTTGCAGATATCGAAGCTGCTATTTTAAATGAGTGTAATGCGCCGGCTGAAGCAACTCCGGTAACTGTCGATAGTGACGATGCGGCTATAGAAGAAGAAGCGGTTCCAATTGAGGTGCCAATTGAAGAAGAAAAGAAAGTTTCACAAAAACTCGCTATGGTTAATGCCTTGTTCGAAGATTTGAAAGAGCATTATGGAACCTACACAAATATTACACAGGATGCTGTTTATGAAGAAGAAGAGGTCAGAGTTGTAATATATGATATCAATTTTAGCGAACAGCAGTTTGAAGAAATTGCCAATATTGCAAAATCAATCGGCAAAAGCATATTCTATATTAACAATGTGGACCATACAACAAATTTAATCACTGCTCTGAAAAATAAATTTAATATGGCTGGTTTGTCAAAAGATGTTCTCTTTTTTATACACGCATTGCCAGGCTCTACTTTTAATCTCACTGAGAACGCAAAAGCATCATGTTTTGGTTACGAAATTGATGAGATATATTGTATTACTGGCTCGTGTCATGAGAATGATATAATAAATAAAATTAGGAGAGACCTTGAATTAAACCCAGAGGCAAAAAGGCTTAAAATTGATGAGGTTATAAATAACCGAAAAAATTCTCCTATATACAAATATGATGGTATTTATAAAGATACTATTACCAATGTAATATGGGCAGTAAAAGACCGATGTATGATTTATTTTCTTGTTCCTTATTCTACAGGAAAAAATAAGACTTTTTATAAAATTGCCTATGAAGAATTTATCAAAAGGTTTGGAAACTCTTTACCATATACAGAACTTGTTAAAATTGATGCTAAATATACAGAAAAAAGACATGAAAACAATAGAGAGGAATATATTAATTTTGCCATAAGTAGCTCAAAAGTAATAACCGACCAAATAAAAGATAAGCGTGATGAGCATCAAAAAAAATATAAAGAGCATCTCGAACAGGCACTTGAGCATGCCAAAATGTTTCAACGCTTCCATGACCAGATACAATATTTTAATGAAGAGAAATTTCTTATTGATGAGCGTGAGAAGGCAAATAAAAATTACGATGAAACATTAGCTCTTGATAAAATAAGTATGGTAACTGTCAAAGACAATATTGTCCATGTATATACTCATAATATATACGCGCAGGACGAAAGAACCAGCCACTGGCATGATATAGGAACGTTCCATATTACCCTTGGGATGCATAACAACTCTTACAATCAAGAGCAGACTGTGAATATAAAAAATACCAAACATCAAATAAAAACTTCTTCAAACGGTTCAATAATGAATGCGCCACATGCATGGCAGGATGGCCATATTTGTCATGGAAATCTTGCGAGCGGTATGACAGATGCGTACAAAAGACGCAATTTGTTTGAATTAATATATCAAATATTATTATTTTTGGAATCAGCAAATACGTCAGACTCGGCAGGTGAAAAAGTTAATAAGTGGCCTGAAGTTTCTGAAGAAGTTGCATTGAGCCAAAATAATAATGACAATGCTTTGTATGAAGTGATGCATCAGATTGCTAAAGCAGAAGAGAAGTTTGATAAAACGCTTGCAGAAGCGATACCAGTTCACATTTAATTAATAGGAGGGTTTATTTGTTAACATTGTTCATTAAACCTGCATTGGGCTTCACTATGGATACTATACCAGAAGCGCTGTTCAATATCATGAACGAAATCAATGAAGGTACTGATCATACGATTCAAGTCGGCATAGATGAACCCAGACTTGAAGAAGCTCGTGAGATATTGTCAGAGAGATATGATGGAGTTGTTAATTTCATAACAACAGGCAGTTCAGTTGTTGTTGATGTCGGCGAAGAAGAGACGGCGGAACCCGGGGATGCGCCTGTCGAAGCTGAAGCCGGACATGATGGCATAAATCTTGACAATACTCATGAGGATGAAGCAGCCCTAATGGAAGACGGAGCTGCAGAAATTGCTGATGAAGAGCCTCGTCAAGCGGAGGAGATACCACAGCGGCCTCGAGAAGAGGCACAAGAAACACAGGAACCCCAAGTAGTGCAAGAACCACCACCTCATAACATTATGATTGGGCCGGCAGAAGTACAGGAAACTGTAATCGAAAATAATAATAATGTGTATTCTACAGTGGCACAAATTGTCGGCGATGAAAGTATAAATATCACAAAACAGCTTGATGAATCTATCAGGCAGTTTAATAACCATTTCAATACTGCGACAGCTTTGAAAAGAAAAATTGAGGAAGCAACTCAACAACTTTCTGAGAACAGTCCTGCTATTATTAATATTGTTGATCAGGCGAACAGATTGGCAGACGAATTCGAACCTGTTGAACGTGTTTACTTTACAGATGTTGAAGTCGTTATTGTTACCCACCCATTGGTAACTGATGATAATTGGGATGGCCATCGTAGGTTTATAGGGAGCATGAGGCTTGGTGTGCGTCTTGAAGCTTTATTTTCCCCTAACCCAACTAAAGACAAAGGGGCAATATCGATAAGAAATCTTACACATCGATATGCTTCAAATTCCGGTCGGATTTGGGAATGTGGTCATATCAAAAGTAATGGTAATTCTTGTTATGGAACAGCTTTTGAGCATATTTTTGATGCGATAGTTTCAAGAGACCTTTCATACATAACCGAATCTTTAATCAGATTTATTAAATCTCCGAATCCCGAAGACTCGTGGGGCAGTCATTTGAAATTTTGGCCGGTTGCACCTACTGAAGGGTAATATAAATATGTTCAAACCTGATAAACGAAAACCAACTTATAGAATGCTAACCAATGTGCACAAGAAGCCCCCGAAAGTGGTGTTCGGATCAACAGCGCTTAAATGGATTAGGGCGTTGATGGGGGAGCATGATACAGAGGTTGGGTTTTATGCGATAGTCGATGAGAGAGGGGAGGGTGAGGCAATGGAACATTTCATCCGTGAAGTGTTCTATCCAATGCATGACCTTGCTACATCGGGAACATGCGAGATATCCCCAGAAGGTGAAACGGCAATAATGAATTGGCTGATAGAAAAAAATAGAGTCGATGATATTGCTAAAATAAGGTTTTGGGGACATAAACACCCTCACGGAAGCACCTCTCCATCAGGACAGGATGAGGCTCAAGCAATTGAAAGAATGAACTCTACAAATTCATATTTAATAAGAGCTATTTGTAGTGGTGATGAGATAAGCGTATCGTTTTTTGATTATAATAGCCAGCTTCGATTCGACAATCTCAATTGGGAAGTTGAAGAAGACGATGTTGCTTCTATTATGGTTACAAAATTAGATCGAATTCAGGAAATCCTTGCTTTAGGATATACTGAAGAAACTGCCAAACGTCGTATGATTGATGTTATGACAATAATGTCAATAGACGAAGAAATGGAAAATATAATAGCCAAAGTCAGAGAACTGAAAGAAGTAAATATACCCAAGGAAAAGCCACCGTATTACGGCCGAGAGGGCTATTCAGCTAATAACAAGAAGGGCTATTCGGTTAGTGACAAGAGGGGTTTTACAGTTACTAACAAAAGGAAAACGGGGGGTGTAAAGCAATTGAGCTTTTTAAACCCAAATGATACTAAACAAACCGATGTGCGAACTGATGATAATGAAATACTTAATGCCGAAGAGGTCGCCTCTTTATTGGATGATATAGATCAGGAAATTTATCAATTTGGTCAGTTTGGTCAGTTTGCCCATGGTGATATGTGGGAAGAATAATATGGATTATATACGTCAATTGGGTCTTATAAATCCAAAAAATATTAAAAATAAAAGCGTCTCCGTTATTGGGGTCGGAGCTACTGGAAGCCATGTCGCATTGTATTTATCCCAGCTTGGTTGGGGCAATACTGCACAGGAACAAGGAGTATTAAAAGCATTTGATGACGATATTATCGAAGAGCACAATCTTTGTAATCAAATATATGAGCCTGCTCATGTTGGAAAACCAAAGGTTGTTGCTTTAAATGAGATTATAAAACGCAAGTGTAATTTTGAGATTGAAACCCACAAAGAGATAGTGACCGATCAGAAAAGTGTTCAATCAACTTACGTTTTCATTCTTACCGATACAATGGCGTCAAGAAAAGAAATATTTGATAAATGTTTAAAATTTTCATTTAATACAGATTTGGTAATCGAGACACGGATGGGACTGCGTGACGGTCGGGTTTACGCATTTAATCCTCACGATGGAGACCAAGTTGAAGAGTGGAAGAAGACACTGTATAGCGATGAAGAAGCAAATGTCAGTGCATGTGGGGCGAGCGCATCAATAATTACGACCACTACATTTCTTGCAAGCTTAGCATGCGGAAGGCTTTTGGAGCATTTCGAAAGAAAGTACGGGACTGATGAAAAAGATACAAAAGCAAATCAGTCGAAAATGTGGAATGAGGTTCACTTTTCGTTGTACCCTGAATCATTTTATTATAGAACTTTCGACGGGGCAGAACCTCAGTACATAGTTCAGCAAAATTAATTCAATTAACAATTAATTTACGAAAGGGCTTTTGCTATATATGATTTGCGTAAAACTCATTCAGATGGGCAAAGAGATCAAAGACCTTGAGATTTCTGACAACCCAACTGTTCAGGGGCTGTTTGACGCTGCTAACGTCACGCTTCCTGAAAATTACACCATAACCCGTAATGGTGTAGAGGTACAAAAAACGACCCGGCTTTATAATAATGAGAAGGTCTTTCTTGGAACAAAGACCAAAGGAAACGATGAACCATTCGAAGTGCAACTTATTCGGATGGGTGCAGGCGGTGGAATTGAGAAATTACCCGCTACTCCTGGTATGACGATCCAGGAAGTTGTTGACCAACTTGACATGGATAAGAAAAAAACTTTTACCCATGCTGACGGTAGCCCTGCATATGAATACCGTATCGGAACTCGCAAGGTTGAGCTTTCTGAAAAGCTTGAACGTCCGACCGGTGATGTGTTAAGGATTATTCTTTCTCAAAAGGTAAAAGGCAATTAGCTTTAAGCTGTATATTAACTTTTGATAGAATGGCGACGGGGATTTTATCCCCGTTTGCTGTTTAGAAAGGAATTAAAAACTTAATGGGAGCAATGTTGCGCGTTATTAGTATGCATCAAAGTCAGAAAGTAGAGTCTTTTATTGATATGTCTGATATCGATATCTTACGATGCTTTCATGATGATTCAAGCATTGAGCCCCCAAAAGTGGGGTATGTTGAAATTGATACAAAATCGGGAAACAGGATTAATATTGATATGAAAGAGAAAACGATGTTCATATTTGTTAATCTACCTATGTTCAAAAATCCGTATTCCACGGAAAGTGCTGAACAACTCGCAAAATTATATATTGCCTATAAAGAGTTTCCTGAAAATGAAGAGTGGTTTTTGAAGTATGTAACTGGAAAAGGAGAAATGCCTGGGCAACCTGTCAAAGGCATGGATGAAAATCATGAAAATTAAATGGGGCCGTTTGGCCCCGTTGTTTTAGCTATAAGTTACCACCAGCACAAGGCTAGTAGTTTTAAACATGGCTAAAAATAGTCTGTTTTTCAGGGGATTTATAACTCCCTGTGTCTATTGAGTTTAACCCGATAGACATTGATCGGCCAGCAATATTCTTACTGGCGTTCCAATCTGAATCTGCGGTATAACCGCAAGAAAGACATTTAAAGGTAAAACCATTTCGATTGGATTTGTCAATATGTCCACACTTATGACACATACGAGAAGTATTCTTTGGAGAAACTTTTTCAGTAGCAATACCAAAAGCAGCAGCTTTGTATGTTACAAAATATGTAAACATGCCATAAGGCCAGCAATTAACTTTACTGCGAAGTTGCTTTCCTTTACTCAAAGAAGATTTTCGTATATTAGACAAATCCTCAAAAACAATTTTCCTTGCTCCTATAAAATTAGCCCAAAATACAAGTCTTTTAGAAGCAACATGCACTGCATGCTCGGTTACGGAAGCCTCGTGTTTAGACATTCTTTTGAGAAGTCTTTTTGAAGAACGGGTTCCAACCGCTTGTATTTTAGATCTATGATTTCTGATATTAGCAAGTTTATGATTAAGGTGGTTAGATTTGTAAAACAGTTTATCACCATTAGATTCAGAAGCTACAAAAAGTCTTTTTATTCCCTGGTCTACTCCAATTATTGTTCCTTTTATTTTTGGTTCCGGAATATCAATTTCATAAGAAAGATTAAAAAACCACTGTCCATCTTTAAGGGATATTTTAGAGTCTTTCCAGCGATCTGGAATTGCTCTTGAGTCGTCAAAAATAATAATATCACCCCAAAGAGTGACACCTTTTTTGGTTCGAGCAAAATCTCTTTTCCAAACAATTGGGATAGACTTCCTTTTGTATATGCAAAGGTTCCACATTTTTTGAGCTTTTTGAGTTTTATATGTAGCTGATACTGTACGAAAAAGCGTACAAGTCAATTGTGATGGAAGTTTAAATTTTTCACGAACAATTTTGTAATAAGCTTGAGAAAGTCGATTAGAATTAATTTCTTTGGAATCAAAAACTATCTCAGAGAGCCAGTTGCAAGCATTAATCCAATTTGGAAGAATATTATTGGCCTTATGCTTTCCATTAAATTTAAGTTTTATGGTTCTTATTGTTTTCACGGTATTTAATATAGTATAATTGTATTGAAATGTCAAACGGTTAAAAAAAGGCACAATTCATCCACCGGCACAAAGCCGGTAGTTTCCTTGCATAAAAAATTCATGAACGTTTTTTTTAGCTATCACGCACAAGCCCGATCATAAAGATCGGGCAAGGCGGGTCTCTAGGTGAGGGTCAGGGTGGCTCAAACCTAGCGACCTTAAATTGGAGCATTCTGCGAAACTGGAGGTTTTGCATCAGGAAGTTGTTTGTTGTAATCTTTATTTATACCTTTTGGTTCAGCTCCCACTTCAGATATGGATGGTGGGGTGTCTGCCCCTATCTCGCCTTGTGAATATACAGGTATTTCTCCCGGAGTCATTTTTTGAGTAACTTCGAGATTTGGTTGTAAATCAGCTTCAATAAGATTTAATTCCTTAAGATTATTATACACTTCCTGATAAAGTGCGGGCATGACATTCTTCATTATTAACATACGCATTTTAAATTCATCTTTATTGGTCGTTGCAAGAACGGCAAATCGTTGCGTAAACATTAAAATAAGAGTAGGAGTCGCTATTTGGTCAGCATCCACACCCTTCTTTTGAGCAAGCATTGCAACTTCATTTTTTATCTCAGTAGCATTTTCTTCATGTATTTGCATGTCTATCTCCTCCTTCTTGCCCTGAGACTCTCTGTCGTGCGTTTCGAGCCTATCTCTGTTTGCCGCTTCAGCATCAGCCTGATACATCGCATTAACAACTGATGCTGCCCCATGGGCTGTAGAAGCACCCTCCATTTCTTCAATCATAAGTTCAATATTTCTCTTCAGTTCTTTTAGCTTTGATTCATACTCGAGCTCTGGATCAAAACCAAGTTCTTTTATAACAGTCGACTTTGATATTAATGATTTTGAAGGGGTGCCCATAGCCGCCTCAACAACCATTTTCTTTTTTGCCAAATCATCAGCCATTTTAAAATCAGACATTCTAACATCTATCTTTGGCATATCAAGATATCTTGATATATTATCTACAACAAATTCGAGATAGTCATGCATGTCATTACGATGGTTTAAAAAACTGTTTTCAACAACCCTAAGAGAAACATTACTTCCAGACCATGATGCTCCACCTCTTATAATTTCCGGTATAATTCCTATACCGGTCATTATTGAATCTTCGGTGGCTTTTATTTCAGGGGTAACGCTTAAAATCTTAGAATCTCCGCTAAAATTAACATTCCCCAACGGAAGTGGCACAACTGAGATATAATTCGGATCAGCTTTCCATTTTCTAATCTCATCCTCAATTTTAGTTTTCCACCCAGACAGGTTAACCGTAGCATGGGGACTTATATCGCCAGTCCCCACAGGAAACAAAATCCTCAAAGGAACAATGTGATCAAATGCTATCATCTCATTGCCTTTTTTAAGTATCTTCGTGTGGAAGATATCTTTCATAACAGGCATGATTGCAGGGATACCCCAACCACGTTCTGAAGATATGATATATTGTGGGCCAGACCTTTTAAGATGAAATACATTATCTGCCATCAATTTAAGTGGCTTCTTTTTCTTTACAGCATCAATAACTTCTAACCTGGTTGTATTTATTATATCTCTGTCGCCACGTTTTATGGCAAGCTCCATTTGTGGTGGTATTCGATAAAAATAGAAATGGTCACCGCTAATAGTGTTGTATTTAATATCTATGTATATCAAATCCCAATGGATAAGATTGAATTTATCAAGTTCTTTTGTATTTTTATCACGGGCTTTTAACCTTTCTTCACTATGGCATTTTGGACATTCACCTTGAAATTTGTAATTTTTAAATATCCATTTGATTGAGTCTGCAGCAAATTCATTATCACACTTTGGGCATGTAAAGAATCTTTTGAATGGGTAATTTATAGATATAATAGCATTGCCATATGCATAAAAATCCATACCAGCCTGTTTCATTGACCTGATTATTTTAAGATGTTTTTCGAGTATTTTTTTCCATTTATCGATTTTTTTATCATCTTTGATTTCAGACTGACGCTCTTCATCATAAATCAAATCGGTAATTGGATATTCTGACAGTTTAGTAATGCATTGGGAGACAAACCCATCACTGAAAACATTTGCAGCTATAAATTTGAGAAGCCCTTTTATACTTTTAGGAATAAATGTACTGGTCATGTCCATAAATGGACTATCATATTTTAAAGATCCTCGAGTAAAAGCAATTTTAAGATTACTTCCACTACCACTCGCCCCCGAAGGAGTTCCCGGACCTGTCATTCCTTCATGTGCCATATTACTTAATCCTTTTATATAGAACGATTATTAACTAATATACTAATGCAGAACCTTCTGCTTTAAGCACCCTTTTTGCTTGAATGTCAATGACATCTTCTTTAATATCAATATTTTTTTTATTAACAAATTGGTTATACCTTTTCAATATAGATAGCCAATTTTCAGATGTTTGAGATGATACCATTTCTTTCATTTTATTTTTAATTATGTATATCAGAGAAGGTGGCGGAGTATATACACCTTCATTTAATAAAACGATACACATATATTTAACAACATCAATACTAAAATCAGATTCCCGGTCTGGCCTTATATAATTCATTGTTTTTACAGTATTAACAACCATTCCTGGGGATGGGCTTCTTAAAAATTCAAAATCCGCAATACTACCTGAAAAAGATAAAGCCAATTGGTTGAATTCATACCAATCGGAAAACGCCCCATCGCTTCGACACAGGTGTCGTATGGCAAATATTTTGTCACGGTTAATATCCTCAAGGGCTGTCCCATACTTAATCCACAAGAGGCGCTCAAGAGTTTCTATCTCCCATTCCCACCAATCCTCACTAAAAGATCGGTTCAAAAAGTCATATATCTTAATTGCTGAAGCTGACTCATCATTGAGTAGGGTGTTTATCTTTGTGGGCGTAATAGGTTCCTGACGAGCAATTTTCTTTAGCTCGATCTCCTTCTGGATGCGTTTTACCTCCTCGGGTTTATCGAGGAGGTAGGCATCCTTGAGTTGTTCAGACAACTTGTTCACTTTTTATGCTACGGCCTCTTCAAATAGACTTTGTTCAGGCGGAGTCATCGCTTTGAAAGTTTTAACCGGTTGCTTTTTAAAATTCTCAGCAACTTCAGCGCTGAAAGCTCCAGCAACTTTTTCGATTACTTCTTCTTTTCTTGACATCCTAATCAGATCATAATTCGTTTTGTTACCAGCAATTTTTTCAGCATCGTATTCAGGAGCTCTTAAGCTTCCGAAAACGGTTAAGACCGGGTCGACGATATCATCATCATAGCGATACTGAAGATTCGCCAGCTTATCGAACGCATCAAGTGTTTTAACAATCGCTATACCATGAACACCTTCTTTAATCGATGCGATTTTATCCAGCAATTCTACAGCATTAATCTCTTTGCCGCCAACATTGACTTTAATCTTATCTTTGATACAGGCTTCTTTTCTTAATTGAATATTGCGATCAAAGTCAGGGGATATGGCCGCTTCCCTTTTAAGCATCCGGGAATAATTTGTGATCCAATCCCTGCTTATATCAGCACTAAGAGCCTCGGCGCGTTTTTCGATATTTGTGGCAGCAGCAGCTCTATCCATAGGGCTGAATCTGCTGAGATGCTTATCAAAATAATCCACCGCAGTTTTTATGTGCTTTTCCGTTTCGATGGGGTATTTGCCCCTTAATGCGAAATGCATAGTACACTCCTATTTTTAATTTATGCAATACCTATAAAGATACCGTTTTTGAATTGCAAATCTATAGTCCCAGTTCCGGCAGCGTCTCTTACAGTAACAGAAAGGTCTGTAACCCCATCGCTGCCATCAGCAACTATACCACCATTAAATGTAGCTTTACCATGGATGAGAAGTGTTGTCTGCATAACAACAGCTGCGAGCAAATCAACCTGATTCTCAAATGTAGAATCGCCATTAACATGTATTCCAGGCAACCTATACCTGCCTGAAGCATCGTTTGGTGCCAGGCCACGAGCGGTCGAATTGGTTACTGTGGTTATATCACCGGTGGCAACAATGACACTTCCTACATACACAAGGTCAGGATCGCCAGTGATTAATGTCGAGCTAATTGTCAATATGTCTGCGACAAATGTTTGAATAGCATCTTTTTTAGATGCAGCAAAATCATCATAGGCTATATCTTGAGTGCCGGCCTTTCCTATAAAACCGGTTTTTTTCCCATCATCATAGGTATCGCCATCAATGGCAGCCATTCTATGGCGTAGATAGATATATTTCGTTCCATCAGTACCGTCTATACTTGAAACAATACCGGTATTAAGAATAACAACATCACCAGTTGGGGTAAAGCCGTATCCGGCAGATATTGCAATCGACAGGGCCGCGTTCTTAGTAAGCCACAATCCCCTCATAGGGCGGCCTTGAGAATCTCCAGTAAGAGCGGCTGCTATTCTCCTTAAATTGTCTAACATGGCAGCTTGAACAGACCAGGCTGTTATGCCAGGAACATCACCCTCTACACCAGAGTCGGTTCCAAGGATTTCATTCATTCTTTGTTTAAGGCCGTATCTTATATTTACCCTTTTCATATTTAACTCCGACTATTGTTGGTGCGTAGTTTTTCCAGCCATATCAATATTGCCAGCGGGAATATTAGGATGCCCGGACATATCAACGCCTCGTGGTATGTTCGGTATCATGTCAGGTGGCTGATACTTTTCACACCATTTCATAATTTCATCCTCAGTAATATTTTCTAACCCATCTGCAATCAGGTCTGTTATCGTATCAATAGAACCGAGAAGGCTATAAAATTTTGTTTGAAGCTGAGTTACAGCCTCGCTTGCTCTGCTAATAGCAACATTGGTAGCCGCTGCAGATTTCTCATATACATCGAGCTTGTCAAAAAACTTTCTGAGCTCTTCCGGTCGCTCATCTTTATTTCGCATAAGATAAGCAACGGCCATTTTACCCCGCTGTTCCGGGGTAAGGTTTTCAAGAATTGCCTTGTCCATCAACCCTCCTTAAAAGACTAAGAGGCCGGTGGTTCTTCCAACTGCCCCTGATTATTATAATTATAAAGCTCAGGAATATAATCTTGAGCGTTTATATTTTCAACCAAAGTAAATCTTTCATTTATCTCATCATTGATATCTGATATCCCCTGAAATATACCATCGAACGATTCAATTTTTTCTATGTACGCGTCATAAACGTCGTCAAGATCAAGATCAGTAAGAAATCGTGATGATAACCATTTTTCTAACGTAACTGTTAATGGTGATGCTCTATCAACATGAACTATGATTCCATAATGATAAAATGGACCAATAGGATCCCCACCGACATTATCACCCTTCACAGTTAATTTCACAACATCACCAATCATCATATTGTTAACGTGGTTTGTAAAATCATTAGATCCTGTGGCATAAAAATTCACCAGTTTTTCAGCAGATCCCTCTACAATACTTACGCTATCACCAATTAAATAATTAGTAGTAATTTTCGGTAGACTTGCCACAATAGAAAAGTAATCGAGAGGAACAATCAGTTTTGAATCTTTATTAAAACGAATCCCAGGGACACCAGCCCACCTTATTCGTTTATAAAAATTAGAAAGTGCAGTTAATGGCGCAAAATATTCAATATCAAATCGTGTGGTTGTTATCCTCGAATCAACAGTGAGGTTAAAGAATTGAGCCATATTATAATACTCATTATTAACATCAGTAATGCCTGAAATGTTTATATTATAAATAGGAAAAGTACTACCATATACAGAGACGTCAAGTTCTTCCGGTTCGATTTGAAGAAACCATTTGAAACTATTCAGAATTGGGTTATCAGCTTCAGCAAGACTGACAAAATTGCCTATTAATGAAATGTCATAGTTATCAACGGCTGGTTTAAAGCATTGGATAGAATTTCTGTCAGCAGTATGTACTATCCTTGCTATGCTTATGCCTGATTCATAAATGTCATAAAGACCATTCGGCAATGGTTTCGACTGGAAATATCCATCATCATCAGACATAACAGAGCCCATCGTGATACTGCCAGACGGCGCCGCCTGTTTTATTATTATCTGAGAATTTCTCAGAACATTACCGGCACTATCAGTAACATGTCCCTCAATCGGTTTTGAGCGTAAATTAGAAGACATCAAAAACCCCCATACATTCAATATACAATATTTGTTGTAATCAATCAATCACTGGGAAGCACATTTAAAATAAGTAAGACCAAGTCTTCTCACTCGCTCAAGCGTAGTAATCTTACCCCAATCGAATGCCGCATCAAATACACCACTATCTTCCCATGGAAAATTTACCCAATCATCACCAGTTTCTATGCCACTCCCAAGGTATTGTATGTCACTGGTATCTTCGTCTATATAATTTACTGGATAATCATTGTTTTTACGCACCCTTATTCTAAAAAAGATTTTATTTTCATTACTGAGATATCTGTCGAAATCAGGAATCCCACCGGTACCTTCCTGAGATTTAATATCAATATATCTAGTAACTGATTCAATTAAGCTTTCCGGAGACGGTTTATTAGTTTTTAAAACAAAATTAGAATTCTTGCTTAGATATTTCTCAGGTTTATGTATTGACAATACGCCCCAGGTAGTAGGGATATTAGTTACATCAATAAGGGTATAATCCTTTACAAACAAATCACTTTGTGTTTCATCATATCGAACCCACACCTTAAAAGCACTAACCCCATCAATTTGTCCAGCCCATTTTGTATATATAATATGATAATTTTTTAGACCATAAAAGTCGGATAAAACTAAATTTGATTGCTCATTAATCAAATCAAATTTAGAAGGCTCTGTTGTTATTGTTGGATCAAATTCTGGAGGATAATATGGAAAAGAATCAATATCAGCGTAGCCCAGATAAAACGACCATACATCTTCGAATTCGTTTGTTATTGGAGCACTCGGGGTTTCACTATCATCAAAAATAAATAATTTATCCAAAATTAATTCACCAGCGACCTTTTCGGTATCAGAAGAAATTAATGATAATGGTCTCCAGTTTCCAAGCTTATCATTTCCAATATCAGAAGCAGAATCCCATACCTCAATAATAATATTAGATTGAGCATCTTGTGTGGTTAACGATGTATCCAAACCAGGTGTAGCTCTTTCGTCTCTCGTTTCTGATTCTGTTGATGTGGCAATCATGTGGGCAAATCCTGAAAAATATCCATAAAGCCATCTTTTAACATCAGGAATTGCACCATTTTTTATTTGGAATGATTGAAAATCTTCAAATAAAGTTGATATATCCATTTCGCAAACATAGGCTGGATTCTCTCTTCCAATAAATGATATATATTTATCTTTATCAAAATTCCATTGCCTATTGTCAGCCAGTGCAATTAACTTTAAATCGCTTGTAAAATATGGCAAATACTGTTCAATATCAAACTCAACACGAGTCTGAGTAACACTTACATCATATGTGCCGTATCTTTTGAATTCTTCAATTTGTGATTTAATAAGACTTAAAAAATTCCAATCGAGCTGTTCCCATATTAGGTGAGTGGGATATTTTATGACTTCGCTATGGTATTCAGACTTGTCAATATTTTCTAATGTAGATGTGTAATCATAATAATAATGAATAAATCCACCAATATCATTAAAAGCATCAGAAACTGCGACCTGTCGAAAAAGTTCATGGCGAGTAAAGGAATCATCACCATACGGAGCATGCCGATTGTTTGTTGAATCATATCTTTCATCAGAATCAACCTCAGACATTTCCCATGAACCGGCATTTATATAATCAGCCTTATAAAACACCTGGCTTGGTAAATATGGATGCTCATCATTATAATTCATCGCAAATCGTTCATAAGCAGAACCAGGGCAGAAAGGGAATTCGACATTATATATTACTTCATATTCACCATCGTGCACACGCTGTATCTTAAAATGTGGATTCCTTCCCAATATTTTAACATAACCATTCACACCAGGCAGCTTGATCATAGGCCTGAATTTTTCATACTGTTGTATTCGAGTAACAATAGATGTATCAGTTAAAATTTCAATATCAACATTTGGCAATGGTGGCGTTACTGTTGCATGGGCTGGGGTGTTAGTAAACCAATGATTGTTACAGTATATATGCAAATATTCATTATGGCCTGATTGAATTTCACCAGCCTGGTTAATAATAGTTTTACAGACAAATCCCATACCGGATACTTTCATTTCATCATCACTATACTTATCTGCTCGAGGACCAATAGCTGAAATATAAAACTTTCTATGCTGGCCAGTGCCAACCCTACCCTCAACTAGATCGTCAAGACAAAACTCCTGGCGATACAAAAGTGTCTCATTGTCTTCACCAAAATTGTCATATAGAAACGCCGGATCAGAATTAAACATGCCATAATTATCTCGAGGATTTTTTATAATAAGTGTATCAATTATGTCTGTGTTAACTTCTTCAAGTACGAGATACCGGTCAAGTTCCTTTATAAAAGTAAGAGGCGCTTTTATTTTTAAATACATCGACGGATCAGTGAGGAAACCATCCACACTTTCATGCTGTATCGAGTCTCTTTTATAATCAACAAAAGATATTTGTGCAACTTGGCCATTAGCAATAGGCTTCACAGTGAAATATGGTTCTGTCATTACAACTGCAGAATTGCGCCTATTTCGCTCTGTGTCTAAATCCAAGCCGATAAGAACATCATTTTCTGCAAAATCTTCTTTATGAATTACAAATCGAGTTCCGTCCCATTGAGTCATGTGTTTACAAATATTATATACTATTCTTGATTGGTCGTCAGGGTGACCAAGATGGTTTCCGGGATTTATTGCACAAACACCCATACGTGTTATTGGCTGACCGCCACTTCTTGAATTGCCCCAATCAACAATAGTTTTTCCAGGTTCGAGAACCCCATTTTGTGTAATTTCTGGATAGAATCGTATATAACCAGGAACTGGTGTTGGTGGCGGCCATGGTGGAGTTGCTGAATAATATTCGTAATACGGTGTAATAAAACTCCAGTCTTCAAGAAAACATTGAACAAAATTAATATATGGATAATACTTATTAGACCCAGCATTTAAATTTTTATGATTTATAATCCAATTATTAGTATCATTATGAAAATAATGATATTCAGGATTGTCAACTAAAACTTTATAATCAAAAAGTCTCTTAACTAAATTTGGCTGAGTATAAGGGTCTATAATGTCAGGTATATCGCTATCACCAAAATAATCAGCAAACATAGGTAATAGTGTTATGTCAAAGCCGTGTTCATTAACTATATAGTCTTTATATACACTTCTGTTTGGTGAAATCGATTTGGGGAGCGCCCACATGTATCTGTCAAAGTATTTATATCCCGGCTCCTCTTCATATTCCATATCAACTTTATAACCAGAAGTATAGAAAGCAGGTGCTCTATAATATTCGTGCTTGATATTAAAATTGACCCTATTCCAATGATAATCTGGATCTAGCGAACGCAAAGTTAAAGTGTAAAGTTCAGAAATATTTACATATTGAACAATATCATATTCAGAAAACTTTTGGCCAACTTTAAAATATTGTTTTGTTGACAGCTCTTCGTAATACTTGGGAAAAATCGAAAAATTGTAATCACTAAGAAATGGATAATGATTATGTAGCCTTTCAATATTACCATAACTTTGCTGAAAAATATCCCTTTCGCTATAAAAAGCAACATGCCCAATATGGGGATTAATCGATAAATTCCCAGAATGTTTCGAAAGAAAATCAGAAACCCACGAGTATTTATTTGACGCATAACCCTTTGCTACACCTGTTACTATCAAGCTGCTTATATCAGAAAATTCAGTTATAGCAGTGTGGTGGTATGTTGATCTTTGAGAATTTATTAATCTTATCATAATTATCTATTCATTATGGATAAACCGCCGGCCCTAACCTCGTTAACTACATTTCCTTTTCCAGATTTGCCTTTATTATAGGTTGGATTTATATATACAAAAAGTTTGCTATTAATTTCACTAAAGAAAAACACATACCTTCCGTCATCAAAAATACTATTTAACATATTGCCATAAAAATCATCGGTCTTTGATATTACAATAGATCTTTTTCCTTTATCATAATAAGCTTCATATTCTGCCAGTGGAATATCATTTTTATCAGTAGATATCTTAAATTCAGATTCTATGGTTTTCATTTTTATAATAACTTTTGCTTCCCTGACAAATTCTTCTCTATATTCAACATTCGTCACAAACTGATCCCACAAATCTTCGTAAATATCATCAGTAGAAACTGGAGTAAATCGATGTTCTGAATGGTCGATACGAAGCTTATCCTGAAAAACAGATTTGATCTGCTCTGATGCAAAATGAAGCTGATGAACTTCAAGCTCATATGGCCCGATATCAACAATTCCTGAAATATAGATACGACGATTCCCCACTATATCAACTGGTATATCTGTGGCAAACTGGTTGTCACCCTTATCTAAAACAGGGGACTCTTTCAATGGAAGAAACGTTTTTTCCATAACTTCTGATATATTGAACAATTGTTCGGTCAATTCAGCCTCAGTAAATAGTGGATCGGTATTTGGTAAAGATGCAATAACATTAGATACTGGATTTGTTATACTTAAATCGCCAACACCATAATTATAAGTCATGAGATTATAGACCATATCTCCTACTGGAGTATCAGTAGTAGCAAAATCTAAATCACCACTATCATAGGAAATTACAATGGAATTCTCGATAGCATTTCCATTGTTTCCGTTTTTTACAAGATGCAAATCAGCCACTAATTACCTCTTATTGTTACGGAGAAATTCTGGTTCTTATACCATCATCTTCATCAACATGAATAACTGTTAATGGTGTTGTGTTGTCACGTTTGAAAAAGGTTATATCCCCATCCGCCGGAACATTTTTTTCAAATTGGCCGTTAACCATTGCCATTAACAACTCATTGATATGCTCAACAGTCACACCATCAATCAACGTTAAAAGGTCAGGGATTTGATGTTGCGCATCTATGTGCCCATATGTTTCAATAATTAACGTTTCGTCTTTCCAAATTTTAGAAGCGGTTTGATCAACTGTTGGAACTCTAATACTTTTTCCAATCATTTCTGATGCCTCAAGAGTTATTCTATACCCTTGGTCAACATTAATAAATCCATTTACAGTTACCTTTTCTGCAGCACCGTCTATAGATATATTTGTGTCACCAGAAACATGCACTGCGGTAGTAATAATATCTATTCCTGTAGGATCCGATAGCGTAAAATCAATAGTTGTTGAGACTCCATATTTTCTAAATATTTTTTGTGGCATGATATACCCCTTTTATTATCCGTTTCTATATATGATTATCGAATGAGTAACACCAACTGTTGCGTCGGTAACATTATCAATTACACTGTCCATATTTACCTGTACAATGGAATTTATAAATTTAAGTGCTTTAGTTGCCGCGGTATTATTAATAAGATAATCTTGTGCGGCAGCATCATCACTATATACTTTCATGCCATCGTATGTCAAAAATTTCTGATCACTGGCATCATCAACAATAGGACCGACATATATATGAGAAGCAGGACCAAGATACGCTTCAAGCGGATAAGTCTTAATAAGAACTTCTCGCGGGTTTCTGTCTTGAAGTTCAAAAGTTCCCTGAAACACCTTTCCACCCTGTACATAAATAATAACATTGTCTGCAGTTGACTGTAAAGCAAGGAATGCATTTATATCATAATCTGGATCAGCACCTTCTATATCTGTGAATTGCCATCTCGGATCAACATGAGGAAGGTAGTCGCCTTCCGTCTCACGAAGATATAATGTCATTATCGGGAATTCCATCGATTCTGACCCAGCCCCATCAATTGCTACAGGTCCAGTAATTAAATCACCAGAACCTATTATATCAACCATTTCAAAAGCACCAATGTCATATTCATTCGGATCTCTTTCCCTGCCACCAATGTCATCGAAGAAGGGAAGGAGCCAATCAGTACTTAAATCAAGTGCATTATCTACAGCGAAGCCATCACTAACTTTGTGTAAATTAAAATTATTTGGTCTACCAATAAATCTTACATATTGATTTTTTATATTCCCAGTCCCGGGGAATAGCCATGATGATAAATCGCTGCTTATACAATTATATAACGCGAATCTTCCAAAATGATTTTCATAAGTTGATACATAATCTTGATACTTCGAATCTTGAGCAATATTGTTTCTTAATTCAATTGACAACCCCGCACCATACTCTTCATCAAATTTTTCAAGATAAAAAGCTCTTCTGCAATTCACAACCGTATTATTATTTATTCTGATTAGTATCGAAAAGAATGCACTATATTCAGCTATTACAACAATACCATCACGAACACAATCATATACGAGATTGTTGAATACAACATCTTCCGGATTAACAGATGGTTGGAGTACAATTCCATTCCCACCACAATCCTTTACCACATTGTATCCGACGTATGCATCACGACAATCAAATAAATTGATACCATCTTTAAACTGCTCATCGGCATTAAGAAGAATGCCTTCTATTTCAATATATGTAGTCTGAAAGAAATACATCGAAGCAATGCTATCTTCAAATATTTCCGGCTCAAATTTATAACCCTCATCATACAACCCATCATGTCTTTGTGAAGAATTGCATTCGGTAATTGTATCAGAAGGAGTTTTGATTCTTAAATTATGATGTTTATCACACCCAATATAGTCCACATTCAACGCTTGTTCAACCGACCTGCCACGACCCTCATTATAACAAATTAATTCAACACGAACCCCAACAGCCTGAAAAGAAGAAGAATTTAAATAAATAGAACTAATAAATCCAGAAGTGTCTAAAGCGCTCCACAATGTATTAAAAACTCTATAAATACTATAAACAGAACCGGATTTATCTGAAACGTTGTCACCAATATAATCAGCAACTAACCATTTCGACTCATCTATTTTCTCTATAATAAGACACCCATTTGAAAATGGACTTCCAATATCTACTACTTGACTGCCGATACCCATGCTTTGATTGGTTTGGGGTGTAGAAAAAGTTATATAACTTTTTCCAGCATTTTCTTCGATTACATATGTTACACTTCCGATTGACGGTTTTGTCTGATGGTCTATGCCGTTATCGCCAATAGCATAAACAACCCTTTTGGTTTGGTATTCCAATGCACCACGATCCCATTTTCTAAGACGTGGAACGCCACCACCATCAAAATCAAACGGATAATCAGGATTTCCAGTCAGCATTTTTGCAGACCATATTGCACTATCATCGGAAGTAAGTTCTAAATGATAATCGCGCTCTTCCGGCGTGCTGATCTTATCAACAAATGTGAGTATGAGACTATTTATATTTCTATTTTCGCCAGTAACCACAAGAGATGTGTCGCTTGCAATACAGAATTCAGCAGTATCACCATTATAAAAATCATTAGTTCCACCCCTTTGCCCAATATTATTAATTAACACATCAGTTGTTTCATTATGATAACAATACTCAACACAGTCATCAACAGTATTATTATAAAGAATATCTGTATTTGATGTTATAATTCCATTCTCTTCTTTATCGAAAGCAACATTGTTAACAATTATATTATTTGCGTTTCTCCCAACAAGCTTTGTACCACCAGGAAGAGGTTCAGATGCAACCCAAAGATCAATATAGCTGAACCCATGAGCCTTCGGTCCTTCTACTTCAATCCAATGGCTTCCTGACCATGAGGTGTATGTTCCAGGATGTTTAATCCATTTCTCGGTGCCTTCGCCATCCCCTTCGTTAAAATTATCAAGATAATAAAGAGAAGTAGTGCTGTCTTCGCCAGCATCATCCTCGTATAAACCATCAGAAGTTATCGTGCCACCTCGGACAAGGCGCATTTTATATTCACGATTGAATTTCCATGGGAAATTGAGCGTTGATCCACCAAAGCTGAGAACTCCATTTTCCCAATTACATTCTGCTTTTATTCCACCACCGTCTTCTAAAATAAAACGAAGTTTTTGACCAACAGAATCATCAGAACCCAATACCATTCCGAGTTCATAATCAAAATCACCTACCTTTAAAGTCCCAGGATCTGTTAAATTATCTTTAACACTAATCTGAGCCCATTCAGGTATTGCTACATATCCAATACCGGGAACATTTCTTAATTCCCAATTGCTATAAAAATTCGTATGCCATATATCAGTTCTGATTGAACCTTCAAAATGATCACCGGTAAAATCATCATGTCCCATATCAATCGGCTTGATACCATTAGGACCACTCATTAACATGTTATTAACTATTTTGCAATTTCTTGAATTATACAACCTTATCGAGTCTGTGTCATTAGCATTGTCTCCACTGACAAGAATACCATCAATCCAAACATGAGGTACATAAATGCTGAGGGCGTGATGGGTATCCGCCTGTATATTAATTCTTTGAGCCCCTGAATATGTGCTGCCATTATGAGCCTGAGAAACATTACATTGATTTCTAATATCTTTTGGAGCAAATAATCTTAAATAATTGCTTTCATTAGTATCGAAATATCTTAATGTGGTATATTCCTGGTCTACATTATGCTTATACATTGAAAGGTGCAGCCTATATCGCGCTGATCTTAAATGGAGAAATGGATTGTTGCTGTCACCAAGAAACTGCTGAATGCTTTCTGAATCAGTTTCATCAAAAATATAATGAGTAGAAACTGTGAACGCCTTATTGATTGCATTCAAATCAACAGGACCACTTGTATTAAGCGGGGCAATTCCAAATTTATCACGCACTTCCCACATTGTATCTGAAATCTTCTGATATAAATAACAAATTTTATTGCCAATATCATAATCAACTTTATCCCCAATGCCAATTTTTTGGTGATCTTGAGATTCTGAAAATGTCATTATGCCATTTAGTATTTCAAGATATGGGCTGGCGCCTTGTTTAAAATCAGTTGTGTCTCGAGAGGCTGAAAAATATAAGTCAATAGTTTCAAGGTCTATCATTGAGTCCGCTCCGATAGACCACTCATCATTATTCATTGACTCATTATCAATATCACGGTAAAATGAATAGTCAGTATATGCACTTGTGTCAAGTTTGAATTGGAAAAGAAAACCTCTTTTTGTACCACGATTAAGCGCATGCCAATCACCTCTATGAAGATGAAAATCTTTACCTGGTTTGTCAACAAAATTTAATGTTGCATTTGATATACAGCCATCATCACTTCCAGCAGAACCATCACTACTTACACAAGCGCGTATTTTTCCAAATCCACCAAAACATATCGCTGTTTGGTCTTGACAAATATTGTTTACACTTTCATCTAAAGCGTTCTCCACCAAAATACCATTAACAGATGTGCCAACAGCAGTATTGTTAATTACACTACCACCATCAGTTGAGATATTAGTCTGTATTTGATCATAAAGAATATTACCATATACCCGGTTTCCGCGTCCCTCAGTTCCTAAAATTTCGATACCGATGTTACCATTTTTGATCACATTCTTACTAATTATGATACCATCTCTATTGGAGTTGGTACCTATGCCGACTCCTAACGTATTGTGTGGCTCTACAGAAAGACCTTCGATTACAACATGATTTGTATTAACAATATTGATGACTATCCCCGAAAAGCCATTTGGAGCCTGTGTCGATCTAATACGATACCCATCCCACACACCAGTATTTCTCTGCTGCGACATGCATTGAGTTCGAATATCCCAAGGCGTTTGTACATATATTCTGTAAAATGGACTTGTGTCCCAATCGTTTATTACAACCTCATCGACATCATCTATGGTATCATTATCATCGCAACACCATACACATAAATCAACAGCATCAGAAACAATATCTTTGTTATTTATATCAGGGAACTCGGCAGTAATGTCTGTATTAAAGGCGTCTTCAAGACTATTTGACACTCGAGTAAAATCTGTTACATCTTTGGTGGCAAGGCTTATTATCTGATTTCCACTCCCATCAACCACACACCACCTGTGCTGAGCACCTTTCTCAGCAAGATAGCAATATTCAGGACCTCCATCATCATATTGAATTCTGTCACCAATACCAATGTCAGCACCTATATCATTGTTCTCATTAAATTGAGCTATCCCATTTTCAATAGTTATTTCTCGACCACTTGGAAACTCATCAAGATTTCCACCTTCAGCCCCAACTGAACAATGAATAGATTTCTTCCGAAATTTCCATGTATTTGCACCAATAGCCCATCGAGGATATGTTGCATATTTAATCCCAACATTATCATGCTCTATCTGAAAATTTTCATCGGCAACAAGATTTATACCTTCCATTCTCTCTAAATCATATAATGATATACGATAATCTTCTGCAAAAGGATTAACAAATATAGAAATAAGAGTATCACTATTACCTGATCCATAAAAGTTATATATTGATTGGTCATCAGACCAATTGTTTTCGGCAAGTATTGTAATGGGAAACACATGAGTAGAATAATAATTCTGAAAATCACATTCAGAAATGGCATTATTCCTAAGAACCGCAACATTTGTCATCCAGTCCTGGGTAGCCAGCGTTTCTATATAAATGCCGCGTTGACATTTTGATATTGTATTATTATAAATATAATGGCTAATACCTAAACCGTCTTCATGATACTCAAGCAAGGTTACGGCGTCTTCCATTCGTGTTTCTGATAATGAATTTACCGGATTTGTTCCATCAGCTGCCAATGTGGCCCATGGTGTACCAAATATATTTCCACTTGTCAGGATATCATCAAAAGTTGAACCAGGATCAACAGTAATAACAATTCGCCCGGGATACCAATCTATTTCATTTTCAACGCCGAAAGTTACAGTAACAGTATATTTTTTAAAAATATGAGAATGTCCGAATATTGATGTTATGATAAAACCATTATCAGCAGGAGTTCCAAATTTTGCTTCATAATAAGTTTCGAATGCTGCACCATGTTGAATTTCTATTCCACTTCCACCACACTGGTAAATAATATTTTTTGCTATCAGGTTTTCATTCGACTTTTCCTTACCGGTTACCGTAATTCCATTACCTTTACAATCCTTTACAATGTTGTCTTCAACAATAATGTTTTTAGCACCGTCGATCAAAACGCCATCAATAGAAGAAGAGAGTTGAACCCCTTTGACAGTGCAGAAGTCAGCCCCGCTATTAAAAATTATACCGTAGCCACCCCGGTCACCGTATATTTCATGAGGTTGGTTTGCAGGGAAATCTGTTGTGCTCGAAATATAAGAAAGCTCTCCCCATTTGCCATTGTGTTTTCGATTCTGATTTGACTCGAGATAATCGGCGTTTGAAAGGTCTGGAGCAAATATATCAACATGCCTATGCCTATCACAAGTATAATCATCAACTTTAGATGTCCTGGATGAAACGCCGGCCACACAGGCCACTTTAACGTTTATATCAGTTGCTGCTAAATTAATTGACCCTAATCGATTAAAGATGTGAGTTACTTCTGCAGAATCAGTTATCAGATCATACAGATTTGTTGTATGGTGTTTTATGGTTATTATAGTAACTGGACCTGCAGCATCAGAAGCCGGAGTTCCGTCAAAATCAGTTACTTCCCATTTGGTATTAGATATCTTCCGCTTAAGAAGATGACTGGTACCAGCATCGGTAACTACACATCCTGCACTTAATAGTTCATGCGTCTGCGCGGCGCTGAATGTCATAATTGCGTCAGCAATTGAGTAATTAGCTGCTACTTTTATGTCAGTGTCTGGACCAACACTGAATGTTACTTCTGGCGTTTTATGAAAAGCGCCAATGCACCAGGTACTATCAATCTCTTCGCCATCAATGTCTTTGACAAACCCGTATTTTGAATTTGTTGATAAATCAAGACCAGCACCACCAGTGTAGGCTACTGTGTCGCTTATATGAGGGCGGTAATCATAATTCACCTTATCTTCAAATTTAAGGGAAGTGCTTGGGTGGCAATTAACCCCACCAGCACATGAAGCGTCACTCGTAATACAGTTACTCACATTAGAAAGCCCTACGCTATTATCTTCAATATCAGTTCCACAATCCTGAACAATATTATTGGCTATCTCAGTAAGGTTGTTTCCGCTATATTCGATACCGGCAATCGAGCAATTTACGACATCATTATCAAAACAGGCGCCACCTATTGTTGACGATGGGTTAAGGATAATTCCTTTGCTACAGTCTCTTACGATATTGTTGGCGATTGTATATTCTTCCGGAGCTGTGGCAATGACCTCGATACCATTAGTAGATTTAAACACCACATTATTAATCACCTGACACCGCTCGTTGTTACTGTCAATCCTGATTGCATATCCGGGGCTATAACCATTATCCCCAACGCCCAACCCGTCAATAATTACCCTGCTGCCAGCCATATTAATAACATTTGAAGATGATGCTACTCGATAACCCCCAAGGTCGGCCCTCCCCCTAATGTGTTTTTGACTTTTATTGCATTCAATGGAAATATTTCGTGGTGTATATATTTTCACTCTGTATTTGTCGTCAACAACCCATAAATTTGAAATAGAAAGTGTATTCGCACCCATATCATCATACATCTCATAACATGCTATTCGAAGCATCGCTCTTTTAGAAATCAAATCGTGTTGATTACCCATAAGAGCATAAGCACCAGACGTATCACCATTAATTGCTGCACGAACATCGTTGAATGTTTTGTCAATAGTAGTTACCGGCAGAGGTGTCGTTTTATCGTCCGGAAAATCCCCAAAAGCATCATGCACCTTCCACTGTCTGGTGTCTATTTTTTCATTAAGATATATATAGAACGGGGATCCATCATCTAACTCAACCTTATCGCCTACGCCAATATATGGATTTATCTGTGGAACAGAAAAGGTAAGCACGCCATTTTGGATAACAGCCGTTGGCATTGCGCCCGATATAGTTTTGGTCACATATTCATCGGCGCTCGCAGCAGCTGTGCCAACTGAAAACGTGATTGTTGAGGCTTTTAACTCTATAAACTGATCAAATAAATCCTTTTTTGGACCAAAGTCCCAAAGCCCATTTACTTCATAAGTAGATTCATTATCATAATGTAAAGAAATCTGGTTAGCTGAAAGAGCTCCTGCTATCAAACGAAACTCATCTAAAATCCCTTCAGGGGCTGCTGTTAGGGGCTCGGGTGGAAAGCCAACTGGAATGTTCATCAACGCAAAAGTCGTCGCTGATAAATCTGGTGTAGATGCTGGCTGTGCTTCTCCGGTAAACGTCAGTGTTTCCGCCAGACCGTTTGTATACACCTTGGTTTTATCAGCATCCGATACACCGTCTCCATCATATACACACACAACATTTTTTAAGGTTGTATTTAATGATGTTGTATAATACGAACTGGAAGTACCTGCATTTTTTATAACAAAGTAAGTTTTTCCATCAGTAAATGAAAAAAAGCGTAATTGATTAGAACCATTGATATATTTTGCCCATAAATCGACATGCTCGTTCACTATTTCATACGTAGCCCATAACATTGTTGTAAATTTCGTAACAGAATTAAGTTCTGTGACATTTCCCCAATCCGAAATAGAATTAGTACCATTTCCTTTTGGCGCCTTTAAAATTTTTCCGTTTTGAGCATAAGTAATGTCCGCATCAGTGGCAGTATAATTCCCACTCGCATCTGTTAAGTCGGCCTCTGTTTCTTCTCCATGAGCAACTAAGGCATAATCAATACTTCCACCATAACAATCAGACCATACTAAAGTAGATGCTTTGGTTCTTGCCGCGGTGTCACCACCATATTGTAAAGCTATTACAAAATTACTTGATGCCAAAACAGAGGGAACTTGAATTACGGCAGTTATAGTTTCACCAGCTTTATTAAACGATATAAGCTCCATTGGTATTTCGATACCTTCAATAGTAGTTGGTATTATATCAGAACCATTGGCATTTTTTACATTTGTAAAGAAACCACTATCATCGTTTATATGGTGTTCGTTTATGTAAAGTGGTATAAATGTATCATTATTTGCCACCATTTGTTCTCTGACACCAAGAAGTTTTGCATATTTTGAATCACTAAATTTAGTTACACTAGCTGGCGGTGGAACTAAATTAGCTGGGTCTGTGAGAGTTATTGTATCGTCTTCATTGTCAACACCACGTATTCCATCATTCCACTTACCTGCATTGTAGTTAGCTAAGATACGAGCATCTGAAATAGCGTCGTCGTATATATTTACTTGGTACATCCCACCACCATAAAAATTTTGTGCCACCGCTCCCCTTTTGGCACTTCCGATATTTGCACCACCTAAAAAAGTTTTACTCCCTAAATTATAGGTATCTTGAGCATCATACCCAGAAACCTCAACGCCATTAATAAAAAGTTGTAGTGTTGCACCGTCCTTGCGGGCAGCTATGTGCCATAAACCTGGTACATTTATTCGTTGTGTACTAATTGCTTCTTTAATTGTACCCCCAACGCAATATCTTATCCAAATTTTATCATTGCCAACACCATGTAAAAATTCAATAAAATTATTTCCGTCATCACCCTCACTGTAAAATGTTCCTGCCCCACCACCACTGATATAATCTAACCAGACCTCTACAGTAAATTTACTAGCATCTGTTATAGGTATGTTTTTATCTTCTGCAATGCGGTCATCAACTTTATCAAATTTTATCTTTCCATCCGCATACCCATATCCACTTAACATATTTGTCAAGATTCCCGTTATCTTACTTCCGGCACTCCCACCTTGATAAACAGGAAACGTACCACTATTAAATGGTACGGGGTTATCACCGAGCTTTAATGCATTTGGAGCAATTGACATAACAAGATTAGCAGTATCCCAATTTCTTATTGAAGGCATTATTCAGCCCTCTGTTTCATTATATTTTTGATCATATAGTCTCGTGTATAAAGTCTTTCATCAGCAAGGTACATTGAGTCATAAGGAATAATGTCCTCACCAGTACCTGGGTGAAATACGCCCTCCGTATCAGTAAACCCATTATCTTTTTCAATACCAAATACCTGTTTAGCAAATGTCTTAAACTCTGGGTAGTAGGCTTTTACTATTTCTCTATCCACTTCGAAAATATCATTGTCGAACTTATCCTTGGCCGGTATCGCTGAGAAAGTGCAGTTCAGTTCTTTGCCCAGCAAAGTAATCTTGGACGTTTTTCGATCAATAAAATCATCAATGCTTTTATTTATTATGTTCATAATTAGTTGATTATGGACCAGCGTAATATGCTTCTATAGCACCCCTATGAGTCACACGGCTCGGATCAGTTGCATAAGTTGTTCCAACACCCCCTTCATACGCTGGGGCTGCAAATCTTCTGTATGCCTCGTCTCCATGGTGACCATCCGCGTACCAAAAAAACCATGCCTGGCCACCATCTATTACTATTTCGTATGACATTCTCATCAATATTGCATCAAGAGATTCATTATCTACAGCAAATTCAGTAATCTGAAATGATTTTAGATCCTCAGATTCAGCAGTGTTTGCATAAATTGTGCCGACATACTTATGCCGATCATCCAAAACACCCTCTACATCATCAATGTCAAGTAGCCAATATCCAGAATCAGAATCATATAGCATTGTAAGACCTTCAACTACTATTGGCGCATTGCTTATTAAATCCCACAGTTTCATATCAACCAAGAGTGTTGTTACCGGAAGTGTATGTATTGGTATTTGCGTACCATCTTCAATAACGTCATTACCTATAAAGGCCATAACGCTATCTTCATCAAGATTTATTACTTGAGCATGTTTCATAAAATCTCCTTATGTAGCTTTAAAAATATTAAAAGTAAAAGCAATTGGTTGCTGTATGCCCTTAAGTGATGCTCCATTTACAAATCCATCATCATGAATCCTAGAACCATCAAAAACTAGACACTCAAACACATCGCTAAGCGCCATTAATCGTATCTCACCTGGTAATAATAATGGAGAAGCCGCTCCATTTAAAAAATTACAAGCAGCGACCGTTGGAGAATCTGTGTTTAAAGAAGTCGGTCTGGCGTTAGGGTAAAACGCATATTCAAGATCAGTAGAATTTGAGTTACCAGTTCCGTCTGAAATCCAACACTGTATTGTTCTTCCAAGTCTTTCTGCCCCGCCATAAACATCAAAAGGGACGCTGACATAACTATTACTTACATTCAATTTGAATCCAGATCTAACTGACCTGTAAGCCGAACAATACATAGTGATATCTTCAAACAGGTCGATTTTACTTGTTGTATCAGTATGTACTCTTCCAAGCGTTCGGTATTGTGTATATCCCGAATCTGATAATAAGTTAGCAGCACTTGCAGAGGTATCAAAACCGACGTCGGCCGAACTGCCATTCCATATAACAAATACCCAATAATCCGTTGACGGTTGTACAGTAAGCGGTGACGGCATTCCGCCATTATCTGTTCCAGCAGCCCAGGCCAAATCAATTCTTTTAGTCATATTTGATGCCAGCGTTATTCTATCAGCTTTCGAACTATTTAAGCATGTACCTTCTTCTACTACTATCCTTGTTGCAGTTGCCGTTTGGGGAGGATAAAGCCAATCTAAATGAAGACCGTGTATATCACCATGCATTGTACTTACTAATATTAATCCCGTGCCATCCTCAATTACCTTATCACCTGTAACAGTGCCACCATCGATGTCACCAGTCGCAGTAATGTCAGAACCATCAATAGTCCCAAAAACAACACTAGACCCAATGGAAACGAGCTGATCCATCTCTGAAAGATGGTACCAATCGCTAGTTGTAATTAGATCATTTATGTTTGCAATCTGTGACATTTGCCAGCCTGTGATATTATCAGCTGCTTCCTGAAGCGAATCAACCAGAAGCGGACCAATGCCACCAGCAAGAGTATTTGTTGCAAGATAATCTATCAATTGAGTATAATACGTAATAGGGGCCCATGACGCAAGGTGGTCAAGAAAGTAAAAATTGTCAGCGTATGCATTTGTAAAATTTGCCATTATGGAATCTAAAATATTAAGATATGACGATCCATGAACTTCAAATTTATACCAAGACTGCTTGGGTGTTGTAGCGCCAATGATCAATTTTGGTAAATGATAACTGTAATTAGATTGGTTGGCTGTTAATTGAACAATTGGACCAGTTGTATCATTAAGATATAAAGTTCCATATTGTGTTGCTGTTGGAATTAATTGAGCAGCATAGCCGCTAAAATCGCTGGCCCATACGCCAATGCTTCCACCCAAAACAACAGAAGAATCAACCAACGCTATCCTGTCAGTTATACCTATTGTAAATGCACTCCCATCTATCGATCCGGTGCCGCCGGCGCCAGCATCGTGAGGAACTGCAAAATGGTCAGTATAAAGACCATCAACCCAATCTATCTCACCACCAAATATTTTATCACCAGATATCGACTTATCAAGAATGTCTCTCACAACAAAAGTATTCATATAAATACCCCTACGTTTGACCTTGTAATAATATAAGTGTCAAATTGTTTAGTGTAACAACGCCGGTTTCGCTCCAATCCCTTCTGTTAAATCTTATATCAGAATTGGAGTTCAATGCGCCAACACTTCCTGTTAAAATGCCAACAACCGGACCGCCTCCAGGTGGCTCTTCGCCATCGATTGAAAATTCTTCAACTCTACCGCTTTGTATCACAGTCGCTTTTAAAGATGTTGTATCATCAAAAGCTTTAAATACGTATTTCGCATCACCAGCAATATCTATTAATTCTTTAAATTGCATTTCAGCAAGTACAGTAGCACCTTCTTTAAATACTATTACCATAGAACCAGCCTCAATAGCCGTTTTAATAACATCAAGCTGCTCTTGTCTTACTGATAATATTACCTGCATGTTGAAATCCTTTATTAACTTTAATATACTATAAGAGGCTCGCGCACGCACTCGGAAAATATTTACCGAAAGTCGCATCGGGAACAATATATGTAATTTCTAAAATATCAGATTCAAGATTTATTCCATTGTATCTTCTAAAATGATCAAAATGTGCCCAGCCCGGGAAAATAGTTTTATCTGCCACTGATACATTCCGCGCAACAATTTCATACTTATTTAAAATATCCCCTGCGTCATAAATGGTATCGATTGGCGAATCAAGATACGCTTTAAAGTACTTTTGTGTAGCAAGATATAAATAGAGAAATTTGTGAGTGGGCCATGAAAAATGGGCAAATCCAGCCCTCACGCTCTCTGTAGTTTCTCCTATAAAATCATTGTAAACAGTATCATCTGCATCGTTTCTTTCATAAACAGTAAGCCTAACTGTCCCACCGGCCTCATCAGCCTGGGTTACATGGTATATTCCATTGTAATTCCACCCAAGCTTCTCAGTTCCATATATAAGTATTTCAGGATATCGCTCCCCTTCTGAAAGCGTCTGCACAACATCGATTGCATGTTGAATAGCCCCTGCCCCCTCCGGAATATATACATCAATATACCCCGGTGTGGATGTTGAAATATTTTCAGCATAAAAATTCTTAACAAAGAATCGATTATTGAGTTTAACATAAAGTATATCATTTATACCTATTGACGAAGCGTCTTCAAGAGTTATAATTCCATTTGGCCTGTCAACAACTATTGATATTTTTATTTCTGTTTTTCCTTCAACAAGAAACCTTCCACCTGACTGAATAAATGGATGAAGCTCTTCGTTTTCAGGCAATTCCAAAGTAACATCATTACCAGCAAGGCCTATTACTTTGTATCCATATGATTCATATAGACCAAGAACATCAGCCCTTTCCGGAGATACGGGCAGGCCGTAATAAACATTCAAAGCTCTTTCATAATCTTCTCTGTTGCTGGAATTTTGTAATGACTTCATAAGAGAGTTAATTCCGGCTTTTCCAGATATGTTTTTGTAATTATAGTCCTGCCATCTTGGAGTATTCACGACTGTACCATATATTTCAAAAAGCATATGTTCAATAGCATGCGCTTCCGGACAGTATAAATAGGTATCAGGGATGGCCTGCCCATTAGCAAATATATCGTTAAAAAATTCTACAGTATTGTTGTAAAATCGATAATCCTGGTCAACATAAAAAGGTACCCCCAACCGCTCATCAATAAAATTCTGAAGAGATGGAAGCATGTCTATATGGCTTAATACATCATATGTTCTTCCAGTAGTAAAATAGATTGTAAATGACTTTTCATCTATATATGATAAATCCCCCTCAATCTCTATCATATAATTAAATGCCGAAAATGAATCAACCCACTCGCCAAGCGCAGAATCCCCAACATCACCATCGGATGATGAATATCCTTCAAACCATTCCCATTTCTTTCCTTCTGGTGGATAATATCTACCTTCACCCTCTTCTCTGTAAATATAATTTGGAAGATCTTTAAATTTAATAGCATCATCAGGCATTGTGCCCGATTCTGATGTAATTGGAAAATCAGTTGTTCCTTTTGGAGACCTGTTCGTAACAACAGCCCATGCAGCAGGACCCGCATTCACTATGACAAGTATTTGGTCGATAGTTTCTGCCGCAGTCCTGTCGACTTTGATATGAATGCTGTCAGCAGTCCATGTTACACTGGTTCCACTCCCATCGTCTGCTGTAACAAGAACGTCATATTCAGACACATCTTCAGTATGATCTTTTGCCTTTATTCCTATTCTACCCACATCAGGGTTTTCTTCGAAATTAATATCTTCAGTAATTTCAGCAAATGCCGATCTATCTGTTTTTTCTTCTGAAGAAAAAAGATTGTGTACTTTAAAATACCTGTCTGAAACGCCTTCTTTTTTTATCTTTACAACAACGTAATTGTTGAGGCCAGCATTGCGAACTCTGTAATAATCAATTGCCGAAATCTGGAACATGTCACGATACACCGGATTACTATTTACATCGTAAGTTGGTTCGAAAAGTTTTACTTCAATAGGTTTGATGGTATAATTTGGTGATTTTATAGATGGATCAAGGCCTATTGGCTTTGAATGCAATGGTCCTATTAGAATATCATAATAATCTTCGAGTACACACGTTCTTGCATTCTCTGGAGCAGTCGCCTCGAACAGTCGCTGAGCCCTTTTAATCAAATCATTACCAGCTTGGCATAATCCATGCCAGAATTCTTCAAAGGACTCCCTGTCAGTAGTATCAAGATAGTTCCAAAATGTAGAAAGGTAATCCCAAAATACCCGCCTTGGCGTCTCCGGCTCTTCACACAAAATGACTGGTTGGCGAGGTGCTACTACAGGATTTGGCACTGGTATGAAAAAGTAAAAAGCACCTACGCCATATCTTGAGGCGCCGCCTATTCCAGTCGAATACCCATTTGCTGATTGGTATGACGATCCACGACTTGGATTTACAAACCCAAAATCATCATATACAAAATTGAATTTATTGTATTCAGTAGCATAAAAAGGTTCCGGAACATTATCTGGAGCCTCTGCCTCAAATGTACTGTTTACTACAGTGGCATTATCGAGATCAGACGCAGGCCTATTCGTTTCGAGATTATTAATTACAATTGTCACAATTATGCCGCATCAATTAAAAGGTTTGCTTTGATTGAACCATCATCCAAATATAAAAGATTTCCAGTTACCGAACCGAAATCAACTTCGTTGGCCCAAATAGAATAGCCATAATATTTACTAGCACAATTGGCATTCGCCGCCAGGTCTACATTCCCATCCCGGCAATATATCATACAATTTTTCATAGATATAACCGGGCCCGCTCCACTATATGCAATATCAGTCATTTTAATGGTGGCAAGGCCTGGGTTGTTTTGTAACAACCCAAAACCCTCCACCACCAAATTATTAATATAATTATCAGATTCATTCTTAATGAATGTTATCGAACTCGAATCAAGGTCACGAGTTTCTATAAACCAGACACCATGCTGAGTCAAGCTCCATGGTCTGATCGTAACTAATCCTTCTATGGTATTGTTTATATTAATGAGGTGCGTTCTGCTAATTAATTTAGCTACGCCTTTTACGTTTAATATATCACCGAATGTCGGTGCTAAATTACACGGAGTTCCGTCAGCAGGATCGAAATAATTAACGAACTGCTCACAATTGCACGGATCGCTCGCCGATCCTATGCCTATTGCTACTCGATCAAAATCGAAATAGTAATCGCCCGGTGTAAACGGGCCGTCTTCGTCCTTGTAATAAGGGGATTGGCCGTAGTCATAATTATTTCCGAATTGGGCCATGCATTTATCCTACATTTTATTATTTCGTGGCTTCTTTTTTTCTATTTTCTTCAATAAAGTCCCAAAAGATTTCTTCACGTAACCCATTCCAATCTGTTGGTACCTTACTACGTTTTATTGGCTTAATTTCTGCAAGCCTTTCTTCAATTGACTTCTCTTTGTTGTTGTGTTTAACGTCAGCGTTTCCAAGACTTTTTATTGCTTCGTTCAAGCTTTTTAACTTTGCATCAAATTCAGGCTGCTCACCCCTGACAAGGCCAACATATTGTTCTTCGGTGATAATAAGCCCTCCATCTTCATCCCTGCTATAACGGCGTGCTATAACCGCCTTTCCTTTGTCATCTTTTTTGCAGTATTCAACTCTAAGGATTGCTATCTTTTCCTGAAGCCTTTCGAGTTCTTCGCTATAGTTGTCTATTATAGGCCTGATGACTTTTTTGATCTCAATCATCATATGATTGAATTCCCAGAGTGTTTTTTTAATACCCTGGAGAACACAAATCTCGTTGTAAAGCCGTACAGCTTTAGTCGTATGCACTAAACCCCCTTCTATTTATTAAATATTAGCTTTTGAGCATCAGCTTAAGGCGCTTCATTACTGAATAACCAACAAGCCGTGAAACCTTATCAACATGAACAACTTCGAGATTTATATTCATTGCTTCATTAACAAGGGTGTCAAGCTCTTTAATTACTTTTTCATGAACCTTTTCTAACTCAGCATATGCGTCGTTATATTCCTCTTCCATGTCAGGAGCATTCGCAAAGTCAGGAACAGCAAACGTTAATAGTCCGAAAACAATCTTATAGCGTACGATTAAATCTTCCGTCTCGCCATCTTTGCCATCTTCTTTCAATTGGCTCTGTTTGTATTTCTGGTACAATTCCTTATACTCGTCAACGAGCGCCTGAGATTTTTTGCTCACTATATCATGGACCTTTTTAACAATCGGTTGAAGAGCCTCATCATTCATCAGAAGGGCAAATTTAAAACCGGCATCGAATTCCTCCTTCTCGTCAATCTGGATAGCGAAATTAATCGCTGTTTTAAGCTCAATAATATCGAGCTTCTTTACATTTTTCTTTAACATATGAGCCACCCTTTTTTTTGTTAATTAAAAATTATTGTGGTGCTTCACCGTAAATCTTTCCAGTCGTTCCATCACACCTTAAAAACATATCGCTACTATTATGTTCGTCCTCACCAACCTTTATAGCGTCTCGCTGGCAAAAAATATCTCCTGTCCCCCCATCAATATGAATTTCTTCACCGGCACCAAAATGAGTTTCTTGAAGAATATTAATTGTTGAACTTGACATACTCAGAATATCTACACTATCCAGTGATATAATCATAACCGATGAAGATGCAGGAGCATCCGCGACAAGTATTTTAGCAAACTCAACCCATGATGAGCTCTGCCTTCCTTCCCATATTATGGCGCCTATATCATCATTACCAGTAGATATATCACCTCCATCTCTTGATTTGCGTATAAAAATTTCATAACCAGTAGCATCATCCCTGTCATTGAATAAATACATATCACTTTTTTCAAGTCTCATTTGTTCTTCTGATGCCCCATCATCAAAAAGTGATATGGCATAACTGCCAGATTCAGCACCATCAGTAGGGCTATTAATCTTACATGTAAATTCTCCATAATGTATCACCTCAGGAGTTCCAGCATCGTTCCTACTCGTTCCATAAATTGTAAATATATCATCATTTGCCACTCCTGCTAATTCTGCGCCACTAAAAAGTCCACCTACATGTCTTACATGAGTCAAGGATAAATTCATACCACTTGTATCATTTGACAATCTTTCATGAGTTGCGCCGTTAGCATAATTTAAAAACAATCCTTGTTGACATCTAATAACTTCTTCCCAGACAATAGGATCTCCAGTATCTACTGTAGCTTCAGATATATACCATCCCCATGACTGAGCTCCTAAAATCATTTTTCCTGGAACGGTACCATCTACAGTTGCTTCCCATCTATCATCAGTTGCATCATATATTCCTGCATAATTAACTAATCCACATTCCATTCCTATTTTACTTTGGTACAAACTAGATTTAAAAGGATTAGCTCCGGGGTCTCCTATTGAGAGCGATACCCAGTCAGAATGCCAATCACCAGGTTCATAATGAATTCCTATATTACCTTTTGCTCCATCTACATAAAAAGCTTTTGATATCCCAAGAGCACGAACAGTAAAATTATGATCTTTAGATGTAAAATTAGCAATAGTACCCAAAGCAGCATCAACTATAAAAGTATTAGCGTTTACCCAAGGAACTTCATCCCCCGCCGTTCCTCCCATTATTGCTGCAAAATTAACACTTGAGGCTTTTTCTTCGAACCGAAGTGCATAGTTACCTGTTGTTTTATAATTCCATCTACTATCAGCTTGACTATAAAAAGCATTTGAAACTAAACCAAATTGTGAGCCAGCCTCATATAATGCACCTCCGTAAGCTCCTCCACTTTTTTCAAATTCAATGACCCTGAAATTAGAAATCCAATCACTATTAGGAACTGTTCTTATTCCTATATTACCCGATGCTCCATCTACTACAAAAGAATTGAAATCGGCTATTGACGCAATAATAAAATTAAAATCTAACTGATTGAAATTAAAAACTATTCCTTGTCCTTTTAAAGTTGAGAAATAAATTCTGTTAGCTATACTGTCCCAATCAACTTCATCACCTGCATTCGTTGGTGCCAGTGCTACTTCCCACTGCCATGAATTTGCAAGGGAACGATGCCTGAGGACAGATTTGCCTCCTCCCCCATCTATAGTAGAATTCCATCTACTATCAGTTTCAGAATAATAAGCATTTTGTACAAATCCATATTCCGTATTAACATGGTACTGGGCTGCTGTATAAATATCTTCTCCTGAAACATAATCTGGAAATTGAATTACATGATATGTAGTTCCTGTAGTTTGCCAATCTGCATTAGGAATATTCCTCCATCCCCAATTTCCTGTTGCACCATCTACATGAAAAGCATTAATGATCCCATCAGCATGTACACTAAAATCATAATCCTTCTGAAAGAAGTTCACCACAGTACCAATACTCGACCCCGTATCTACTGTGAAATAATTTGATTCACTCCAAGCTACAACATCACCCGCAGAATGAGTAGACTGGTATGCTTGCAAATTAATTCCTGAAGCAAGAATGCTGATTTTATGGGCAAAAGGACCGGTAGTCAACCATTCCCATTGATCATCAGTTGCATCATAAATAATATTATTTACCATTCCAAATTCATTAAACATCTGATAAATTGCAGCATCACAATCAGTCACTGTGGAATCAAACTGAATAACATTCTGAACCTTAGAATGCCAATCTCCTGGTGGAGCTTTAATACCAATATGCCCAGTACCCAAATCTATCACAAGAATATCATCCACATTTTTTTGCAAATAATCTTCTGTAGCCTGATCATCAAGTAGAGAGCTGAACTTTGCTATTCCGCCACCAACTTGAAATGCGATCATTTTATCATCAGCATCACCATCGTTATCAGCAAGTATTATCGCAGCAGCCTCTTCATCACCGGAGCCACCAGGAATTTGCCAGCCTTCAATTACAAGAATAGAACTCTGGTCATTAACCGATTTGATATGCGCACCAAGCTTATTCGCATCGATATCTCCTGATGTCGTACCGATATTTTGAAATGGTTCTACTGTTCCTATTCCAAGGATATCGTTTACATTGGTAGGGTGTATATAGCCATTTCCGGAATCACGGGTCCACCATCCGCCACCGACCGCATCATCAACATATCCTTGACTTACCAATTTATCATTATTGGCAGTACCAAGAACTACAGAAGTCATCCCATCAAGCAACCCAAGTTCTGCAACTGTTATTTGCACGCTCTCAACAATAGCTCCACCCGAACTAACAATAACCCGATCATTATTCAGCGCAGTACCACTATTCGTTCCACCATAACCAATAGGGATTTGTTGAACAGTTTCAAGAGCACCGGTTGCAAGATTTGTTACGACTCCAGCAACGGTAAGGTTCAATATCTTAGTATCGCCAGCGGCCCCAATCTCTACCCCAGCGACTCCGACAGAACTGTACAGCTTGTTGTGTTTGTGTCCACCAGCCTCTTTTAAACCGGTAAGCGTATCACCGACTAGTGTATTAATAATGTCAACCAATGCCAGCGTTTCACGCGGAGCCCATGGCTTTGGCGTTTCGTCATCATTCAGGTCAAAATCTTTATACATAAAACTCATACCCAACTCCTTGCTGATTTATAACTTCTGCACGTTTAGGCTTACAATCCTAAAAAAACCGATTGGCCTTATTGGGAGCTTATCGGTAAAGGTTCCCGTTTCTTGCTCCCACTCATCGTTCCATTTAGTATACGATATCTCGACAGGTTCCTTGATATTGTTAACCAGCTCCTCATTATAGAGATAGCTGATAAAATTCCGTATAGAAAACACCCCATCAATATTATCATCAACATATTTTCTTATTTCCGTTATCAATTGATCATCGTTGATATCTCCGGTATAAAAAATTGTAAAATCAAGATCGCATGGCATTTTGTGTTTAATGAGAAAGTCGCCATAAATTTTTTGATATATAGAGCTTTCAAAAAAGTCCTGAATACGTTCAATTTCCGGATACGTTCTATATTCGACTGTTATTGTATCAGCATCAGATTCATTCAAAGTTATATGCTTCTTTTCTTTTGAGGAATTAAGCAATAAAACGTCTGAGTCAATCATAGAATATTCAGTTTCTGCAAGAGTTTCAGTGTCACTAACAGTGGTACCTATAGTTACAGACACCATCTCAACCACAGGCATTTTACATTTATTCTCGAGACTCATTTCAAAATAAGTATCATTAGGTTGTTTGGTGAGAGTTGTAGTAACGACTTCATACTCTTCCGAATTATTAAGGGTTGCAAGGTGTATGTCTGCTTTATTATTTGCGTGATAAGATGCTATATTCATACTCTCAGCTTTTATATAATCAACACGGAGAAAAGAATGGACATCATCTCGAATATCTCTATTATATCGTATTGACCCTTTCGAAACACCTGTGGTTAATATCATGATAAAAATGTTTTTGCCGAACTTACTATCAACCAGGTACCGATCCATGTTTTGTATGTCATGCCTTAAAAGACCAAGGGCAGAACTTTTTGAACTATCTGGGTTGGATATACCGTTTGCTTCAGCCCAACCTCCTCGAGTAAGCTCTGACGACCCAGAGGCTATTGTCTGAACCTCCTTATCCCATAAGAACACCTGGTAGCCATCAGCCTGGGCATTATCGATAGCACTCGAACCAAATGCTCGAAGAAAGACAGATATGGGGCTTTCTATATCATCCATATTTATAGCATATAACGCCATTGCTTTCGATGGATTCATATCAAAAGCTTTTAAGTCATTTATTCGCCATATATCCTCTGAAACGAGAGACTCTGTGTCAAGTGTCGCCTTCATTGTTGTACCATATCGTATATTGCTCGTTGACAATAAACCCTGTCTGCTTTCGTCAGAAAATATTCCCAAAACTTTACGAGGCAATTCGAAATGAAATTCATTCTCTTTTTCATATGGATCTGACGGTTGCTTTTCACTTGTCTTGTTGAAATAAAGCGATAATCTTAAATCATCATAAATAATAAACTCAAATTCGTATTCGATATTCGGCTGAATTCTAAATTCTTTTTCGGCAAGGGCTCCTATATCTGAAACTGAAATATGGTCACTGATATCATAATCAGTCGCATAAACCTGGGCGGTCCCATACTTTTCATTATGGGCAAAATATATAACTGCATTCGGCACATCAATATCACCTTCATCATATATATCAGTCATTCTAATGCCAAACCCGACACCAGTATATCCATCAACAAGATTTAAATCATTTATACCACCAATCATAATTTGCAGATTGCTATTCAGTATTGGAGAATTTTCATCAGCAGGTTCGGGACAAATAAAAGAACCGGTTAATTTTACCCCGGTACGTTTGAGAATGTCCTTGCCGACAGAAATTGAATTATACGCACCACCGGCAAGTCTGATTTCAGTGTCATAAAAACTAACCACATTTATATTCTGCACATTGTCAGCAAGCCTGCCAACATTACCCGGCATAAGTCCATGCGCACCAAACTTCCATGTTACATCTGGTAGCACTGGTGTAAACCCAACCTCTTCATCAACAATATTAAACAGATCTTCAGTTCTTACTTCCATAAATCGTTTATAATCGTTAAAGTAAAGACCTTTATACATATTATCGACACACTCCTGGTCAAGTGGAAACCCAAGGAATGCAGGATCGTTTAGCCGCGGATCTGTCTGTTCAGGGCTGAATGCAGATGATGATTGTTCTATAGTTAGGGGATAGCGGTATTCTGATACCGCTGAATGTGGCCCCCAGTACCTGTTCGACTGAAGGCTTCCTACATTCGGTGGGAATATACCATAAAAACCAATATGTTTAACTATATTCTCACCTTTTAACTTGCCAAGATAGGTTGCTTCTTTATAAGGAAGGGACAGGTCAACGCCGGCAATTAAATCTCTTTGCATATATCGGTCACCAGCACCTGCTATATACATTGCATTAATAACTGGAAAAAATTCGGGAAGAAGAACCATCATACTCTTCTTATTCATCATACTGCGGTCATTCACAGTATAAACAAGACGATTGAAATATTCTTCATTTGTCTCATATTTTGATCCGCGAATTATATCTTCAGGATTTGTTGCTGAATGATAAGTAAAGTCGATATTAATAAGTTGGACTATTTCATTCGCATCAGTGTTGTACTCATCACCTTTTGACACTGCAATAATTGGTATGTCGATATGATAAAGTGCTATCCTATCTGTTGAACTGCTAAATGAGCTACCTGCTATCTTTCCAGGCTGAATAGGGCGGTACTGCAAACCTCGATTTGAGACAAACCGGGCTATAGTAGAAAGTTCGATATTTTTTTTCTCATTGAAGTAAACACGCACCGATCCAATAGAGAAATCACCCATTATCCTCTTAGTAAAAAATTTATTCCCAAAAAAGTTTAGCTCTTCATCGGTCATTGTTTTCCAAAGCGAGATGTTATTAACCCTTCTCTGTCCAGCAAGGGCGTTGTAGAAATTAGCCAAGATCAGCCCGGCCGGTTTTACAGCAAGGTCATCAATCATAGTACCCTTCTGGCCCCTAGACTTCGAATATTCAGACCATTTCTTTCTCAAAAAAGCCCAAAAATCAAACATAGTTACATCCTTTATAGAATTTTATTCTTTTCTATTAGATTAATCATTTCACTTGGAATTGCTTTTAACTCTAAAGATTGCTTTTTAGGATTAAAAGTCTCACATTCCATCAACGACCGTTGATCCGTAGTAACTCCTGCGGATTTAATATTTAGAGATGCATTAAAGTCTCTGTTAATTTTGTTACCACATTCACACTCGTAGACTCTCTCTGACAATTTTAAACCTTTTTTAACAGTGCCACATTCACAACATGTTTTAGAAGAAGGAAACCATCGATCAAGTTTTTTGCTCTTTCTACCATACCATCTTGATTTATAATTGATCTGGTTTACTAAAGATGACCATCCTTGTCTATGAATAAATCCTGCTAATTGGCGGTTTTTCATCATCCCAGATACATTCAAATCTTCTAAAATTATTTCATCATAATTTTTAATCAAAAATAAAGAAATATTGTGATGTAACCAATTGCGCTTTCTACCAATCTTTCTGTGAGTTTTTGCTATTTTATTTTTAAGTTTATTAAACCTCAAAGACCCCACCACTTTCCTTGATAAATGTTTAGATAAACGTTTAATCCTAGCTTGGCTCTCGCTTTCATCAAACATTTTTACCTGCAATCCATCAGAGGTGGTAATAAGGTCTTTTATTCCTAAATCAACACCAACCACCCTATTTGTTTTAGGAAGTTCTTTAATTTCTTCATTAACAAGAATAGACGCATAATAATCACCAACCTTATCTTTCAAAATGGTAACCGATAAATAATATATATGTTTAGGTATTTTTCTATCTAATATTATTTTTATCCAACCTATTTTCTCCAACCTAATTTTTGATTCTCCTTGATCTAAAACAAATTTCTGATTGGGAAGTCTATACGACTGCTTTTGATACTTCTTTTTAAATGAAGGTTTCCCAATATTTCTTTTTCTATTTTTAGAAAAGAATTGTTTTTTAAACTCTCTAAAATCAATTTCTTTTTGTTGAATTGATGCTGCAGACACTTCTTTTAACCATTCAATTTCATTGCGTAAAATAGTTGCCGATTTATGGTTTTCTTTTTTTTTAAATGATTCCACCATTTGGTTCCACATGTATCTCACGCAACCAAACGTTTTATTCAACAAAATCTTTTGAGTGTCATTTGGATAAATTCTAAATTTATACGACTTTTTCTGTATCATTTTTTTTATTTTATATAGAAATATTAAATGATTATTTCTAATCCTTTTTGATGATTGGCAAATTAAACATAAGATCCTGATAAAGTTCAACTTCTACAGGGTGTACCTGTATTTTTGCAAAAACAATGTCATCAATAATTTCTATATCAATAAGCTCTGCACTTTCAATTTTTTCAGTATTTGGAACTCCTGGCGGCTCATCACTTTTCATAGACGCCACTGTCTGGTCAATAGATACCGAAACTCCTCCTGCTATGCTCTGTGGGTCGTTTAGCACTTGAGGTTTATTAATATATTTTTCAGCATCACCAGCATAATCATCTGTAATTAATTTACCATCAAATAGAAACATCTTTGTTTTTGTCAAAAATGTTATCTCAAACCGGTTTAACAGCGCACGGTTTCCCTCAACACCTTGAGGATTATCACCAATGCTAATTTTAAACTGGCTTCTTAAGTCTGTGAAAAAATCAATATCCATAACTGATAATTTAATTGATATTATTTTATGCCGCGTAAAATTGTTCTTCTTTTATTGTATTTGTTTTAAATTGGTTATTTATCCAAGATATTGTTTTTGTTATTTTTCGTTTACCATCCAAATCATAATATCTAAAACGACCATTCGTTTCGCCACACAATTGTCCTATATTGCCGTTTTTTGCGCCAATAATTATACTTTTTTTAACACCATTTACATTTCCATGAGAATATTTTTCTCTTATCCCACCTATTGATGGTTGTCTGTCATGAAGTTTCCTTTTTACACAACGATAAGTGTCATCAACTATAAGAAACAATCCTTCATGTATTCTTTTTTTACAGCTTATCTCAATAGCAAGGGATAATGAATCAGAGCAATGTGATGTAAAATGATCTGCACTTTTTATAAATGTCTTTTTATATCCATATTTTTTTCTTATTTTAGATGTTTTAAAACCATCATATTCAAATATTTCAATATTTCTATTTTTGAAAAAAATTCTTATTTTTTGTTTGCCAATTTCCATTGTTGAAAAATTCTTACCCCATCTATATTTTAGATGGTTAAACTTTATATTTTCCATAGCTACATTGCATATTGGGTAAATATTGCAAAATTCTTTTAAAATTTTTAATCTTGAATTCACTATAACTAATTGAGATGGGGCGATAAAACCATTCCTTTTTCTATTTGAAAACCTTGCTTTTCTTCTACGACATTTTCTATATCTTCTATTCCTTCTGATTTGTCTGCGCTCTTTTAATTTATTAACAATATTTGTTTTATTAGGTAAATTTAATTTTACAGACAAATTATTCTCATCACCACAAACCACAGAAACGCCTTCAAATTTACTACCTGGATCATATCCAAGTACAGTTTTCTGTATTTCTTCTCTTGTTTTATCAACAAGTTGAATACCAAATGTGTTAAACTTACTCCAGTATTTTTTTGCTTTACCTCCTTTTAATAACTTTCTTGCTTTTGCTGGTGTTGTTGGGGTTAATGGCTTACCATTAACATTTAAAACAAATATAGTATGTTTACCGACATTCGGCCTGGTACTATAACCAGTATTACCCACTCGCACATGACAATTCAGCTTAGTATCAAAAGACACATCAGGATCGGCAATCCCCGAAGTGGGCAGAGCTGTGGGAGCACTCTGATTCCGTTCTTGTAGCTGTTTATCGTCGTAGATATTGTTCATTTTGAACTTCTCTTGTGCTAGTCACTGTTTGCATTGAAATGCCGTTTTCAAACCGCAAATATGTTTTGTGGCCAGTAACAATATTAAAATAGTAATTAAAACATTATAACGCTATCGATTAATCTTTCTATCCCTCATCAGAGCCCGGTCGAGCAAAACTATCATCTGTTAGAGAACTGTTCATATCCCAGTTCCTCGCAAAAGAATCACCACCAAGCCGCTGCACTTCTTTATCTTCAACTTTCGATATATAATTTAAATCTACTTCCGCCGGAGTAATGCTCGCGTTACCAAGCGCAGCAGCCTCTGCAGCGTCAGCATTATCATACAACTCAGGATAAGCTGAACGGCAATTGGCATATGTCGGCATAGTATCATCGAGACCACCTTTTATTATAGATGTTACAATATCTGCAGTCATTGCTGCAATACTCATTCCAGTTGCGAATTCCTCGAGTAATCCTGCATTTGCCAAAATTCTCGTCAAATTACCAGCTTCAGACGACATATATGGCACATAAGAATTGAGCGTGTTACTTACTATTGCATTATGATTAAACAGAGCCCTAAAAGTATTATTAATATCTTTTAATATTCTGGTAACCTCAATTCTGGCATCTTCATCGTTTGACATGGCGAGTACAGGAACTTTTGCCAAAACAGATATTGAATCAGCTATCATCTGTATATATGGACTGAATGCACTGTCAGTGGGGGTTACAGCCCACACATTTAGTTGACCATCCCAGTCCGGAATCTGAGTTAAAGCCTGATGAAATGCTTCAAAATCTTCGTTTGCAGTCTGAAGTACATCATCAGAATTTACTAAATCGATAAGGCTTTTGGTTATAGTACTGTCAAGAAGCGCATCTGCTGAAGATAATAAACCATAGCCTGAAATAACTGCGCCGGCCAGTTCAGAAGAACTTATTTTCTCAGAGGTATTTTCATACCTTCCTGTTGAATCTATAAAATCCTCTTCCACCACCTCCATTATCGACTGCGCTGTCTCGAGAGATTTGATCGCCGCAGATGCTGATGCATTCGAAGTTCTGCGTAATATATCAACAATCTCATTAATCAGATTGGTAATAAGATTTCTGATTCTATAAATAGCATTGCACAAATTTTGACTACGCCGGTATGTTGTATACGCATCTTTCACATTATCAACAAACTCAGCCAGATTAGCAGCGAGATTTATCATATCATTCGAAAACTCTGCGGCAATCCCACCAATAGCATTTAAATATGCACTTTTGTCAACAAGAGACTCTGAAGCCGCTTGTAATTCAGCCGCATGGAGCTTTTCTTTGCGCTCAGTTTCTATTATCTTTCTTTTAAATGCATATTCATGTCGTATCCGCTCCATCTTTAATGCGGTTGATAAATTTTCGCTCTCATGGTCAATTTGTGATATCTGTTTACTATACCACCGAGCAAGCTCTTTTCGTCTTTTTTTATAATTATCCTCTATCTTTTCGGCAAGTTGCCTATACCGTCTATTCCGGTTTTGTTCAACTTTCTTTGTAATTTGAAATCGAGTATCAACAATTGAATCAGGCTTTGTTATATCAATTGCCATTTCGAGATTCCATTGCATTACTATGTATTTTGACTCATTAAATTTGGCATTCCTTACCTCACTATCTTTTGTCGGCTCTCCTTCCAAATCATGGATGATATCAACTGATAATGCTATTGCTTTCTGGATATAAGGAAGAGCGGCCTTTAACTGTTTATAATACCGGGCACCGCTTACCCCTTGTGTCCATTTAAGAATAATATATAAAATAGTTCGCATATTCCTTCGTGCGCGTTGAAGCAAAAGCCTCTCTTCAGTAACGGCTTTAATTGCCTGGCTATGGGGGATAGCAACAAGAGAAAATATAGCAGTTGGATTTGCAAGCAATATCTTAAGAAGGCTGGATAGAATTGACTCGAGCAGCGTGCTGGCCATACCCGACATTGCACCAAGTATAGCTTTTGCTGCCGATGCTGCTACTGAAGTAATAGCGGTGAGCGTCTCTGCCCCTATCACATCCAGCAGATTAATAATGCCGTATTTTAATTTAGATTTATTCTCGAGTAGCGTGCGAAGTTTCTGAGAAATCTCACGCACACGCTTAATAATCTTAACCACAGCCATTTGCGTGTTAAGTATAGTTTCACATGCTTGTTTTGGGGGAGGCATTGGTTTTTCCTATTATTTTTTTAATTTTTTCATAACGTTAAATATTTTTCGTATATTTTTAATTCTTTGTTTTGAGGACCCTTTCGGCTTAAGCGCCCCCATAATATTTTCCATATTTTCACCTGATATTTCCATTTTTGAAAAATCAATCTGCGGGATTTTATTTACATCAATAGAGCCACTTCTTAAATAATTTTTTAACCCGCTAGGATCGGCAACTTCAATTGATTTTATTTTTGAAAAAGGTACAACTGATTGCTTGCCTTTTATTTTTTTTAAAATAATTAATTCTTCAGCTTCAGACTTTCCGATGCTTCTTAGCCCAATGTCGTCAAAAGGTTTTATTTTATAATTTTTATTTATTATATCTTTTGATAATTTAAACCTTAAGAAACCCACATCACCTTTTGTGGGAAGAGATTTAAAAAATGTGGCCTTTGGGTCTCTAGTAGTACTAATACCAGTTACTTTCTTACCACCAAAAGCTTTTCTTGGGGTTGCCACTATTCCGCCGGAACTAACCATTTTATTAATGCTTTTTGGAGAAAAATAATGATATAAATAATTTTCAGGATTAACAGCAGCTATTTTTTCAAGCTCATCTTTAAAAACTGCTTGGTATTTTTTTTCACACATCATGTCGAAAGCCGATTTCTGCACTCCTTCTTCTTTAAAAATATCAAGGAATTTGTCTAAAAGCCTCTGTTTGTCTTTACTTAAAGTTTCAAGATATTGATCTGCCGATGTATCAGATTTTTTCTTAAAAATCTTTTGCATAATTTTTTTTGGAATCGTTGTTTGGTATTTTATTACATCAACTTTTCTTTCAGACTTAGGAAGTCCCTCATGCGACTTGTACCTAATACCCCTTCCGACAACCTGTTCTATTCTCGATTGATTCCAGTGTGGCTCAATTATTTGTATAGAACGAGTATTTTTTAAATCAAGCCCTTCAGACCCTGCCCCACTTACAAGTATTGCCTTTACTTCGCCTTTGTTGTATTTATCAACAGATTCTTTTTTTTGTTTATCATTTAATTTTCCAGTAAAACGTGTGTAAGGAATGCCACGCTTTTCCATTTCTTCAGCAATAATATCGACACCTGCCCCAAGATAATTAGAATATATAATACCTTTGTGTTTTTTATTTTTATTAACACTTTCCTCAAAATCGTCAATAACAGTCTTTAACTTTGGAGACAATTGCTCTTTACCACCATATGGCTTTGTTGTATTTGAGACTTGTCTCGCGGCAGTCATGAATGCGTTTAACTCCTTTGATTCCTTTTTAGACAAAGGCATGTTCATGCGCACTTTTAAAGCAACAACCGGATTGGCTCGCTTGGTAACATATTTATAATACTTTACCTGTTCTGGGGACGCTTCTACACTTTTAACCTCATCAATACGCTCTGGGTAACCCTCCTCATCAGGTTTGTAATAATGAACCTTCCCCTTAATGGCGCCTTTGATCTCCTCAACATTACGCGGATAAAATTCAACACCAGGCTTCATCCCCATTAAATATTTAAGTGGTGACAATCGAATCTTTTTTTCTCCGAGAAATTTACTTTTAAACGCAATTGGATCAAGTGGTATGTTTTTTGCTTCAGGCGTTAATGTCCTTATAATAGGAGCAAGTTCATAAGGATAATTTGTCGCTGGAGTTCCTGTTAAAAGCATCCTTTTTGGGTACAATAGCGCAGAACCAACTACAGTTTGGGATGTTAATGTGCCATGCCTACCAATCCTTTGAGGCTCATCAAACACAGCAGCTTTAGCTCCCGGCGTCGGTCCTTCTTTTACATATTTATTATAAGAAATAACATTTCTTTTTGTACCGCCGGGTGTTGTAAATTTAGCCAATTCCTTTTTATAATTTTCTCTGAGAGAAGCTGGGACAACCACATCAACAGAACCTCCATCTTCAGTGCCGGCAATTGATGTTATTGTTTTACCAGATCCCAAATGATGCAAAAGAAGAATAGCGTCTTCTTTGTTGAACTTCTCAAGCGCTTCAACTTGATGTGGCAACAACGTTCCCTTAAATTTCGCCACTTTCATAAGCTCATCTACAAACGCCGTGTTGTATATATCTGCAATATGCATATCAACCCTATCGATAAGTTTGAATCTTCTATGACAACCGTTTCTTTGCCCGATGTACCTGTTTTGGAGGAGGCATTTAATATCCTTTATGCAGTTCTGTTACTTATAAATCTCGATGCCAGTCCAATGCCAGCACCAAGCACGGCACCGCCAACACCAACCCTTCTAGCGACTCTTCCTGCGGCTCGCATCGGAAGAACGCCTGTTTTTCTATATATACGATGTGCAGCACGGAGAGCACCGTGGGCTCCAGCGACCGCTCCAACCGTGCCACCAACAGCCGCACCAGCAATGGCAGGTTTTGCATATCCGCCTGAAAGTGGTTCTCTTTTAATAACCCCAGCACGCCGCAAAGAGCGCCTGCCATACTTTGACCCTTTTAAATTTTCTACAGCAGTATTATAATCAGAAGACCCTTTGCTGTATGGTGACCACCTGTCATAAACACTCCTACCATACCTGTCAACTCCCATCTCAACATTCTTCTTAAACCCTTTCCCTGGATAGGTTTGAGACGCATAAGACCCAACCTCACCACCCTTATGTGCATAATAACTCTGCACACCGTACGCAACCTTATCCATGTCTACATGGTTACTGAATGATTTTAAAACTTCAGGCGCTAACATATTTTCTCCTTATCTATATGATTGAATTTTCTGCGACAATCGCTTCTTCGCTCGATGTACCCACATTTCATTTTTATGAAGCTTTCCCGCAATTTCTTTGTTATTCAATATCCGCTTTCCACCATAGCCAAAAGTGTGTTCAAAAATAACTTTGTCCGGACCAGCCAATTCATAATACATATAATCAGCAAGCGCTTTATCAGGATGTTCTTTAGTTATCGCATTGCCATAAAAATCAAAAGAAGCTTTCGATGCAGTTGCTTCCCCTCCAAGTTCATGCTCCATACGAGCAACTTCTTTTTTATTCCATCCTATCTCATCAGCAATTTCAGAAGTACTCGGCTCCCGACCGAGGCGATCCTCGAGATTATCTTTGACAATGGTAAAAGTAGATCGCTTTAATGCTCTATTCTCAGGGATATGGCCTGACATAAGAGATTCAGATGCTACACGCTGTACCTTTTTCAAATTATTCCATACGTGCGTAGTCGGCTGGGTACCATGCTTCGGATCATAAGACTTGAAGGATTTAATGAGTTGGGTAGTCGCCTCTGCACGCAACGTGGCAGGGGAAACGCCGACAGTGCGGTATTGCCCAACAACCTTATTAACCACAGGCTGATAACGAATAATAAGATCAGCAAACAACCGCGGATCTTTCGTCCTCTGCCATTGCAGTATGTTCTCTTGGTCGGTTGGCATGTTATTTCCTAATAAACCGGTGCATACTGTGTTCCACTTACCCGCTGCAGAACTTTAGACACATATATCTCAACAGCGTCTCTGCGCTCTTGAATAAAGGCAGTAACCGGCATGTGCTCACGGATGCTGCTGAATTGACCTGGTTCATACATCGTACCACCATTTTTCTGCTTCAAACCATCCAAATTTCCACTATCCCAATCAGTGGTCGTTACACCATAATACCGATTGTGAATTATGTGGTCATTAAAAAGAATCTCAGTTCCAAGCTCATCTCCCAAAGCCGGATAGTTCACATACTCATATATTTGATTGCCCTCATCATCAGCAACCTTATCACTAATAGATAAACCTAATATTCCCTGATAGAAAGCATCGGCAGAACAAACATTTCTTTTTATAAAATCAAGACAATCCTCATAATTCTGAAGCAACTCAGGTTTTGAATCACGTAAATACTGTAAGGCTTCATGGACCGTGTCATGCATAAAATTTATTCGTTCTGTTTCATTATTCGGGTCAACAGCGCTTCCTATCATAAAATGCTGCTTTTTATGGCCAAACACATCACGATAGAACTTTGCTATTCGTGTTGGCTCATACCCTTCGTCAATATAAATTTGATTACGTTCTCCATTAGCAATATCCTGTGCTGTTAAGCTAAGTAAATCTTTTGCGTATACATATTCACTATGTAGCTGGCTCTCATCATTCAAATCATAATAATCCGAATTAAGAATACGTTTGACCGGAGCTTTCGGCTCAGGGATAAAGTAGTTGTTTTTGTACTCGAGTGTATCAATGTCTATCTCAGCATCTGACGGAACAGTTGCTTTCATGTACATCGGAGAGCCATGTTCGTTCATATCAGTTGGCTCGTCTTCGAACCGAGCATTATTCATAACAATAGATGTATTCGCCTCTGCACTTTGTGGTGTAATATATAAAGTATGTTTTACCTGCTGCACCATTCCAAGAATAGTCTTCATCGACTCTTCGCCATACCCCATGTCGTCAGCTATTACTACCCCGGGGAAACCACACATGATATATGGATTAAAAGCCATATCAACCGTCACAACTCGCCCTGCATACTTTCTGTTCAGAAACTTTAAAAGCGCATGATGTTTTAGGGCATTTTTAGTTTTATTATTTATACCCCTATGACCTTTAAGCTTATCTCTGGCAGCACGTTTTTCTTTAATTTTATTTCTTACAGCATCTGCTTTTTCAGCAGCAAACCCTGTGTTTTCAGGTGATATTTCAAGAGCTCCTAACGCTTTATCTCTAACATCTTCCAGTTTTGCTATCTCACTATCAAGTTTGTCCCTGGCCTTCTTATTCGCCTGCCTATCCTTAACAACATTGATTGCATCATTCATTGCCAGTTCATGAGACACGCTACCAAATATGACATTAATTCCTTTATACCTTTCCTCAAGTGTAAGTGGCGGTTTTATTCTTCCATATCTATCTGTCCCTTTTGTCTTAACTGATTTACTGGCTGCATTTTGTTTTTTCTTTTTATTCTCTGTCACATTAGCTTTTGTAGCATTGGCAACTTTCTTGTTAGACGGATCAGTACCGTCAACGGTACCTTTCGATTTTGTCATATCTTTTGCCCGATCACCATCACTATTCATCAAATTAAACAAAGCGTTCGGAACCTGTACGCTGGGTGATGCAAGGGCGTTTCCACCTGGCGACGAAAGCATGTGGACTTGATCAAAATACCCTCGAGTAACATCGGCATCAATATCATATTGCCATTCAACCCTGTCATACATTGGTGGAAAAAGAAGATTACAATTCGGTGGGGCTGTAAACTCGAGTGGAGGCAAAAGCATTGATTCATTTAATATATATTTACCACCGAATTCGGCAGATGCCCTGTCTACGAGAAACTTCCTTACCTTTGAATCCATAACATACTCAACTGCATCATACGGTTTTCCATCAGCCTTGTTGCCTATTGGTATTAATGATGGCGTGCTGCATGAATACACTCGAGTAGAAAATGCGCCGGCCAATCTCATTATGGCCGCCTCGAGACTCGAGAAACGTGAATTGCCCATCAGGTGAGAACCAATATGCACACTTCCACTCTGTTTGCTCCAAAAGTTATATCCCGCTTTATTTACCGGTACAAGAAAACGTTTATCAAGCCGTATACGCTTATTAAGGAATGTTCCTACTGCCGTACCACCGACAGCTTCTAGCCACATACCCCTAATTAATGCATCCAGATAGAATCCGCAATTTGCCACCCCATTATCTGATGGTGTTGCACTGGCAAACTCAGCAGAATAAGCATCTTCACCATCCTGCTGTGTCTTATTTGCTTTCTCATCTTTTTGTATTTTACCAATCTGTTGATCGAAGCTCCCCTCATCAGCAATAGTGTTCGTACTCTTCTTCGTCCCTTTCATCTTGTTTGATGTGCGGCTGTATCCTGCGCTGCCGGCAATAAGGCCAAGAGTATAGGACAAAGGTGCTAGTCCTGTATTGTCAAATACCCTGATATCAGTACCTTGTTTTTGCGTTTTTCCTTTTATGACAAATGTCTGAAATATCCCCATCGAATTATAAAAATTGCGAGTGGTTAAAGCATCAGCCGCTTCCCAGGCTATTGCAGCGGGCGCCCTTCGAATATCCATTCGAAAGTCACGACATACCATTCCCAATCCACGCCCTTCAGTTGCTTGATCTACTTTATAGAAGCACGAAAAGAATCCATCAAACGCCAATCTCCATGCAGGCCTTTTCTCTCGAGTAGACCATTCACGATAGAATATTTGTACGGCGGTTTTTGGCTTAATGTCAAGAAGTTGCTTATTAGAATATACATTTATATTCGCCTCCTGACCATTAGGAGTACAGACAATAGTAGCACCCTTGAAAGGAACGGCAATTCCCTCCATATACATCTTAAATGAATAACTAAAACCTTTCTTTTCAGCCATTAAGTATCTTTCAGATTAGTCGATGGTGCTGAAACAATATCCGTTGGTGTTACAGTTCCACTTGGATCGTTCTTGTCAACTTGTATATGTTCGATATATCCACTTAAGAAATCGCCAGCCAACCTGCCAGCATTTCTCATACTATTAAATTCATCAACACTTATGTATCTGTTGTCATGAGAAGAATAAACTGGAATAAGATTCATCCTGATCCATCGCGATGCTCTTACAAGAACTGAAAATGTGAATGATTTGCTCTGTTCCAAATCTCCAGTTGTACTGGTGCTGATATTGAGCATGTAGCCATCTACGAGTTTGCCGTCATACATTATTTTTAATTGCATATTGTTTTCAATACATCTTCTGCCACGAAGATATTTATTATACGCAACCATGAATTCCTGGTAATATGGATATTCTCGAGTATCAAGGAACATTCCAGAAAAGTTGTATATCGCAGGCTTTTCTCCAAAGAAAAATGCATTCCACCCATTTGAGAAATTTTGATGCAACTTGACTATTTCACCATGAGCTTCTTGAACATTTATCAATGAAAAATTATTAAATACACCATAATAATTATTCGGCTGCTTGCCATCAAGAGAAATTAAAGCAATCTTGCCGCCTGGTATTGAAGGAGGAGCCTGCTCGTCTCCACTAATTGAACCAGCTTCTAATTCGGAAATGCTCATTGATAAATCAGTAAGATAGTCATTCGTCTTGAGAGCATCATCCGACAAAAAACCCTGCGCTGTTGTATAAAGGACTATTGTTGCAACGGTTCCTGCATGCTCTGTTGTACCAACAGTGTATGGGCGTATTTTATTATCATCCGGTGAGCTTAAAAATTCATTTGGCAAACGAAATGGCATAGAACAACCTTGTTAAAGTGTCCATTTATTATTCCAATAATTCAATATTGGAGGTTGCACACTGGTATATGATCCTGGGTCTCGAGTTGATTGTGGGTATGACATCACCTGTGTTAGCTCTTCATATTTTTCTTTTGCTACTAAATACTCAAGGCCCTTTTTTGTTGCTATCTTTTCTTTACCTTTTCTTCCAATAATAGTTCTATCTACTACATTGTCAGCCCTGGTTTTTGCAGCCTCAGCGTTAACAAAGTGTACTCTTGCTTTCTCAATTTCACTAACCTCCTGCTTCGACATAACAGGTTCGCTTTTTCTTAAATAAGTACCAATAGTACCTGCCGCAATCTCCTCTTCTATAGTCGCCTTTGTAACACCAGCCCCCGTTTCGAGAAGACTAACTATACCCGCTCCAAGATCGGTTGGTCTAATCTTTCCGGTAATAATATTTTTTATCTGCGTCTGTTGTTTGGAAGTAGGTTGAGCTAAGAGATTGTACCTCAAATGGTCCATAAACTTATTAGCCTGACCAGTTCTGATATCAAGGGCCTCAGCCTCAACGTATTTTGCCCTGGCCTCCCTTTCTTTCATCTTTCTATTTTCCCACAATGGTGAGCCGAAATATTCAGGCCTGGCGCCTTCTATCTCAGATACCCAAGGGGCAAGTTTAGTAAGTTTCGGCTTATCCATCGTTGCAATTAGACGATCTATTTCTGCTGCCGCCTCTTCCTGTTGTCGCGTGGTTCCAAGCCCAAATCCTGGTCCAAGAATATTTGCTATTTTCTTTTTTCTACGACGCGTTGCCCCCGTTTCAACCATTTCAGTTCTGGGGCCACCCGTACGCATTTGACCGGCTGATACAGCTCGCTCTTCCATCTCAAATCCAAAAGTACCATAATATATAGCTTCTCTTTTCGCCTTTTGGTACTTAGCAAGATCAACAGATTTTTCATGCAAATTTGCGCCAGCCATATCAGAATTCTTTTTATTATATTCCACATCCGCCTGTTTAATGGCGAGGTCACCTGCGGCACCCATTGGTATTCCTTGGGTTTTTATCTTGCCTATTGTCATTTCACGGGCAAAGCTACCAGTCATTTCTTTTATAAATAAGGCCTGATTCTTCATATCCCGCAACTGAATTCGTTGAGATTCTCCAGGCAACCTTGTCCCTATACGCTCATATTCAGTTGTCTGGTTCTCGTATTTTTTATTAACACTTGTTCGGTATTGATTTGCTGTAGCAAGGAATGAATTCGCAAATGCTATCGGTTGCTCTTTCATCATATTGAACATGGCGCTTCCTGGCGTGGCACTAAGCCCTCTGAGTACCATATCATTCTTAAAAAGATCGCCAGCAGTCCCAACCTGCAAAGCACCGCCTATTTGTTGATACAAATATGCAGCCGTCTTTGGATCTTTACTTACTAGCGCACCATAATCAATTCCAGTATTTAATTTTTTGATATTTTCAAGTTTTGAAAAACCAGATGGCGATGCCATTGCCAATCCTCGAGCGCCGAGATCACTTTCTCTTCTTCCAATGCCATATTGACTTCTTATAGCCGCTCCAGCATCAATTGGATTTGCCCTATTAATTCCTCCATACTTGTCATAAACACCAACACCCTGCAACACATCTTCATACAATTGAGACACCCCAGTGCCAATCCCTCTACCAATTCCGGCAATCCTACCCATCGCTCTTCCAGAGCCATAAACAATATCTTCACCCATTCGATTGAAATACCCACCAGTTGCACTAATAGCCCCAGTAGCCGCTCTTCCTACTATCCCGAGAGGTCTATTCATTTGTACTTGGTTAAGCGACGCTCTTGTTGCCTGTATTGCTGCGTACTGGTCATCAAAACCTTTCGGTCGTAATAAGTTTTCAGCAAATAATCTTTGGTCCCTTTGGTTGTTGGTATATAGTTTTGCAAATGCTACTGCCTTTGCCTGATTAGTACCATACCGCCCTTGCCCCCATGCTTGAAACACACGGTTAACCATTTGGGTTCTGCCAATATCAGACATCTGATTTAAAACATCTTCTTTATTCAGCTCAAACATAACTCTTCCGGATGGCCCCATAGCATAGCCACGCTCACTAGCACCAACAACCATTTCATACGCACCAACCTTGCCACCCATCAATCGGGCCATGCGGCCCTGGTCAACAGTACCACTAGCATTCATCGCATAAGCAACAGCTTTGGTTCCCATGCCTGAAGAAAGAACATTCATTTGAGCATTAGCAAGTGCACCACCGGCTGCAGCAACACCACCGGCTCTTTGTACTGCATATGCACCGGCAGGCCCCATACGAGCCATCGTTGCTGCCTGTGCTGCGCCGGACTGATACATAGTAGCACCGACATTTGCTGCCCACGGTGTACCCTGAACAGCTCTTGCTCCGGCAGCTCCTATCTGCATCATATTCTGTGCACCAAGTCCGGTAATCCCACCGAATGCCTTTGCCTGGCGAATCTGACTTTTCACCTGGCGCATGCCACCGAAACCAGTTTGTTGAAGTTCTTTGATTACAGACATACCACCTTCGATAGTGGTCTGAAGCAACTTTACAACTTCCTCAGTTGTCTCACGCAACTCTTCAAAGTTCCGTTCATACTGACGAAGAGATCCAGGCGCCCCTCCTCCTCGAGCAGATATCATCTTGTTCGACAGGGCTATCTTATGAATTTGAGATTGTTGTCCAGGGTTAAAGAAGCCGCCTTGATACATATTTCTCTGCATGCTGCCGGCAAGATTGGTTGCCTGATTATATGACAATCCACCTCTGAACCCAAGCTGGTCTCTATATTGTTCGATATCAGCAGCCATACCATGCATAAAAGTTTGACGCGCCATCGCATTATTTATACCACGCATCGGCATATATAGAGCGGCAGCCGTCGCCACTATGGGGAAAGCAACAGCTCCACCGATACCACCAATGGTGGCACCACCTATAGCCGCAGCCGGTCCCCAGCTCCCTATATCCATGGCTGTTTTAGCAATTGCAGTTCCTGTTCCCATTCTCCTTAATTCAGCCTGTCGCTGATAGTGACGGGGATCCTGCCCACCAGGAACACCATATTGAAAACGCGGGTCCATAGCGATATGTCTCTGTTGAGCGAGTGTCATTGAGGTGGGCTGTACAGCCCCCTGTTGATATTGGGAAATCATCTGTTGGCGAATCATATCATTATAACGGATACGATTATCAAATGCGGCGAATGGGTCAATATGACCCGGGCGGGCAAAATTGACAGGCCCGTAACCGAATTCAGGAGGAGGCATGTATCGTCCTCGATTTTAAAGATTGGTTACTGTTATAATTACAATATAACTTTAAAACACTCTTTTTTCAATTGTAAGATGGTTATAATAATTAATTATGTGGTATAACTATAATGTGAATAATGTAATTATTCCTTTAATTTAAAAAAAAGGAGTTCTGAATGTCACTAAAATTATTCCTTAAATATCTAACTTTTTTCATAGGATTGGCGCTGTTCGCGTTATCAGCATTAGTCATTGCAGTGTCTCTTGTTAAGTTTGCATTGAGCACTACAGGATTTATGGTATCCACACAATTTGCAATAAGCCTTGGGGTTATAATGGGAATTGGGTTTGCAATTACACTTTTCGGAACATACCTGATAGCGTCTCACACTGAAAGTTAATACAAAAGGGGAATAGAAATACTCCCCGCGTACTTTTTGTATATTAAAAGGAGGATGGTATGGTTTCTGATTATTTAATTAAACGTCGTATAAAAATGGCAAAGATAGCCCTAAAACTTGGTATCAAAGAAGAGATACCTGGAGGAAAAGAAGACCCTGACGGATTGACAATGGGATTAATAAGAGCTCGTGCACACTATGATTACGATAGCTGGGAAACATTAGGAGACGCAATATATAATAAAATACAAACAATGTAACAAGAAAAGCGGAGTGCGCTCTCCGCTTTTTTTATATATTAATTAAAAAAAATAAAAGCAGAATATATTGAATATGAAATTAATGAATCTGGATTCGCCAGAAATATTTTGAAATAAATTAAAAAAATATTTTAAATTATATCGTGTGATAATATTCAATTATCTGGTATAACTATTATATAGGTAGTAATAATTATTCCTTTCATTTTAAAAGAAGGAGTGCCAAATGTCATTATTAACTTCTGTGTTAGTTTCATGCGCACTATGTGCAGTAAGCGGTGCAGGATTCATGTTTGCAGTTTTAAAAGCGGCAGGAAAAATTAAAAAGAGCACCGATCATGTGCTCAAGAAAGAAGAAAATTAATACAAAAGGGGAGTGGTAACACTCCCCCGCGTAATTTTTATATACTAAAGGAGGATAGCCATGAACGGAACTACCGCTCGATGGATAGTCTCAGGAATTCTTTTTATTGGAGGGGTTACGGCCCTTACTCTTAAAAAAAAGAAAAAACCTGAGCTCAAAGATTATAATAATGTTTGTGATGATGATGATACTAATTATCTTTCAGAATTAAAAAGACACATTATAATCGACGCAATACGGTGTAACCTGCAAAAGGAGATACCCGGATGGAAGCAGGAGGATACACCTGATGAAGAAAAGATTGAAGAGCTTTCACGGCTTGATACAGTTGGGTGGGGCAATATAACTGTTTCGATTGTAAAAAACATGTCGGAAGAATGTGCAAAAGGAACAGGATCAGAAACGTCTAGCTGACAATGGTAACAGGAAATAAATAACTGAAAAAGGGGTAGTTTGGATACCCCTTTTTTAAGGAGGGATACGGCAAAATGCAGGAGGAGACACGAAGGCACATAGAAATATTGAAAATAAAACAGGAGATAAAAAAGCGAAGGAAATGTAGAAATAATATTTTTATAACCATATCAATAATTGTAGGTCTAATTGTCCTATGGTTAAACGTCGGTCAATATTTTCACTAATGGGAGATGTTATGGAATATATTTTTATAATATGGGTATTATTCTTCATATGGTTTTTATTATCATTGCTCGGTGTTCTAAAAGATGGTAATAAGGCTGTATGGGTAATATCGTTCAAAACCAGCGGAACGTGTTTTGTCGTCTATTCAGCTATAGCGACATTCACGATTCTGATAAAGTTCATTTGGATTCATCTACCAAGTGGATAAAACCTCGTTACGGAGGTATATGATGGATTGTCAACACACAGAGGATTATCAACATACAGAGGATTGTCAACACACAGATTGTTTTTGGTATGAAGAATGTAACATAAAAGATATGGCACAGAACTGTGCAGTGAATAATGATTACTTTGATCTTGAAAAGAAAGAAGAGCCGGAAAAAGAATCTATTTAAATAAGGGGGTGTATTGGTTTTCGACATGATGAACGGACGTTTGAACTGCATGCCGAGGATGATCGTTGGCCTCGTTAAATATCGGTCATAACTCTAATTGGCAAATCTAATGTCGATTTCTGTCTTGCTTTTGGTGCACTTTGCTATGCAAATGCCCGGCAGGACATAGCCGTCATCTAATAAAAAGATGACAAACTCAGTGAGGAGTGGATTCGGAATCACTGGGTAGCCTTAGAATCCTCGCCTGTTGTGGTGCTTCAACCAGCAGGTTAAATTAAGGAGCTGGCTGTTGTCTGATTCTGTCTGTGGAAGCTGATAGCAGTGAGATTAAATCATGACTAAGCATTGTAGAGGTTCAAAAAGAAGGCATTGTGGACAGGGGTTCGACTCCCCTCACCTCCACCATTTGTTAAGTAAATTATAAGAAAGGTTTTTACCATGCCAAGCTCTGAAAGTAATAAAATAGAGATTACAAAAATCGACAGACTTGGAAACGATTTGTTTGCAAAGTTCGAATGCACATGTGTCGATGATAGTGATATGTGGAAAGATTTCAATAAAAAATTTCCTAACGGCAAAATTAAAACATCAATAAAATTAACTGGGTATAATGACGCCAATTTCTACAACGAAGTTAATAAAGCGCCTCGTGAAATTAAATGCCATAATTGTGGAAAGTCTTATATGGTACAATGGTTTTATGGCAAAATCGTCGTTACTTCGAAAAAAAGAGCCATGGCCAACAGTAACTGAGGTGGCCGAAAAAACGCTGAATGATATCTCCAAGATTATTGACAACAAAAAAATAATTAAAGAATTTAACAAATTACAGAAAGAAGGTAATTCATGAAAAGGGTATGTGTTAATAGAGATAAGCTTTTGGAAAGAGTTAAAGAAAACAGAGACCTGCACCTGAAGGAATTTGAAAAAGCATATGGAGAGTTTCGTGAAGCAGGGATTGCAGCCATCAAAGAAATGCTTGAAGAGTTCACTGCTGACGAAACTGACAGTTTTCATATACGACTGTCTGCACCGGAATCTCATGAACAGGCGTATGATGATGCAATCGCTATGCTCGAAATGTCCTGTGATGATGAGATTGAGCTGGATCATAATGAAGCTCAGAACCTACTGCTTAATCATTGGAGCTGGGCCGACGACATTGGGCAAACCAGAGCGATGTATGCAAACTACTTAAAGAAAGTTTAAAATGCCATGGTTCGAAAGTGATATGGAGAAATTTTGTGAGGAGTTGTATCTGTGTTACAATTGTAATGAATGCATCAACTGCGGAAGGGAATGCCTCAAGCACTAATCTTGATCTAATCTCGACAGCTCCTGTAAACGGTTATTCTATTTGGCCTTTTGAAGATTTGGAGATATGCGGTATTGTATCATGGGAATAAGGAAGATTGGATAGTAAGCAGCTGATAAAAATCCGTTGCTTTTATTATTTAAGGAGGATATTATGACTATTAAAATATTGTTAGCAGAATTGATATTCATATCACTATGTACCATTCAAGCTGTTAATATCAGTGGTACAGTAACGAATATTAACGGCATGCCTGTAATCGGGGCTAATGTAATATTAGAAAATGTTGGAATAAGCGATACAACAGAAACAAATGGAGAGTTTTTACTTGTCGATGCTGTTGAAATAATCGACCAAAAGCAATCTCAGCCTTACATACGCGCTATAAGAATACTTAACGGTTTTTTATGTGTAAATGTTCAAAAAAAATCATTAATAGAAGGTGCTGCTTACACTCTTCAAGGAAAGGTTGTTTCTGAAATAAGAAAGACTATTGATGCTGGAATACATTCAATAGCGCTGCCTAATGTTGGAGCTGGTATTTATTTTTATCATATTAAAATCGGTAATAATAAATTTGTATTAAAGAACCATTCTATTGGTAATGTGTCAGTTGGTACAATAATAAGCACAGGCGACTTAACAACCACAATACCATCGAGCCTGTCAAATAGCCGTATCCCAACTGGCGATGTTATAAAAGTGACTAAAAATGGATATTTGGATTACCAAATGGTCATAACAAATTTAGACACTAATGGTATAGAAATAAAACTGATAACTCACCCTGGTACGATAGTAGATATAGATGGGAATGTATATCATACGATAAAAATAGGATCGCAAACATGGACAATAGAAAATTTACGTACAACGAAATATAACGATGGTTCAACAATACCATTAATAACAAATGATACTACATGGTCAACCCTTACTACGCCCGGGTGTTGTTATTATAATAATACGACCAATGTTGATAGTATAGAGAAATACGGAGCTTTATACAATTGGCATGCTGTAAATACTGGAAAGCTTGCCCCGACAGGTTGGCACATTTCGACCAATGGAGAATGGGATACCTTGCAGAATTACTTAATTGCCAATGGATTTAATTGGGATGGGACGACAGAAGGTAATAAGACAGCAAAATCATTAGCCGCTAACATAGATTGGAAAGAGCCTGATACCGGTATTGGTACAGTTGGTATGGATTTGTCAAAAAATAATAAGAGTGGGTTTTCAGGCCTACCAACCGGCTATTGTTATGATGCGAATGGCCAATCTTATGGTTTTGGATTGTTTTGTTATTGGTGGAGTTCCACAAGCTACAATACACAATCTGCATATTGCCGTGAACTTGCTTTTAATTCGGCCGGTTTTATCAAGTGTGGGATTGGTAAAAGGTGGGGGCTTCCTATTCGGTTATTACAGGATGCTAATTAACTATTTGTACTATTCTTTTTAAAAGCCAAAGATTTTTTCATTTATAGAACGAAAGAGGGTAATTTAATTATGAATAAAAAATACGTATTAGGCGGCTTTGACAGTAGCGATCCTGATATAATGGTTGATGAGCTGATAAGACAACTGAAATCGGAAAAACCAATCGGATTGTCACTTGATAAGGTGTGGGAAAAGTTGCAAGTTCGTATTCGCAATTATGAAAACGAAAATGCGCAAAGTATTGATCACTATTGCTTTAGATGTAGACATTTTGGCAAAACATGCTGGCCATGCCTGCCGTTTGTTCTGGAAGAAGGTTGTAAACTTCAGACAGAAAAAGAAGAAAAGGAAGTGGAAGTTCGTTTTAATGCGAAAAAGCATCAGCTAAAGACATGGATACCACTTTATCAAGATATTCTTGAAGAAAGAAAACTGTTTGATTTCAGGAAAAACGATCGTGATTTTCAGGTTGGCGACATACTCGTTCTGAATGAATGGCGTGTTACAAATAAGACATACACCGGGCGCTCTGTGTCGATGAGGGTTACGTACATGTTTGAGGGCCTTGTGGATATTGGAATGCCGCCTGGATATTGTATCATGGGTATAAGGAGGATTAAATGATACCAATAATTGCGATTGCTCTTTTTGCTTTTGGGTTTTGTTTGACGCTGATTAAGGCGGTTTTACATGCGATGAAGGGCGATTTTGTGTATCTGGGGATATGTCTCTTTTTTTACGCCATTATATTAATTGCTTTAAAAAATCATAATATTTTTCGTGATATATGGAAGAAAGGAGGATCCAATTGCTCAAAAGAATAGCGATCCTGACACTCATTCTAACGATCATTGGGATCGTTATTGCTGTGGTTCTATATCCCACAGAAGATGAATGGGCTTATGATGATATGAACCTGTAGGTATATAGGAGACGGTATGCATAAAGATATTGTTTTAATAGAAAAAGACGACAGGGTGCTATCTCTAAACATCAAAACTGCCAACAATCAGCAGTATGCAATTGGAATTGAAATTCAGGAGCATGAGTTTGGCGCAGAGAACGCCGATGTTCAGGTTAATATTCATAAACTGAGAAACTCTGAGGATGGACAATCGTGCAGGGGTGCAATGGGACCTAACGCTATTTTGTATATGGAGAAAGCCATTGCTATTAAAAAGGATAAAGATAGCAATATAGTTCCATCAATATGGTATGAATTTCATGAGAAGCCAGGTCTGCCTTATGTTGACAGCGAGAAGTAATAGCTAAAAAAAAGAGGCAATCCCAACCCTCTTTTTTTTAACTATTACGCTTTATCCACTTTCTCCTGAACTCTGCACCTTGACCTTCAATCCATTCATATATCGGTACATCACCAAGGTCTTTACCAGCCTCCTTGTCCCTTTTGCGTTTATATTTCTTTATTTCTTCCGCCTGATCGCTCATGAATCTTTTCATTCTTGACTTATCCATTCTCGCCTCCCTTAGAACGCAAAGTCAAGTTCATCACGCAAAGGTATCAATCATATGCGCCTGAAAAACTTGAAACGGTATAACCTTCTCGTTCGCTATAATTATAGCACCCCTTCTATATATAATCAATAAAATAGTTAAAATTTTAACAAGCCAGGTTTTTAATTGGGGAATGTATCTTGTATCCGGTGATGGCAAATTTTCCATTAGGAAGAAAGGTTTTGTACCACTCTACATGGCTGCCAGGTTCCGCCCAGACACCATATACGATGCCCGGGTAGTTCCTTGCAGTTGAAATCGGGGCATGGATCGCTTCCATGCCATTCTTTATCCTATTGGATTTAATAATTTTTGTAAACAGCACAATCTCTCCTCACAAGTTTATCGTTCGTCTATTTCGTCAATAATACCATCGAGCTTGTCGCCAACACCAGAGTTATCAAGATATGCATCAAGTTCATCCCTGATAGCCTGACGCCTTTCCTCAAAACGATCAAGTGCATCCTCACCAAGATATCCCTCTATGGTTTTCCTAATCAGATCCCTCGCTGAATCAGGCATTGTCACAACAGCATTAGCTTCACATTTGCGCTCACCTATTTCACTCAAATACTGTTGAACATACTCCATATTGAAATTGCGGTGACTGGGTGACGCCAGATTCTTTCCTGAACCGGTAATTAAATTATCGATCCATGTTAGATTGTTTTGCTCGATAAAATCAAAGTTCAATCCGAACCTTTCAATTATTAACTTGTATGGTTTATACCCCGGAAGACCATCTGACCATTTAACATCTTGGATATCAACCAGATTCTTTCTGATAAAGTCGGAAATCCGTAAACCATCAGGATCGTGATCACCCATGTAAAGTAAGACACATTTGAGCCCTTGTCTTTCTGCAAGTGCGAACCTGCGGGCATACTCTGCCCTCTGTAACATTGAACTCCATCCTTTAGAGTTGCCAGACCAAACCGGTTTTCCATTCCTTCTTACATATACTAAACCAGTTTCGACCTCAACACAATGAACGTATCCATTATAATTAATTTTTTGCCAATCTTTTTTCCCATGATTTATACGAAAATAATTTCTTGATTTGCAAATATTAACTATATACAGATTGCCAGTATATGAAATAGTTCTACCATTTATAATACTATTATTAAGCTCATCTTTTGTCCTAGTCGACATCGAAGCAAAATACCCTGCTTTTAATGCAAGCTCCTGAACATCATCAGCAAGATCTTTAGACGTAGATGCATACGACATACTATCACTACCCCTCACATGCCCATCACCAGCAACAAGAGAATCTAATAATATCTTTAGTTGTTTTTTATGCAGATTAAGAAATTCCCTTGGTATAAATTTTGAACAATGATCGCCAAATATTGATAAATAGTTATACAATTGCTTATTGCTTATCTCAATAAAACAATCATTTTCGTAAAAATTATAACCAAGAGATTTACAACAATTTTTAATATCATTATACACACCTGGATGAACAGATTTCTTCTGATAAATTCTAACAATATATGATTGATTTCTATCTTTTTTTAAACAACTCCCTTCTGATAAATAATAACCAAGAAACTTTAACCAATCATTCATATTAAAATGTTTTTTAATCGTATTGTTTCCATTTGAATTATTATGAATTGGTAAATGAAATTTATCAACAATAGGACCATTAAAATTGATTTTCTTTGAAAATCTCAAATTTTGTAAATGAACAACAGATTTTGTGTCACATAATTCAAATACTACATAGTCTTTCTTGTTTCTTTGCCGTGCTATATACGAATTGTGATTTGGCGTAACACATTGATCGGTACCCCTATTCTGTATATGATACATATCACCATTATATTTTTGCTTTGTTATATTCAATATTGGTGTATATATCAGATCGCCATTTCCATCTTTTGATGCTGCATTGTATGTATAATCAATGTCATCAAATTTAATCCAACCTTTATCGGTTAATATTTCTGTTTTGTCATCAAAACAGTTTGCAATGGGAATATGATATTCACGGCATATGGGAGAAAACAGTGTTACCAAATCGACCTTCTCCACTACCATTTGTATGTAGTACTCCTCACCATCCCACCAGTCGAGATCATAATACTCTGCGGTATTGCTGGCTGATTTCAGCCATTCACCAAGGTCGGTTACGACATCAACTTTACTTGGTACATCAACACCCTGAAACATTCTTGCGCTGTCTTCAGCAACAAAATTAATGGGCAAAAGCCCTTTCTTTCTACACTGATTAATCAATGAGTTTACTCTGTCGAACTGGTCCTTATTTACCAACCGTCTGGTTTCCAATAAATAAGCCCATCCTCTCGCCGAGACTTTAAATCCTATTTGTCCCGACAGGTCTTTAATGTATTCAGCAAATTCATGCAAATCTACATCACGACCTAAATCCATTATAGTACCGGACCTCCTTTGTGATTATTAATTGCAATTTCTATTTTGGCCAATGTCTCGTTTATTTTAATAAGCACTAAGCCGACACAGGCTAGTGTTATTACCAAAATAAGGCCAACTATACTTACTAAAATAGAATTAAACATCAATCTGTCCTTTCCCGAATTCCTTTATTTGCTCAAGAGTGCTTTCCATAAACCCTTCAGCCCACTTCTTCCCTCTTTCTTTGAAGGTGACAATAAATACACTCATATCTATAGTCACATTTTTTACAATTTTGATCTCTTCAAACTCATCATCAACGTCGATCGTAATGCATTTAATCACATAATCGTTTTTCTCGTAAATAATGGCTATTACATAGGCTGCTGAATATGCTTTATACCCCGTTTTCCTAAAAAAGAACTTGTTAACAAACTTTCTTCTTAGACAATCAATCACGGTGTTGAAACCTCTCGCGCAACTCATTAATCTTTCTTTTTTCCATATCTGATCTCCTTATTGACAATAGCCCGTCTCTGTGTCTAAGAAACATTTCACATCCTCAACAGCTTGATCAACCATCTTGTTGGCCCACTCCCTTTCTCGCAATATTTTAAACTTCAAAGCAAAAGCCTCAAGATGGTATATGCTGTCAGATGTACCAACCTTTCTCTGATTAAATTCATTATTCATATATAACCCTTTTGTCTGAACAAAATATGTGCCGGCAGAATAATAAACCTTTACCACATGGCATATTGAAATACTTCCGGCAGAATTATGATGAACAAAGAATTTACCTAAATACTTCTTTCTTAATTGCTTTATTTTTCCCTTCATGATGCAGTAACCGCAGGTACTGCTGCTTGAGGCTCAGAAGGCTTTTCGTTCTTCTTTCTAAGCTGTTCAACGGCATCTTTCCTTATCCCTTCACTACTTTCCTGAAACTGAGGAATGAACTTATTGCATACATCAGAGAATGAGTGGCCATGGTCAAGCATTTCTTTAGCAAACATAACAATATCCATTGTATACCCACCCTCAACAATACTGGTCTTATGCACATTATTCTGATACTTCTCCAATATTTTACCACAAACATCTTGACTGGGATTCTGCACCTCAACGACAACTCGGAAACGAGATGGTCGGCATTTTAATGCAAAATCAATCCTATCAATGTGGTTTGCCGTCATGAAATAAATCAGCTTTTCATTATTTGAATAAGCACCATCAATTACATTAAGTAAAGTATCGAACGTGAACTTTGCTTCTTCTATCAGGCATTTTCTGCCCTCATATGTTGTATCGAAATCTTCAACCAACACAATACCTGGCCCCTTTGCTCGAGCGAACATTCTAATCAAAGAATGGTTGTCCAAATCCCTCATTAATGATAGGAGGTATATTGGAAGATTGTATTTGCATGAGAAGTGCTTAACAAGTAGGCTTTTGCCATTTCCGGGAGGGCCATGTAGGATAGTTCCTGTTTTATCCATTTGGCCACTAATGACATTTTGGATATATTGATCAATTTGATTGTACACATCGCCATACACAGATGGATAAAAAATCTTCGGCGCTTTCACTACACCAATTTTTTCAGCATCCCATGACTGCATAATATAAATAGGGATTTCTGTATTGATAATCTTCTGAGTGAGTATCATGTTCTTAAACTTATTGACTCTCCATCTGGCCAGAGTGACATTAATTATACTGTCGGTACCGGCGAACCCTGCCTGAAGCATGCGTTCTGTAATATCAATATAGAACATTATTCCCTTTAAAAATCCGATGGCCCTGAATTCTTTTGGAATAGCATCATCACAAAATTCTTCCTTTATTTTGAAGAATCTACCTTCTTGTCTCACCATGTCAAACAATACGCTCGCACGATGACCTCGTATCCGTATAGTATAAAGGACCATTGATCTGATAAGTAAAAATACAGACATCAATGATCCTGTAGCCCAAAGCCATACACTTTTTAACATCAATCATTATCCTTTCGCCATATATTAATAAGATTTATTATCATTTAATTATTTTTCTTACCCCAATCCAATGCCGCTCTAAAGCAATCATTAAAACCGTCTACAGAAATAGAAGTGTAGGCGTTCTCAGAATTCTTTGTACCGATCTTAATTACATATGTGCCGAGCTCATCTCTTTCCATTGTAACTGGATAATGAGAACAACTTCGTATCTTCCTCTTTCGAGGATCAATTAATACAACTCCGCACTTGTTGCATCTTACAGCATTGTCAGGCATGTTAATCCTTTAGGCTGGTATTAGTGGTTTGTTAGCAATTTTGTCCAAAAACTTTTGATCGACAAGATTTACCACTTCACTTGCTGATATTTTTAATTCAACAAACCAATTAGGGCTGTTTACGTTTTCTACCCTTATCACTGCTATCTGCTCACCTTTTTCTTCAACAATATCGCATTTTACAATTCTGTATATCATTACAATTCTCCTTAATCCTTTATTTTTAATTTCTGTTTGGCCCATCGCCGGACCCAGCATGAATTACAGCAAGCACCACGTTTTAAATCATTCTCATTCTTATCACAATGCATCTCTTCATTGCCACTGAATATTACATGGTCACAATTGAACTTGGTAAGAGCCAGCAACTCCGACCTGGGGAGTATAATAATACTCTGAGCGTATTCTATCAACTCTTTTATTCCCTGAATTGATAATGACTCTTTTCCATCAGCAATCTTCCGTATTTCAACTGCCCAATCTACAAGCGCTTTGTCAAGAGCAGCTATCCTTCGAAAAAGGATTCTCATAAAATATTGCGGAACTGATTTTGGAATATTCCAATCATCAGGGTCTACAGATATTCTTTTTTGACTGGTGAGTATTTCTGCTGCCAGTTTAATTAAATTGTCCTTTGTGGAAGACATTATGATTTTATCTCCTTCAAACCGGCTAGTATCCTTATATTATTTACAGGACAGTCTTCGGGATGCACAAGGTTATTATGTTCAGACAAAATGCTTCTTTTCAACCGTATACAATACGATGGAGTGATCTTATCCCCATCATGGTAATATTCTTTGTATGATTGACAATACAACAGACAGCGGTTGGCATATTTAGGCAGCTGTTCCTTACTGTGCTGTGCTGTTCCTTTATGTACCATACCATCCTTAACCATTCTGTTCAATACCCTGATCAGCTCTGATGCACACTTCTCTATCTCCATAAATCTTCCATACTCAATATTGGAATGATATTCGTTGGCTTTGGTTTTGTTTTTTGCAAAAGCCTTACTACTTTTACGAAGCTTTTCCCGACGTTTTCGCCAGCGCTTTACAAGATTGTGTAATTCAGTTAGACCCATTACCTGTCACCTCTTTCCATTTTTTAGCATGTTTTTCGAGTATAGCTTCAGCCATACACAGTTGGCCCATATCAACCTGCCATGTTAATTTATCACAAATATCAATCGCCTCTTTCCCCTTTTCCTCCAGCGTTCGAGCTCCAGCTAAAAAAGCCGTCTCAAGCCTGTTACGAAGATACTGCCCTTTAGCAGTACCTTCACAACATCGCTCACCGTCATCGGATTCAAAAAATGCATCTCTCACTTTCGCAAGAGTATTCCGAAGGTCTCTACCTGTCACAGTTTTCGTTTGGCGGTTTGCCACAAAACCTCCTTACAAATTTACCTTCTTGGATTGCGAGACGTTGGTCACCAACCTGTTTATGCTTTTTCTCCAATTTAAGATGCAACATGCTCCTGCGAGTTTTCACAAGTTCCATGTCGAGTTTTAAATTATCAACTACCACATTGATACGATCCTCTTCTGCTTCAACAGAACGCAATTCATCCATCTCGTTCATGTCAAGCTCCGCAATATCTTCTGTCTGCTGTTGCGGACAGGATCTGCATATACTTTCACGAGTGGATGGATTGAGAGCACTAAGCGGAATAGGAATCATCTTGCCACTATTAATAAGACTACCAAACAAGCTTTTTAATATATCAGGCATTTCTTCTGGCTGCTCATCAGGTGCTCTATTTTCATTTTCTTCATTCATTCCAACTCCTTCGGTTTAAATAATTCATTGCCATAATGGCTAATCGCGATTTGGTCTCGTTGTCATTTTCTTGTGCTTGAGACACTCTTCTAATATGGTTTTGCATTTTACACAGAAACATGGTCCTGCTTCATTTTGAATAACCTTTTCATTTTCGATCATTATCTCAATTACCGCAGGCTCATTACAATGACTACAATACTTTCTACCTTTTACTTTATATACTGAAATCATAATTGATCCTCAATTTCTATAGGGTATCGAAGACAACTTACAATTGCTTGATAACATTATGCCTCTCTTTCCACAGTCCAGTATGCTTCTTCTTTACGATGATGCTTGCCCTGTATGCCGCCACCTTCTCTACCGACATGTTTTGGTTTTGTAGTTAACAAAAGAGGAACAACGCTCGCCACAATGCTTAGGAACATTTTTATCTGTTCGGTTCTTGTGTTTGAATAAAGAGTTACAGATATCTTTACCTGCTTCATTTAATTGTCACCCTTTCTATTAGGTAATTAATTTTTTCTTCACTTCTTTTTCTTCCTTTCCGGGCAATAAACTTTTACCCTGTATTTTGGCGGGAATCGCCGTTCTTTAATCTCGATTATCTCGCATCCTAGATGCAGACGTTCGATACTCGCAATTGAATCACAATATACCATGCGATATCTCGGGCAGAAACTACACCCGCTGAAAAATACTATTATGATTACTGCTATCAATGTGGACATTGCAAGAATTGATCTCCATACTACATGTCCCATAAATCAGTACCCTCCTCCAATTTTGGGTTCCATTCGTTGAGAATAACTGGATTGCATCGATTGCATGGGTATTCATCATTATCCGTATCCTCATCTTTACAATTAGAACAATTTTCATCTTCCCGTAATGCCATTATTTTTTAATTCTATCTTTATAACAGCACTCGATTAATCTTTGTATAGCGAATCTTAATGTTAAAAAATCATTTTGTATTCGTATACATGGAATTGCACTGACTATCTCTTCCATATTGAAATGGCATGCGGTAAGCAGCCTTCTATAATCCCCTTTGTACTCAGAATAATATTTACCCGTTTTATCTATATAACTTTGCCTAACAACAAGATTATAATTAGGATTAATAACCCGAGCACCGCGAGTCCCTTTCGTGCGCTGTATAACATTATAATAATGGTTGACATAATTAGGAATTTTAATTTTCCAATTACCTTCAACCTTTTTTGCAATTTTTCTCCTTCGTGATGGTGGTAAGAAGCCGTCAATTAAAAAGAGCCCTTCAATATTGGGCTTTCTGTGATAAAATTTAAATTTCTTGAGAGCAGTAAGCGTATCGCCAACCCCGAAACTTTTTGCTACAATAATATGCCGTACATCATTACCATAATACTGCATACAGCTACGCCATGCTTCGAACAATCTTTCTTCCTGAGTTCGGCCGATTGTTCCCCTTCCGAAGATAAAAACATAATCGTCTTTTTCTCCATGCTTCCGTCTGACCATCTCAGTAGCCTGGAGCGCTTCATAAAAAAGAGTAGAATTATATTTTTCCTCCTTGGTTATCTCCGGCATCCAAATAGTATTATAACCATCAAGAGCCGTCATGTCGAAAGGATGGTCAGCATCCTTCTGATGAAACCGGTTCATACCAAGCATGACTGTAATTACAGTATATGGATTCATATCACCTCCTAATCATTTGAATTATTCCTGCAATTCTATAAGCTCATAATGTTTTTCGAACATGTGGTCTTCCATTGACTCGTTGGCAGACTCGTCTGTCTTGTGAGCCACAGGCTTTCCGTCAGCGTCTTCAGTAAAACCGATAACGGAATTATCCTTTGGATGTCTTAAAATTACATACCACATAACAAATCTCCTCAATATTGTTATTCCCGATTACCCGATCCTATAACATCAATTAAGCTTTATTTACAGGATTGTGGGTAAGTTGCGGAATCCCTTTAAACTTATTCTTTTTAAGATATTCATAATAAGTCGATTCACCGTCGAAAATGTATGGAAGAAAAACCTCTGATGCCTCAACTTGGTCAACGTCGATTAATGAAAGTTGGATATCAACCCAATCTGACATAATCTTCCATGCGGTCCGTTCGGCCTGATCACGCACTCGGTCTTTGTCTACTTTGGTCTTTGGCGGCCGTGACCTGTTAGCTAAAAAACGTTTCTCAACTTTAAGGACATTGGCAGGAACTTTATAAGTCATGGCGATACCATTGGTTACCAAAACAAAACACAAACCTGCAGTCCTATGTTCGCTGTCGAACCATTTTGATATGCTCGACGCGCCGTATACAGAAAGTTTATTTTCGATATGGGATATCGAGCTCCTTGCTGATACTGATGAAGTATAATTCTTTAAATTAGGCATTGAGCCACCCTTTTAATAAGTTTGATTACTTCCTACACACATTGCCTGTTTTTCCATTTTGATAATATTATCCGAAGTACATCCTGGCAAAGTGTAAAGACAATTTTGTATTGAATTCCAGTCACCATACACATAAATAATACCGCTTTTTAATTGGTCACAATCAACATATGTTATCTTGATATGCATTACTGAACCCTCCTCCATCCGGCCTGATTATCACGAAAAGGTTTGATACTGAGCTTAACACCCTTAAGCTTCTCAAATAGCTTTTTAGCTTTACGGACATGAGCAAGTTCATCGTATTTGTCTTCCGGAAACAATACACTCCGCAACCTCATTTGTAACCTGTTTAAATCATCGGGACCGGCTGCAGATATAAGTGGCGATACGAATTTTCTCACCCTTTCACGCTCGAATACAGAAATCGCTATCGATTCTTCTAGGGAGTCATATCTAAACTCTCGACCGACAAAAAGAAAGTAAGCCCTGGCAGCACCTGTAGCGGTCCCTAGGATTTTGGGACTACCCCCTTTGTGGTCATAATTTTAAACATTTTCTTGTCAAACTTATACTTCTCTGCTGAAAGAAAATCAATCAACGGTGTCGGAAGTTGCATTATACGCCTTGCCCTGACTGTGACCGCTTCTTTAATGCTTTTGTTCAAAGCTTCGGCCTTCTCTACATTCCCGGCCATCGTAAGGTCACCCTGTCTCTTGATTGCCTTTTTGATTAGTATAAGATGGCGTGACCGGTCAGGACCACAAAGATCTTCTTCATCACGGCCTCTATACCCAAGAGCAATGAACATCGCATTGCGGAAGGTTTGTACTTTATTCTGAGGAATGTCAACCATTCCATCCTCAGTTTCTTTTTCTTTCATGAGATCAAATATAATCTCATCAAGCACACCAAGTTCTTCAGCATTTGTTGAACAAATGGTAAACTTAGTATCTGGGAAGTTATCCATTGACACTTCAGTTTCAGCATACCCATCGAATATCATTCTCTCGGCGAGTTTTATATCATTCTCATCGATTACAATATCCTCGAGGTTCTGATCAGCATCACTTAGCGCCTTGTTAACCTGATTGACGGCATGTTCGGTATAATTGTCTGCATCAGCACCTTTTGCTTTACTGGTTCTATTTTTAATTTCATCAGTCTGCTGAGCAAACACATCTTTCATATCCTTTTTAGGCTCTGTTGCCCCACCTTCTTGAATGCTTTTTTTTCCCGGCGCCTGTTCATCTTTTTTATCATCAAATATTCCTTGACGAGACTGGCGTGCCGGCCCTTCACCTTTATCGTTCATCCGTCCTCCTTTTTTTTAACTATGAGAAATCTTATAGAAAGATAGTCAATGTCTAAATTTAATGCAAATAAAAAAAATAAATTGTGATTCTCATCAAATATGTGGTATAACTATTTTGATGATGGTAATTATTTTTATTAGGAGGGATTGCATGTTAGAATGTTTTACTAAATTTATGAATCAGGAGAGGTTTGCCAAACAGCTCCTTCTCGAATGTGGGGCTCTCACCTACTGTCCCAAGAACCATCACCTGGTTAAAACAACTGATGAACGCTATGTCGATTTTGCAGTTGAACTTGCAAATCAGATTTTTATAGTATGCAATAAATTTCAAACTGCCGAAGAGTTAGAAAAATTTATAAGAAATATGGCGGCAAAACACAAAATTGGTTGTGAATTTTGCCAAGACCATCCTGATAAATGTTCTCATCCTGAATCTGTTGAGGAGGAATGATGCTAAAATTTATCGTAAGTAAAAAAACGCTTCAAAACGGTTGGCTTCTTACGAAAGCCAATGACAAACCAAAGTTGATCAGAAAGGCTTTGGGTATAAAACCCCATGCTTGCTATTTCTTTTCCTATGGCAACGATCGTGGATATATCGCTTTCTATGACCATGCAAGCGGTGGGATTAAAGTTCTTGTCTCAATTGCCGGCACAGACGACATCAAAGACTGGATAGAAAATTGTGATTGTGAGTTGGATGGAATGGGCCGGCATCAAGGTTTTTATGAGCCTGCTGAGGTTATTTGGAATGATATTATTGTTCCGCATGTCAGTGCATGGAGAAATGTAAAGGCTATTGACTTTCGCGGTCATTCAAGAGGAGGGGCAATAGTAATAGGTTTATCAGAATTTGCTTCTGATATGTCAAAAGATTATCCATGGGGCAGCAATGTCATGGGTATCACTTACGGTGCACCTTGCTATGGTGATGAAAGGTGGAAGGTTCGTACAGAAGGTATAAATTTTCTACGTGTTGAAAATAAATTCGATCCCGTACCAAAAGTTCCTTTCGAACAATGGGGATACAAAAAAGAATTCCCTGTTCTCGAAATTAAACAACCCTGGCCATGGGTAATGCTTCCTATTAGAAGCCATGTGTGGTATGGGATAACAATCAAATCACATTTAACGCAAAAGGCGGTTGCTACATTTAATCGCGGTTAGGGAAAAGTTATGTTCTTTTTTAACTTATTACTCGCAGTTCTCGCTTTGCAGGTTGGCTTTCTAATTTCTCCACTTTCAAATTTTCTTGATTCTTACTGAACCATTTGTTTTACGACCGCGTTTCTTGCTATAGATTTATGCATTACATTCTTTTGGGTTATAAATAGACGTCCATCTAAGCGTCAATATGAATGGCGCTTTTGGGATTTATGGCTTTTATTACGCTTACGCAAAAGATGTTTCGAATGTAATGGGACAAAAGAGAAATGGAAACATGGTCAACCTGGCCCGTGTGGTCTGTGTAATGATACTGGATCGGTACCAAGGAATATGGTGATAACAAAGGAGGCATAAATGTGGATTGAGACTAATGATCCTGAAAGGCATTTAGACTCTATAATATCCCATTGCTACACACAATCAGAAAATAAAGATTTATACCCGGTAATAATTATTGATATTGATAGGGAGACAGATGGATCTAATCAATTAAAAGCTCACGTAATGACGTGTATTGATGAAGAATTTGGTTGGGCGATCCTCGATGACGAGCCAGATTGGATTGTAGCAGAAAAAGATGAAATGTTAAATCATGCAAAAGAAATGATCGGAGAAAATGCGTAATGGAAGCTCATAAATGGTTTAAAAATGGCGACCATCCTGAAGATGGTTGTACAGTAATGCAGGGTGGTGACGGCCTTCAGGAAAAAACTGGAGAAGGAAAGGTTGTCAGATATTTTCGCCATCCTGGAATTCCTGTTGACACACTGTGTACCAGGTGTGGTCACACAATGTATCTTCATGGATGGATTGATAAGTCGCATGGTGGCCAAGTGGCTTGCCCCTGCGATTTGATTATAAAAAATGAACAAGGTGAATGGGAAGTGTTTCGTAAAGACTGGGAGTATGATAATAGAAAAAATGAGGCGTCTGAAAAATGTCAAGAAACCCCAGAGAAAGAACAAGGTAAATAATGTATCTATGGTTAATGTCAAATAGCCAACCATGGTCAGAAGCGCTCCTGAGAGGTTATATCAGGACGAAAACAAGGAGCTGGCACGTTCACTTGCCGAAACCCGGTGATTGGGTTTTATTACATTCTCCCAAAAAAGCATGGCCAGATTGGTTCATGCTTCCATGGATGATTGATAAAAAACTGAATATAGATATCACTAAACTTCCAAAAGGTGGTATTGTTGGTATTGCCAAAACTGAGATTGTCGGTCCTACTAATCAAATAATGCCTGAAGAAGATAAGAAATACTTTCAATATGGCCATGGCCCCGAAATGAGTACAAGCTGTGCTAAACCTCAATCAATCTGTTTTACAGATATAAAACGATTGCCCTTTTTTCCATGTAAAGGAAGTCAGGTTCCCACGAAAAAGATATCAGCTGAAATCAGGGAGTATGTAAAGCATAATTTTAAAACAATATTTTCACAGTCTACAGAAGAAGAATAGAACCGGATGAGACGCCATTCTAATCTGTGGATTTTTATTAACTAAAAGGAGGTAATTGTGGATGTTGTTATCGGCAGTATTGCATTTGCACTTGTAATTTTATTGGTTTTTATACTTTTTGTATTTCTACATTTCCAAAAGATCCTTAATAAAACATCAGATAAAATCGTTGAGCTTGATAAGAGGGGCGCCGTTGCGATGGCTGGTGTTCCAATGAGTTCAGAGGGTCAAATGTATGATAATTATATGATCAGTTTTAATGGGGATCAGTTTGGTGGCAATGTTCTCGTCGGTACTCCTCGTGAATCTACTGCCTGGGTTAATGGTGATTCAAGTGGTATGCCACCTGCAGCAGAAACCCCAAAACGGGCCATATCAGTAAAGCCGATCGATGTCATCGGAGAGCTGCAACGCTCACCAACAAACTGGTCGCTTAACGAGATTGATGATAAAATTCACATTCTGGAAGCGAAGAAAGATTTTATACAAAATAGTGGTGCCGAACGTGATATTAAAGGCTTACTTCTCTGTCTCAAAAATCGTAAGAAGTGTTTTGACGAGTATGAGTATGAGCCAGATAAAAAGATGACATTCAAAACGTTCTTCGAACAGCGGGATACTACGAATGAAGCAAATATTCACACACTTACTGAAAAATATATCCATCTTGAGTTTCATCCAGCAGACATCTTCGTTCCTGAACTGCCTGATGATGCTGCAAGGATTATGATTGGCTATAGCGATGCTGTCGTCGCTTTGTGTGATAAGAAGCCCCGATTCTACGTTATAGCTAATGCAAAAGATTTCAGTAAGAAATATGAAAGTCGTGATCCAATTCTTCTTGTCCAATCCCCATTTGGTTTCTATTATCACATTTTAGGCGCTTGGGATCGGGATATGATTTACTTACCGGAATTATAATTTAATCTTTTAAGCAAAATAAGGCTTTTATTATGATGTTGAAAAAAGATAAAATTAAATCAATGAGAAATACATATTTAAGTGGCTTAACAGTTAGAGAAACTTGCTTTATAGAGAATGTGTGCCAAAGAACTATGATTAAATACTGTAGAGATATTCTTAGGAGTAAAAGTGAAGCTAAAAAAGGCAAGATGCCAAAAAATTTTGAAACTTTTATGAAAGCTAAAAAAGAATATAAAATTACCGATAAACATCGTAAGGAAATATCAGAAAGAAATAAAAGGCTTGGAATAGTTCCACCGTCGCGGAAAGGTACTATTCCTTGGAATTTTAGAGGAATAACTACAATAAACGAGAGGATTAGGAAAAGTTCTGATTATTTTAATTGGAGAAAAGACATTTTTATAAGAGATGATTTTGTTTGTCAAATTTGTGGAGATAAAGGTGGAAGATTAAGAGCTCACCATATTAAAAAATTCTCATTGTATCCAGATCTAAGGTTAGAACCTACAAATGGTATTACTATTTGTGAAAGATGTGATGTGAATTTTGTTTTCCATTACGAAGAAGAGTGGGAGTTCTACTTTTATCTAAATCTATTTAGCAGAGAAGTTATAAAAAAACTTAATTTAAAATGACCTATATTAAATGGAGGTTGTGTGTTAAAAACCTGGACCGAATATCTACCAAAGCCAGAACGAGACAACGTGTGTAGAACACTATCACGTGCCCGAAGATTGTGCATAGGCCTGACAAGGTGTCTCGTTCGCAATGATATGGTCAGGTACCACAGGTGGCAGAAGATGCATGCTGAGTTTTATGAATATGGTCCTAACTTTTTAAAGGAGGAGCCCCTTGTCTGACAAGGAATACATTGAAGAAATTCAACAAATACAATCCCCGTATCAAATGCTCGCCAAAATACTTGAAGAAATCGATCAAGGTTTCTTCGGCCACGATCCTTACTATGCTGATATTAAAAAAGCAATTGTAGAGCATGCCAAAAAGATATTGAATGAACATCCCGAATCTTATCCAAAACCGTGGATGAGTGTAACTGTCCACATCAATCCTAAATCTGGTGAGATTCACTGTGATGGTAGCCGCGAGGCCATCGAATATATCAAAGAAAAGATGTATACGAATGGTAAAATTCATGATACTCTCCACAGCATTGCTTCAATGGATAATCTCGCAATGGCTGCTATAGCTGGAACCCAAGACGATTTAATTAATTATATTAATGTACTTGTTGCAAGATGGAACATTGAACGGAAGGATGCCACATCAATTCTTTGCCCGATATGTGGAAAGCTTGGCAATTTAAATTGCCATATCATTCATAAAGAATGCTTGCATAATATTTCAAAGGTACCGCACCAAATAATGCTCCCAGGCAGTATAGTTAGACTAAAAACCGGGATGCTTGGTAATAAACCCGGTACATTCGGCGTGTGTTATGAAGGGTATCAGCTCGGTAAGCATTTTGGCTCATCATTTATATTCGAAAATGGAAAATATGACGGATTTTCCCCTGATGAGCAAGATGAATATCTCGAGTTGATTGGTCAATTTGCCGGATTGTTGAAATATCGATTTACAAATGTAATACAACTATCCGCTGATTTTGGTGCTGTTGATAGTCCGTTTAAAAAAGCTTTGAATTTTGCTAAGGAATATGATATTTAAAAAAAAGGAGGTAGCATGGGTCCCATGCCACAATATACTAAACAAGGAACTCAAAAAATAAAAGCTATTTGCGACGAGTATGGTTATGGTAATGTGATGGCTATGACCTCCATTTTGTGGCAAGGGAAACTTGAACATAGCAGTGGTGGCGCCTATTCAGTTGGTCCATGTATCGCCTCTCTTGTGCCTTGCGGTTGTCGGGATGGGTTTAAAGACAAGTGTGGTTGGTGTGCAGGAACTGGTAAAGTTACAAAACGTGTTAAAGAAGCAAAGGATCTTATCACAAAAGAACCCAAAAAAGATCCTGGCCCGCAATATGAGATACAGAAATACCTTATTGTATCAACATCCCATATCAGCAAAATGGATTCAGAAGGTGTTGATTGGGAGTGGTCAAATGATAATATTGATGAACACCATATACGTAAATTGATAGTGTATAAATTTGAATACGGCTGGGTTGTTTGGATTGATCCGAAATTAGCCCTTCCCGATTATAAAGGATATTCCCAGGCATTTAAGCATCTTATTAAGCTTGCCAAGAAGAATGGGTGTCAGTATCTCAAAATAGACAGGGATGGTCCGGAGTATGAGGATTTATCTTTATTCGATTGGTAATTATTATGAAAAAAATAACCGCAACAATAACTATTGAAATCAAAAAGCTGATATCTATGATGTCAAGTGAAAAAGTGTAAAGTTACAGATTCATGATAATTAATAATTCATTAAAAAGTATAGTAGTATCACAATTGGGCATGAACTACTATGCTTTTTTTTTATAAGGAGAATTTAATGGATGAAAAAATTGATAAATTACAAAATAAAATAAATTGGCATACCAGGTGCGAAGACAATCTTCAAAAAAAAATTAACATATTGTATAAAAAGGGAGTGCAAAAAAAAATAAAAAAACTTTTTGATAGCAAAATACTTGGAATGACAAAATGGAAGTTTGGATATGCAAATGATTTGGAGGTTCGAATTCATTGCCAAGGCAGATCGGCTGAAAAAACTATAATTGAGATTATGGGACCAGGCTGGGGCCATGAGTCTATAGAAATTCAACCTGGTATAATATTAAAATTCGACGATGGAGAAATTGATTTGATCTTTAATAATTCAAAAATTTGCAAAACATTTATTAACGAACAAGGCATTAAAATATCTATAGAAAAATATCAAGAAGTAATTAAAGGTCTTCAGAAAAAAATCAATTTTATAAAAAAATTGGTTAATATAGCCAAATAATTATTAACGTGCGGAGTATGAGAATTTATCCATTTTCGTCTGGTAAAAGGATAAAATGATATCAAGATAATCAATTAATTTAAAATTTAAGGTAAAATATGAACAAATTATCTATAGCTTTGTGTATTGTAATCGCTTTGTCATTTGGTTTTATTATAATACAGAAAAAGCATTATAATAAAAAATTAACACTAACCAATACATTTTATAAAGTTCGTGACAGAAACGACTTGTTAAGGACAAAGCGGGATTCCCTAATGGCTGAGATAGATAATCATAAAAAGCGGGATTTCCTAACGGCTGAGATGAATAATCATAAAAGCCGAAGTGTTAGTATTGATAGTGTTATTGCATTGTTGGCAAAGGCGGAAAAAAATGGTGATAAAATTAAAGAATACGAAGCTCTTGTAACATTAATCAGAATAAGAAAAGTTCTTCCGAATGCCAATATACAAGATTTGAATGCAAAAGAAGCTGTTATTTTAGAGGAGTTAAATTCTCTATGTTTAAAAACAGCTCATTAATTCGTGTGCAGTGGCAGAACCCAATTGCCCTTGAGCGTGCAGAGCTATCTACCTTTTTTAAAATATTATAAAAAATTAAATAATTTCATTCACCAAAACGTATATTATTAGCAAGGAGCAAAAATTATATGTTACCATTATAGATTACTACTCAACACCCACCGTAGCTTTATCCCCGTAAACGCAAACCGCCCTAACGCCGTTATACTCTTTAGTATAATGCAATTCAGTGTATTTTATTTAATTTTTTAAAGGAGTATAACAATGTTGCCAATAGAACAGAGATGTTTAACAAGGAAGTTTAAGGAAGAGTTAATACTCGAAGCTAATGCGCTTCGGGTTTTAAAACAGGACACGAAGGTTACTCAGAAAGATCGGAAACCTGCAGGACATCTGCAGTCTAAGATCCATACATCTAAATTCGCAATTCGACATCGGCATCTTGCTTACTGTATGCTTCGTGGAAAAACATACGAACAGTGTGAACGGAAAGTTCGTGAAGGAAATAAAGCAAATATGCTTCATGTTAAAAAGATCATTCAGGATTACACCTATGTCAAAATCGAAGAAACTATACCTGTTGCTGCGTAAGGATCTTGGGCCGAAGTATAACTTCGTCCAGGGCAACCACGCGCTTGCAGAGTACTCTTTGAGAGGTGATATCGCTCTTTACCGGGAATGGAACAATGAAACCCTGATATGTCTCGGGGTTCCTCATCTCGCAGCACTGGAGTACTGGTAGGAAGAGCTCGGACGCCGCGAAAAACAATTCGTCGGATTCAATGAGCCTGATATAGATAATCAATTAACTGCCATCGCATGTATTGACGATGGAAAAATATTCAGTAAGCTACCATTGGCTTAAGGAGAGTAGTTCAATATTTACGGCGGGGTGATGCAGCGCAAAGACATGCCCGGTTTCACGGGTTTGCGTAGGTTCAAATCCTACCCCTGCCACCATATATGTGTAAGGAGTCCAACGTTGGCAGTAAGTGGCTACTATGTAGACCCATGTTAACCGCCGGCTCCTGAAATTCGCCAGGTAGGTTCAAATCCTATTCCTGCCACCAAAAAAAAGGTGAGAGTGATAGAACGAGTGTTCAACCCCTTACACAGGATCAGCTCAAATGCTGTATGTGCCGGTGCCAGTGGTTCGAATCCACATCACTCCCACTTTTCTTAGCATGAGGCAGGCTGTGGCTACCCGGAAGGATGCCGGCAATATTCTCTTCGGAGAGTGTTGTGTAATCAGTCCTACCTCATGCGTAATAATGGGGCCGACATTGTCCTTATAAAACGCCCGTTAGCCAAATGGGAAGGCGAGGAACTCTAAATTCCTTAATTGAAAGAGTTCGATTCTCTTACGGGCGGGAATTTAATGGTAGAGCGTTGGCTTGTTTGACTTTTGCTTCGCCATTAATTATAATTAGATATGAAAAGAACTTGGACAGATGAACAATTAAGAAAAGCTGTTAAAAACAATGTTACCACCTCCGCTGTAATGAGAGAGTTGGGTCTAAATCCACATGCTAACCCCTGTTCTGTAAAAAAAAGAATAAACTATCTTAAGATAATTTGGCCCCATTTTTTAGGTCGGAGATATGGTGGTAGATCCAGCCCGATGTCTTTAAATAAAATAATGGTAAAAAATTCAACATATAAAGGAAAAAGACTAAAAAAAAGATTGATTAATTTAGGGCTATTAAAATATAAATGTTACATTTGTGGAATAAAAAAATGGAAAAATAAACCGCTTGTACTTATAATGGATCACATAAACGGTGTCAGAAATGATAATAGACAAAAAAACTTAAGGTTAGTTTGTCCAAATTGTGATAGTCAATTACCAACCTTTACAGGAAGAAATATTAAGTGTAAAAAATTACCAAAGAAAAGATGTGAATGTGGCAAAAAAATTTTACAAGAATCCACACGGTGTACTAAATGTGAGAGTAAAGAAAGGCGTATAATAAAAAATATTGATAAAGAAAAATTAATTAGAAGTGTTGGGAGTTTTGGATATAAAAAAACTGGTGACAAATATGGTGTTAGCCCCACAACTGTAAAGCGGTGGTTAAAAAGAAATGATTAATTAATATCTAGTGTTTAAATTTACCAGGCATTCCAATTAACTGGGTGAGTGGGCGTGGGAATTCCGGGAGGGTTTCCCTTTCGAACAGCGATAATGGCTACCCGCTTCTTCGTCTGTTCGATCTTTGGAACGTCCCACTCACTCTTTTTTTTTATTTATAAAGGAGGTACAATTGAGCCGATCGATTGAAGTATTTAAAAAAGAACGAATTCTTGAAGTATTACAAGAAATCGAAATTTTAGAGAATTTCAAAATTATCTACGCCTGCGAATCTGGTAGTAAAGCTTGGGGCTTTGCATCTGAAGATAGTGATAATGATATCCGGTTCATTTACGTACGCAGGCCAGGTGCTTATTTTACAGTAAAACCACGTCGTGAAGTTATCGATCGGAATAAAGGCGATATTGCAACGAGTAGTTTTATTCGCAGTCTCGAGAGGGAAGATCTTGATTTTGTCGGATTTGATATTTCTAAAGTAATGGAGCTGATATCAAAAGGAAATCCAGCCTTGGCAGAATGGCTTTATTCTCCTATTGTATACATGGAACGCCCCTTTGTTATCTCTGCCGTCAAACGATTAGCAGTTGATTTTTTTAAGAAGAAAGCGGGCATCTATCACTACGAACACATGGCAAGGAAAAACTTTACTCAATATATCATAAATGTTGAGGGTGATGTGATAGTTAAAAAATATCTGTACGTCCTCCGGCCTCTTTATGTATGTGAATGGATTATGAGAAATACCAGTGTTCCTCCAATGGAATTCGATAGGTTAATTAAATTTGCTGAAATGTTGCCTTCGGGTGGTTTTAATGATGTGAGTAAAGCCGTTGCTAGTTTGCTTCTTCGGAAAAAGAATGGCGAAGAGCTCGGCAAAGGTCCCCATATCCATGCCCTTGATGATTTTTGTCAAAAATATCTCGATGCGTATAAAGAATTTGCTGAAACTTTGAATGTTCATAATTTAACAAATAATGACTATGAGCGTCTTGATTCTGCGTTTTTCGATATAGTTTGTAAATAAGGAGATAAAGGTTGAATGATATGGTTAAGAAAAAAAGACGAATCGTTAAAGTAAAAGCTATGAAAGGTATCGCCGAATACCTTCATAATCTCACCGGTCCGGTTCTCAAAGCAAGAAAAGAACCGCTCATGAAAAGGATGCCGCCACACAACGACCCAAAACGTATCGGCACAATCACAAAATTCCTCGTTGACCTGTCAGCCCACAGTAACACGGACCTCGATACGAGTATGAGTAAAAAATTCTGGTTTGAAGCGGATATGATTGCCGATGTGACATATCAAATTCAATTGTCGAGAGGCCATGGCAAAGCTGTGAAGGGAAAGAAAAAAACTGCTACCATCCAGGTAATAGAGAACCTCCCAAAGGGTTATATCATAATAAAGGTTTTTCAATTCATGGTGGGAAATGCCGTAAGTAAGGCAAAGGCGATGAAAAAGGCAGAAAATTGGATTAAAGGGCAAAAATGATTTTGCTTTTTTAACTGTTATCTCTTGATTTATTGTGGAATAATAATTATATAAAGTAATATCTATTAAATCTATATCCATTAATTTTTTTCTTAATTCAACAAAAGGAGGTTGGGCATGCACAATATTTTTCGTGTGTCTGGTATGTTCGTCTGGTTAATTGTACTATTATTGTTTTCTACATCAAGTTTCAGCAAGCCCCCTGTTAATATTGACAAAGCAACTGAGCTGGGGTCAATAGACATCGAGGTTGACAATGTTATTTTGACTGATATTGTTTTTTCAGAATTCTACATCGTCGCAGAAGAGGCGACCCTATTTGGAAAAATTGAACATCCAGGCAATTACAATGGGATCGAACATCCAGATGGTTTAATGAGGACATCATTTATAAACGATATGAATTGTTGTGAATTCAAATTTGTTATTAAGAATGATAAAAGTGATAAATTGTATAGTGGTAAATTGTATAGCGGAAATATTAAATACATAAAAAGTTCCGGAAGGATATTCACGTTAAACGTGCTTAAGCTACCCATGGTAAGCGCCTAAGTGTATTAAGAATAAGCTTTTTTAAAATAATGAAACCTCTTCAGAAATGAAGAGGTTTTTTTTATTTTACAATTATTTTTTTTAGCTGTTATCATCATGTTTATTCTGGTATAACAATTATAGATGGTGTTAGCCAATATTCTTTTTAAAGGAGGGAGTATGAAGGGTAAAATTGATCATGAAGGTAATTTAATAATTCAAGTCCGTGGAGAAATGACGAAACAATTCTGTCCGGATGGAGAAAATAAAGAGTGTAAAGATTCATGCGCGCTGTTTGGCGAACCTATAGAAAGTATAAAAAACGGCCAAACATGCGTTTCGATAAAGCTATGTCACAAAACACTTCACTTTAACGATTTTGAAATCGATAATATAAAATTAGTTTCCCGGGACAGGGAAGCGCTTGCTGTTCTGGTTCTGGAATGGGCTGAAAAATGGCTTAACCATATACCTGATCATGCTCACCAGACATTAAAAGAAATCTGTGATATCAGGGAAAATAAATAATGCCAGAACAACAACCAATAACCAGAGCTGATCGTCTTGCTGCAATTGATCTATATCAAAAAGCCCTAAACGGCACAGTCTTGCAAATCGCCTCAAGAATTAGTATTGCAAGAAGTTATGTTGGAGAGTGGGATAGGACTGAAGATTTTGTTGAATACAAATGTCAATGTGCACTTAAAAAAATAGAAGAAGCCCCAGAGCATCTTCAGAAATATTTTAAATGTGAAAGAGAAATAAGGAGTGATGTTGAAGAATATTATGATGACCATCTAATTATGCTTGCCAGGTCTGTGTTTTATTTAGGGACTAGTTTTAATTATAACTGGAAAACAGTTGCTAAGATAATGAGTAATATTGAATGTTGTGATACTGATTATTATTAATTTTACTTAAGCGATTGAAATAAAAATAAGGAGGATTATAAGTGCAAAATGAATGGCGAAAAAAGATGTATAACAAATGGCTGTGCAAGCTCCTTAAGAAAGCTTTAAATGATAAAATTATTGCCGGGTTGTTTATGATGAATCTCGCCCCTGAAGCCCAAAGGCACATGGGTAAGGTTGGTTTAAAAACAAAATCTAACCAACAACTGCGTTCTCTAATTGTTGAATATTTTAAAAAAGAATACTTCATTGCAATTATCGATGCAGAAAACGAATATTGGTACGCCGGGTTCTTCGAACTTATCAAAATACCATCTCATATAATCCAGGGTACCGTTCATTATAAAGGGAAGTGGATTGGATATTGCAAAGGGGGTTTAATTAATACTGTCTCCATAGAAGGGGTTGATAAATGATAAAATCGATAAGAATACAACTGTTAAAATACAGAGCCCGGTTGGTTTATAAAGCATACAATTCAGAGCTTGATGAATTCAGCTGTGGTGCCTCTCTCGCTTTAACAATCAGGCCCAGCATCGGCCGGTTGTCGAAAAAATTTAATACAATTATGGATAAGATTCAAAAATTAGATCCCACAGCCCCCAAAGGAAGGCTTGAATAAAATGCTTGATGAATTACAAAAAAAGGATGCTGTCCAGTTGTGGAAAAAAGTGTTCCCAACAAAAACCCAGCTCGGCAATATCAGTGAGTACTCTATTGCAGAAGCGCTTCATAATTATGAATATGATACAATAAACGAATATATATCGGCCATCGCCTCACAATATACCGGAGAGATTGAAAATACCGTTCCAATCCATCTTCATGAGTTTTTTCCAGATCAATATGAGATGGTGGAAAAATTGAATTTAAAATTCTACGGCCAGATTGTTCGGCTTATGCATTACATATTTAATCTGGATAATGCAAGTCCATATTACCGTTACTATAATATCCATGCAGAAGTAAATAATATCAGCAGTTGCGACGCTGAAGCTCATTAAAAAAAAGAAGGATATGTGGAAAAATTAAATATATCAGACATAATTAATTTATTGTCAAGGAGAGGTTTTATGCAAATTACTTTTGATACAGCTGAGCACAGTGTGAAACCATATGGATTTCTCCTGATAAAAGCTGTTCATCCAAAAGAGACTTTCGCTACTGAGACTATTGTTGAATCCTTCGCCAGGGTTGTCAGAAAAAAATACAATAAGACGTATTCTTATAGAAATTTCGCCTATGAATATGATGTGTCAATGCTTGATGCACCTTTTAATAAAGTAATTATGGTTGATTTCATACCTAAATCCAATTTCTGGAAAAGCTGTCATGAATTAATGCAAATGTTCAGACTAGTGTTTGATGTTGAATGTGTTGGTTGTAATGGTATATGGCGGTATTATTTAGGAAAAAGATGCTCCGGCTGTAGATATGAACAGATATTAAATCCAGACCTTGCAACATCATTTAACCATTTAATGGAGGAAGCTTTTGGTACAAATAAAATTTGATGCTATAATGCATTCCGATATTAATAGTGGAACCTTCATAGCCACTGTGGTTAATGAAAATGGTCTCCAGGAAACTGGTACCAGATTTAATTCAAGCACTTTTAACAGATTTGTCTGGAAAATACATAGAAGATATTATTCATATCATAATTATGATATCACGTTCGGGAATTCAAACAAAAGTATAATAATATGCGATCGTATACCAATTACTACCACCTATGACTTCTGGAAGAAAATAAAATATATGATCATTGCCATTAGAGGGCTTTGTCTTGAAATCCCATGTGCCGGTTGTAATGGTGCATATCTGAAATGGGAACGGCGGTGTTTGTGTTGCGATCAGCCCCATGTGACCGAAGAAGATCCTGCAATAATTAATGTTGAAACGGAATTTAACCAATTAATGGAAGGGGTTTTTGGCGAGGGGTATTGAGACAATTTATAAACCTGGCACTTCTGATGTGGTAAAAAATTACTTAAGGGTGTATAACCGAAGGGCCCCTTACCGTTGCTAAAAAGGAGAATTGTAAAATATGAGAAGATATTTGCTCGTCAGTATTCTTTCGGGAGCGAAGAACGTAAACACTACTATTAGCGAACTATCATCTATTAAATGGATTTGTGGTGTTAAACTATTACCGGTAAAGCTTGGTAATTCAATACAGAAAGCCCTGTGTAAGAAGGAGCGCAAGTTCAATCTCAAGGAAAGAGAAATCTTGATGGATATCGCAAATGTGCTTGAATCGACTCTTGGCTACATCTCATCCATCCAGCACGGAGAAAATTTAGATAAACTGCAGGATAAAGTGCAGGTCCTGAAAAGGAAAATACTCAAATAAGGAGGATAAAGTGGTGCCTGAGAACCTGGTGTTGTTTATATTATGTGTTATGGGAGCTATTACGGTTCTTTATCTGTATCGTATGATTATTCATAATATATTCAATTCTAAAAAAAAGACTTCTATTAATTATGAAGGTGTATCGATTTCGAATGTTAGTGGTAATAAAGAGTGGGTTGATGGTGTTAAAAAGAAAATCGATACCTGGATCACTATCCAGGAGAAAAGGATGTGTCCGGTATGCAGTGCTCACGATTCAATGCTAAAAGGCCCTAGTGGTGGTTTGGCGATGAATATTAAATGTTCAGAATGTAAATCAATATTCTGGATATCGCCAATTAAGGCGATGGGAGCTTATAAAATATAAATAGAGGATAATTAAACCGCTTCCGCAAAATAATAAATTCTCAAAAGAGAAGATTGGAAATGATTATGTTTAAAATTATATTAACAGCCTTAGTGCTAAGTTTTTGTTTATGCGATCCTGTATCGCCAAGAATGGACGTTTCTGATGAAAAGAACGTCGAAATTAAATTTCATCGAACGAAAAGTTACCCCAATGGTATTAAATGCACCTATACCATATGGGTACTTGAAAACACTTTTACAATAGACGAAAGGCCTTTTGCAATACATTGTATTGGGGATACTTCCCATAGCTACTATCAAGTAACACTGCCTGAACATCAGAATGTTATCCTGCGTGCTTATTATATATATAAAATCCCCGGGGATACAACTTATTACAAAGTAACTGATACCCTAACCCTTGAATACGATTCTATAGAAAATAATACCAGGATTTGGTGGTATTTGAAAAGTGTTACTGATTTGATAATTTGATACAAAAGATGCCTTTTATGAAATATAGGTGGGGAAACGTTTAATTCCTCACCTTTTTTTTAAATGGAGAATGGAAGTGAATAAAAAAGAACATATTAGTAATATAGCACTGGTCCGCGGTAATTGTGTACCAAAGCCTAATCAGAAATACCGGTTCTGGCCCGTCGATGATTTTATCGGTATTTATGTGAAAAGGTCTTTTGAAGATGTTTGATACCGGCCAACTGGAGCGTCTCTGGGTGCTTATATCTGAAAAGACAGTTGAAGGTACATTGATAGGTACCATTGCCAATACCCCGGCTTTAAATGTCGGTGTGAGGGGCGGTGATATGGTTGAGGTCCAGGTAGGAGAGATTGAGGCTGTCTACTAATGGTTAACTGGAATATCTTAAAAGAAAAAGCTTGCACAGGATTTTGATTTGATATATATTACTTATTACCGGCTATCCTCTAGCCGGAGTAAAAATCCTTAAACTAAAAATAACTGTGTTCCAATTTTTTTACATATACGTAAGGGAAATACCCTTATTGATATAAACACCCTTTTTACTTGCATATTTGTCATTAAATTATATTTTTTAAAATTAATTATTCAATCTCTATATGTTTATAGAACATAATTAATCAATTAATTATATAATTAATTATATATCAATGTATTATATAATATTATATTATATATATAAAAATATATATATATATATAATAATAACTTATCTTTATATATGGCTTGACAAAATGAATACTTTCATGTATCGTGTAACCAAAGTGTTACAAGAAAAATGGGTTTACACCAAATCTATAGTGACAAACCCGCAAGCTTTACTTGCACTTTATGTCATCATGGGATCTAGATTTTGTTAAACGCTTAAAATGAGTTTGGCACAATTCTTGCAGGTACATGAAACCACTTATTTCGTCAAGAAATACTGAAAAATAAGGCATTGATTTTTCGTAAATCCTTGCCACTTTGTAAAGTAATCCATAAATTTTTAATCGCTTAAATGAGGAGTTTGAGTTGAAAAAAAATGAAAAGCTATACCCTTATGACTATTCCTGCAAATGTATTAGGCAAATAGTCGGTAAGATCTATCGCACAAGAATAAGTATGGCCCTGGCAGCTAAATTAAGAAACATCGTGGGCCAGTGTTTTGAGATTGATGATAAAACAGTTGCTGAAATAATGGCTGATTACTATCTCGAATTGAATGAAAAAATAGATCCATATGATTTCAGTGAATTAATACGTCGGTTTATCAGGCATGGAAGGCCGATTGATGAACTTAGGACTAAATTGTATGATTTTATCGACGGGGTGATTGGTAGCATCCACAAAATGGGATGGAATATAAAAGATGTCGCTGAAGTATTTAAAATTGGCACTATAAACTTTATGAGAAAAAAAAGGGGGAAATAATTGTTTTTAAAAGGTAACGCCGTTCCGGAAGGGGCGCGCAAAATATTCGAAGAATTAAGAAATTTGCCATGTCCCCATTATGATGATATTGCTGAATTAGAAAATGACCAAATGGGAGCGGGGAACAATATCAGACAAGACGCCTGCTGTCTGGGAGGGCAGTGTGACTGTCCTGATGATTGTCCGGTGATAACTGTATTGCTCGCATATATTCCATGGAAACGTGAAATGGTGCAGGAGGAAATGGATGACCGTGAAATGGTGAGGAGGAGGTATGGAGGAAGGGGTGATCATTATCAAGATTGTGAAGATGATGAAGAAGATGGAGAAAGGGCAACCGGTAGTGGGTTTGTTGCTGAAATCACTATGTTTGGTACCCATATGGTTCAGGGTGAAATATATGAAATACAATTAAAAGACAACGGTTGGTTTAATGGTATATTCCATCATTACGATGAAGTGGCAGACCAAGTGGTCTCGTGGGCGGGCAATGTGAGTAGCAGAATTAATGTTAATGATATTGCTAATATTATACCTGCAACGAAAAACGATCGACAATATGAGTATATTACCACCATTAAGGGTGTTCAGATGAAAACTGGTGAGTTTTACAGGATCTTTGAGACTGATGGTAATACATATGTCGGTGAATTTGATCGTTTAAATGTTAATAATAAATATATTTTGATGTGTGAAGGTCAGAACCTCAGCCATATGATTAGAATAGATAGTATTGGCCATGTTGAGCTGCTGGATGATAAAGAAAAAGTTGAGCCTGCCGAGGTGGTTGAAAGTACTGGGTAAAAATATATGAAAAAGTATTAGTTTTTTTTAAGAAATTGTAGTATATTAAGAAATGTAGATTTTATCTGTATTTTTTCCATATACCAGCAGGTGAAGTATGACTGATAATGATATTGTCACAGTAAATTTAAAACTTCCCCGGGGTAAAAGGAGAGAGTTTAAACAGACTGTGAAGAAACAGAACCATAAATCCATGCAGCTCGTTCTATCTGCTTTTGCAAATGCATATATCGAAAAACCCGAACAGTTTTGTATTGAATTAGGAGGGACAGGGGATGGACCATCCATTCGGCAAGAAATTGAAAGTTAATCCAGAAAATATTACCTATGGGTATGAGTCGTTCCACGGATTTGATGTCAGGATAGTTTATCTGAACGGAAGCCTTAAGAGCGAGTATCATGTTAAATCGCATGAAGATATAATAAATAATGAAGAATTACTTATTATACTTAGAAAGAGTCTGAGTAAAGACTGTGAAGTTGGGTTCGTCGATCGAACTGGAATTATCACTCTTGAATTTCCCATTTATATAATAGTAAAAAATCCTATATTGGTTGATGAAATGCCAAATGTATGGATTGATATTCAACAAATTGTAAAGAAGGAGAACTCTTGAACGATTTAAATGCTGGTGAACCACATCTGGATGGTGAGGGAGAATATACACCTCCGGAGAGCAATCAGCCTGCAGAGAATGAAAAAGATGATGATGATGTGCAGGAAAAGCAGCCGCACCCTGATGATAGTCAGGATCAGCAGGAGGCCACGCAGGAAGCTGATGACGGTATGATCGATGAATCTGATGTTGAGCTGCCGAGCGATGATGCGGTAGAGCTCACAACGCCGGCGCCGCCCGGGGAAGATGAACCTGTTGTCCCGCCGGCTGACGAACTGCTTAAGCAGATGGCTGACGAGGATGAGGATAAAAAAGTCGGACCGAGTCTTGAAGATGCTGTTGCCGAACCGGTAGTGGAAGATATTCCTATTGTAGATGACGCAACAGAGGGGGAAGAACCCAAAGGTGAAACCTCGTTTCCGGCAATAGAAGAAGGTACCGGTATTGATTTGAATAAAACGGTCGAAGCACAGGTTTTATCCCAGTCACAAAAACCTGGATTTGATACTGAACAGACCCAGGATGCCAGATCAGACACTCCACAGGAAGGTGGAATAGCACGGAACAGAACCACTGGTAATCAATTCCATAGCAGGGGGAAGCCGGAAGGTGAACAACTTAAACCAGGCGGGCAGGTTCAAATTGATCGCAGTGAAATGTATGAGGTTGCCGGTTTTACAGCATCATATGAAAAAGTTCGTGGCCAGGGGATGGTTAATGTTGAGATCCGCGATTATTTTCTTGATATAGAAACAGTTATTGCCAGTGTGAATGGTGATAAATATCTCATGCCTCTTCCGCAGGGATATAAAATTGTCGAAATAGTAGCAGGTGCTCCGACAATCAGTTATAAAGACAAAATGATATTTGAGTATATTAATGGCAAGTGGAGAAGAAAATAGGTTAGGGACTATCTTCTTTCTAGTGGGAATGGGGAAACGGTCACACGAGCCGCCTCCCTGTTTTTTTAATATATAAAAGAAAGGAATAACCTTGAATTTTAAGATTGGTGATACTATTGGGTATCTTAAATTAATTAAATACATTAAACCAGTATATACCGGAGAGAGGTATGCGTCAGGAAATAAAAAATATATACCAAGTAAATTTATATGTATGTGTAAATGTGGCGCTATTATAAAAGTTAAAAAATGCAATTTGGCATCTGGCCATACAAAATCATGTGGCTGTTATAAAAGTAAGCTTTTAACAAATCGCTCAACACACAGATTTACAAATCATAAATTATATACTAGATATAATAGTATGCTTAGAAGGTGTTTTGATAAAAAAGATGACAGTTGGATTAATTATGGTGGGAGAGGTATATCAATTTGTAATAGATGGGCTGATAAAAATAGTATAAAATTTAATTCTAAAAAGTTTATGAATTTCATATACGACATGGGCTTCCCGTCAAGTAACAACCACACAATAGATAGAGTTAATAATAGTGGTAATTATGAGCCATCAAATTGCCGATGGGCAACACAAAAAGAACAATCAAGAAATACCAGATTTAATAAAATTTTAAATTATAAAGGTAAAAATTATACACTTCCAGATTTGGCTGATGTAATTAACATATCACCAAAAACACTATCTGTAAGAATTAATGATTGCGGATGGTCAGTTGAAAAGGCTGTAGAAACGCCATTGAGAGTGAACAAAAGAACAAAAGAGAAATATCGAGAAGGAATTAAGTTAATAAAGTAAAGAAGGTATATGAAAAATTATGTAGTCGGATTTATGTTTAATCAGCTGATGAGTAATGTTGTACTCATTAGAAAACAAAAACCAGCATGGCAGCTCGGGGCATTAAATGGTGTAGGGGGCAAGGTGAAAGGTGGAGAGTGTGAATTAAATGCCATGATACGCGAGTTTGAAGAAGAGGCTGGTGTTCATTATGAAGATTGGAGGAAATTCGCTGTTATAACAGATAATGTAAATTTCAGTGTATCGTTTTATACAGCAGCTGATTGTAAAGCATTCAAGGATGCTAAGACTGTAGAGACCGAAACAATAGTAAAAAGCAATATACGCGGCCGAGGAGATATAGGATTCTGTATCGACGGGTCATGTATATACAATTTAAATTGGCTAATTCCATTAGCCTTGGACGAAAAGATAGATGGTTGTGTCGAATTCGTTCACCTACCAAACGGGCCATCAATCGGCTCGGGTAATTTTCTCAGACTGAACAGCGGTGTAGAGGCACACACTGAAGAGCCGACACTTGAGCCGCAGTATTACAAAGATGCTAAGAAAAAAGAAAATTAGCGATTAATACATTATCGTTTTTTATAAATAATAACAAGGGAACTTTATGCCTAAAATAGCGATTATAATTGAATATGATACGCCGGATGATCCGTTATGGTTGAATCCGGATAATGTATCGCTTGCGCTGCATGCGTATTGTAAAAATACGAAATTCAAAGTTGGATGGGCAAAGGGAGGTAACCCGTGGGTCGGACTAGAAACTATGCATCCACATCCTGAGAAGTGTCCAAAATGTGGTAGTGATGAGGTTTATTATGAGCGGTTTACAGAACATCCTGGTGGCACTTATGCGTGCCATAGTGGTGGTGATTGTGGATGGACAATGCCGGCAAGGATTAATCAAGAAATGTGGGAACAGGTTTCTGGAGATACGGTTGATAAACACTTTCCTATATTTAAAATAATCCGCAAAGGACCTACAAAAGAAGCCAGAGAAACAATGGTTGATATAATTAATATGGTCGGCCAGACTGTTGAAAATGGTTATGGTGATTGTAAACTATGCGGAGAAAGGTTCTACGGTAATTTTGGAGAAGTTCTTGAACAGTTAGGTAACCATGGTGAAGAAAAACATCAGGACCATTTCAGAGATATTAGTTCTGCTGATGAGTAATTATTGGTTAATATAGGAAATTGCTTTTATGGTTATAGGGCGTGTTAACGAGTTCAATTCTTGTGGATGGATGTGGAGAACGCACCAGCCGGTGACTATTAATAATGGACAGCCTGTATACGGGCTTATATTATATGTCGCTAACTCCTGTTGTGGGGCACGCCCGGAACGCTATGGAGGCAATTTTCTACGCCAACTAATAAAGCTAGCGGGTAACTATTAATAAATAAAGAGAGTGAATAAATTATGGTGCCAAATGACAAATGATATTAAACAAATTCAAATAATTTACAGGAGGATAAAAAGTTTTGACTATTTTAACACATTTCCCGCACGACACTTACCGTCAATTCCAAAAACCAACCATCCTCACGATGGAAAAGGCTTATAATGACGGTTCTAAATATATAATTTTAGAAGCACCATGCGGATCTGGCAAATCACCTATGGCGATTACGATGGGTATGCATTTTGCACCTTCGTACTTATTAACATCTCAAAAAGTTTTGCAGACTCAGTATGTTCACGATTATGGCTCTCCTGACTTTGCCGAATTGATGGGTAGGAGTAATTATCCATGCGAACAGATGGAAGACAGCACGTGTGATGATGGTTTTTGCACAGTTGGTAGGTGTCCGGATCCGAGTTCGTGTCCATATGAGACTGCAAAGAAAATAGCTTTGAATTCAAAAATCGCACTGATGAATTATACCTATTTTTTATATGCGACCTATTATGCGAAGATATTTCCACCAGTAAACATGATAATTTATGATGAAGCTCACGGTGTCGATAAAGAGTTAATGAACTTTGTTGAAATAAAGTTTACATCGAAATATTTAAGAAAACTTGGTTCGATATCTGACATTCCGGATTACGAAAAGGTTGAAGATTATCATTCATGGCTCAAGCAGTTATCTGAATTATTTGCCGGAGAGGTGGTATCGAATGAAAGTGCTATTGGTGAATTGAAAATAAAATTCCAAAATGCCAATTCTGGTGGCGACACTATCATCGAAAGTATTAAGCGCCTGCATAATATAAACACTCGGCTTGAAACGCAGATATTGAAGATAAAAAAGTTCTTCGAGACTTCTAATGAGAATGAGTGGATTCATGACCTAAAGAGGGATAAAAATAATAGTGACCATGATCAGATATTTTTCAAACCGGTCACGGTAGCCCCATACGCAAAAGAGCTTTTATTTAATTATGGTGATAAGCATATGTTGATGTCTGCCACTATATTGGATAAGGTAAATTTTTGCAAGAACCTTGGCATACCGGAAGGGGAGGCTGTATTCTACCGGGTTCCTTCCACGTTTCCTCCGGATGGGCGTAAAATATTCTTTATTAATACCGGTTCGATGAGTTATACCAATATAGAAGAGACCCTCCCCTTTATTACGAAAGACATCTCTGACATAATGGATGTGCACAAGGACCATAAAGGACTAATTTATACTCATAGTTTTAAAATATCAAGGTATATTAATGATAAAATAGAACCTAAGTATAAAAGCCGATTAATTGGTCATGATGGCGGTGACCGGGGCCAGGCATTGTCTTATTTTATTACCCATAAACAGCCGAAGGTGATGATATCGCCATCGCTCAGTGAGGGAATTGATTTAAAAGACGATCTTGCCCGATTTATTATAGTTGCGAAGATTCCATTTGCATTTCTTGGAGATCCTCAGATTAAACGGAGGAAGGAGATAGACCCGGGATGGTATGTATGGAAAGCTGCTTTAACACTTGTGCAGGTAACCGGCCGCGGTGTTCGTCATAAAGACGATTGGTGCCATATTTACATATTAGATTCAGCTTTCAGAGGTTTTCTTATCCGAAACAAAAGGTTTTTTCCTAGATATTTTATTGATGCTATCCAGGAGTAACTATGGAAACAATTCTCAAAAATTGGGTTGAATCAGATGTTGGTTTTGTTCGCAAAGATAGAATGGTGAACGGAATTGGACTCAACAGTTGGGGTGGATTATGGAAAGAATTTGCAGACTTTCTTGATGAGGCAGGTACGCCTGTTTTTGCAAATGAGTACCTTGCAGAATTTTGTAAACCACCCCTTGCAGAAGGTTATGCAAACCATTCAGGGAACAGAACGGCCCGTCGGACAAATAGAAATAATGACATGCTTCCTGGCGAAATGTTAATGAATCCTGTAAATGAAAGATTCAGACGGTATATGGATGGAATATTTACGGGTGTTGATTTTGGTTCTTCTGAATGTAGTATGTCGTCTATTACTGGTTCAAATGCTGATGGTGGGTTGGCAATTTCTGGTGACAGTGATTCGGGCAATAGGTTTTACATATTGAACAATAAATTTTACCCATTAGGAGGCGATTCAGATGAATCTCCGCAATTTGGTACTCCACTTTTATCAAGCTTCTTTGGTACATGATAGATATAAAATCGATACTGATAGTAAACATGAATTTATTAAATGCCCATTCTGTAGATCTATATCTAAAGTGTACCCATGGTCGCTTCGGCTAATTGGTAAGCTTTGCCTTCATTGTGGGGCAAAGCATTTAGCGTGTGGGGTGACCTTACCTCCTTATTACCGCAAAATCAAGAAAAAGTTTTTGTAAAAGTGAAAGTTTTTCTTATTTCGTTATAACCAATCCTATTCTGGTATAACCATTTTGTAGAGATTAATTCATATTAAAGGGCGTAATAGCCCTTTACTTTTATAATTCATACTAATTTAACAAGGATAGGTTAACAATATGGAAGGATTAAATTTTAAAGATTTTAAACTTGCGGTTCAAAAACAATTTGATTCTATGAGGAATCAAAAATTATTTGTCGTAAATGTTGAGAAAGACACGTTGTGGAACACCTATCTCGGAAGCTTCCCTGAAGGAATAAATAAAATGTTCAGAGAGCGTGTTGAATACGACTGTCAATCATGCAAGCATTTCATAAGAGCATGTGGACACGTAGTTTCTATAGTTGACAATAAGTTAGTATCAATATGGGATATCGAAATAGACGGGCCCTATAAGGTTGTTGCTAACGAATTGTCAAATGTAGTAAAATCAAAACCGATCAGGGATGCATTCTTCTATTACCAAAACACTGTCGGTACTGATTATAATACCCAAATGCTCGACGATGGTGAAACTATGCGGTGGGGACATTTTTTTTTAAAACTCCCTGCAGATGTTGTTAAACCGAATGATGAGATAGGTACCGTCTTATCCAGCCTGAGAACTAATAAGGAGATGTACTTGAAGGCGATGAATGAAATATCATTATCTGCGGCGGAAACATGTCTTGACCTTATTGAGCAAAATTCGCTATATCGCGGTGAAGAGCATAAGGATACAGTTGAGCTTTTTATTGCTGAAAAAAAGAAGTTCGATTTAGTTCTGGAAGAAGATCTCGATATTTATTGCTGGACAACATCACTCAGGCTTGGTGGTTCATCCAGAATGAGAAATTCTGTCATTGGAACATTGCTTGTTGATATATCTAATAATGTAGAGCTTGATGATGCTGTACGTATGTTCGAATCGAAGGTGGCTCCGGAGAATTATAAAAGGCCAACTGCATTGATCACCAAAGGGATGATAGCTGAGGCACAGAAGAAAGTTGCCGAGCTCGGTATTGAGAACTCTCTCCAGAGGAGATTCGCGATCGTTGATGATATCACTGTCAATAATGTTATCTTTGCTGATCGTGAGGCCAAGAAATCGATGGGGGCACTTGATGTTCTTGAGAGTGAGGTTGCTGTCGATGCAAAAAAGTTTAGCAAGGTGGAAGAGATTGGTATTGATAATTTTATAAAAGATATTCTTCCAAACGTCGATACTGTTGAGCTAATGTTTGAAAACAGGCATATAAATAATCTCATGAGCCTGATCGCACCGATGCAACTTGGTACGAAGAGTATTTTTCGATGGCATAACAATTTCTCCTGGGCTTACAATGGAGAGGTTGCTGACTCTATGAGGGAAAGAGTTAAGAAGGCCGGTGGAAATATTAGTGGGGTTTTGGGCCTTACTCTTGGATGGTTTAATTATGATGATCTTGATATACACCTTGAAGAGCCTAATGGTAATCATATCTATTATTCCAATAGGAATATTACCCATCCGTCATCAGGTAAGCAGGATGTTGATATGAATGTAGGCGACAACGGATCAAGGGAAGCTGTTGAGCATATCGTGTATACCAACAGGGCAAAAATGCAGGAGGGCACATACATATTTTTCGTAGAGAATTATTCTCCTCGTGAAGATGTCGATGTCGGATTTGATGCTGAAATGGAATATGATGGGGATATTCATAAGTTCCATTATAGCAAGCGTGTATCTGGGGCTGGAAGGGTTGAGGTCGCTATATTTACCTTTTCAAGAAAAGAAGGTATTACGATTACCAAATCGCTACCATCCACAACAGTCAGTAAAACTGTATGGAACATACCAACCCATCAGTTCCATAAGGTTTCTATGATTATGAATTCTCCTAATCACTGGGATGGGCATAAGACCGGTAACCGTCATGTATTTTTCATTCTCGATGGATGTAAAAATGAGAAAAAAGCCAGGGGATTTTTCAATGAATTCCTCAGTAATGAGTTAACTGAGCACCGGAAGGTGTTTGAGGTACTTGGTTCGAAGCTTAAGGCCGAAGAGTCTGATAATCAATTGAGCGGCCTGGGTTTTTCGAGTACCAAAAGCAGTTCTGTCCTGTGTAAGTTATCCGGGAGTTTTTCTCGTACTATTAAAATAAACTTTTAAGGAGTGTGTAATGGACATATTTGCTTACGCGAGCCGTAAGAAGCTCAGATTCGAAACACCCAAAGGCAACCTTTCTACAGAGGACCTTTGGGATCTTCCGTTAACAGCTAAAGAAGGCAATCTGTCGATTGATGTTGTTGGTAAAGCCATGACAAATGCTGTGAGGGATAATGAGGGTAATGAAGCATTTGTTGTTGTAGAGGGCTCCGAAGTAGACCCTTCATTAAAAATAAGGCTCGGTATTCTTGAGCATATCAGGGACCACAAGGTTAATTATGCTAACAGGGTTGAGAAGGCCATACTGACAAAGGCCAAGAAGCAGAGGCTTATGGAGCTTCTTGAGAAGAAGAAGGGTGAAGCTCTCGAGGACCATTCCGTCGAAGAAATTGAGAAAATGCTGGAAGAGCTGTAAATGGCGTGATTTTGGTTCGTAATCTGGTATAAGTATAGTGTAAGATATAAACAGCCCTCACCAAATGAGGAGAAAGGAGGCTCAAATGAAAGAGCTTCTTAAGTATGCAGCCGGCACGGCTGTTGGTGTACTCGGAACGATTTTCCTTCCGAAGATATTCAAGAAACGCGAGAAGGAAGAAAAGAAATCCGACGCCAAATCAGAATCGTAATATATCGGAATTGAGGATTTAAACCAATGGGTGGGTCCTCAATACCAAAGAGTTGAACGCTGTACAGGTTCAACTCTTTTTTTTAGCTAATAACTTTGCAATATTTATTATTTTATGCTATATTAATAATATGCTTAAAACATATAAATATAGAATATACCCATCAAACAAACAAAAACGTTTCCTCAATAATATATTGGAAGAGTGTCGATGGTTGTACAATCATTTATTGTCTGAAAGAATATGTATTTGGAAAGATAAAAAAGAATCTATATCATGTTTTAGTCAAATGAATAGTCTAAAATCAATTAAAAAAAATAGACAAACGATTAAAGGTATTTATTCACAAGTATTACAAAATGTTGTTATTAGAGTAGATCTTTCTTTTAAATCATTTTTTAGAAGATGTAAGTCAGGCGAAAAGCCAGGACACCCAAGGTTTAAAGGTACTGGGTGGTATGATTCTTTTACTTATCCTCAATGCCCAGAAAGTGGATCACCATTTAATGTTGGTAGCACACATATAAATCTTGCAAAAATAGGATTAATTAAAATAATAAAACATAGAGAGATGTTTGGTAGTCCTAAAACATGTACTATTAAAAGAACCCCAACTGGAAAATGGTTTGTTTCGATTGTATGTAACAATATCCCTATAAACAAATTACATAAAATTAATAATAAAATTGGTATAGATGTTGGGTTAAAAACATTTGCCGTATTATCTAACGGTGAAAGGATTAATAATCCTCGATTTTTTAAAGAAGAAGAAAAAAAAATAATTAAGATACAAAGGCGTTTTTCAAAAAACAATACATCAAAAAATAAAAAATCAGTTGCACTGCGGTATGAAAAGGTAGGGAGCCAAAGGAAAGATTTTTGTCACAAATTGTCTCGAAATATAATAAATAAATATAATGTAATATGTGTTGAAGATCTTAATATAAAAAATATGGTAATTAAAGGTAAAAAGCCAAAATTATCAAAATCAATTAACGATGCGGCGTGGGGTCTATTTCTTAATATATTGTTTGTCAAGGCTGAAAGTGCCGGACGAACAGTGATTAAGGTAAACCCAGCCTACACTACTCAAGATTGTTCTAATTGTGGAAATAGACAAGTTATGAAACTGTCTACTAGGCAATATGAGTGTTATAAATGTGGATTAAGTATTGATAGAGATCTCAATGCCGCAAAAAATATATTAAGTGTGGGGTTACACACTTTAGCTTATGCTTAAAAGATAACAGTTTTATCTGTTATAATAATCACATTCTTGGTATAACCATAATAGTAATGGATAGGTATTATTTTTTTATTATGAACAAATTAAGTAAAATTTAATATAAACGTATGGAGGATGATATGCCTTTTCCTGAAGATGATAGTGAAGAAGTATTTATTAGCGATCCGGACTATCGGCCTGGCCAAGAAGAGTATCAATTGGATGACGGTAGTGAAGAAAATATTGGTGGAACGGCGCATTCTAACGATTCCATCGATGGTGGTAGTGAATATCCGCACTTATTGGGTATATAAACCTCCCTTTTTTGGGGGAGGGGCAATGATGAGGGCGACGGCTGGTTGAGCAATTGTACAGTTCCTGGGTGGATTTTCTGTACAATGTATCCCGGCCGTCTCTTTTTATTCTAAGGAGTATACAATGAAGTGGAAAATCTTTATATTTATCGTGGTTGTCATAATTTTATTTATGTTCAACCTCGCGCATACCATAGCGCCCTGACCAGGCGCTTTTTTTAATCAGGAGGATAAAATGGGAGACATTAATCATGAAATTACTGAAGTTAAAACCTTCGTAATAAAACTATCTGGTCTTGAGGCCGGGATATACACTTGCGCTGTTGAAAGTTATTATGGCAGATTTATTTTTGAGAAAGAAAATTCAATAAGTTTGTTATATGATATGTATTACGATAATAAAACTAAAGCTTATGTATTTGATTATGTCGAAGAGGCTTATGGCATACGCAGGTCGAAAAGAGAGGAAATATACAAAAACTTAATAGAAACAATGACAGCGCTTATAAAAGATAATGAGTGCGACCTTGTTTGGATTCAGTTGGATTTGGCAGAATACCAAAAACTTGGCAGGGAGGTGAGTAGCCGTGAGCTTTTTAAAGAGATTGTCTAAATTTTTTAATTTGCCATCTAATCACCAGCGTGCAAATGTTAATTATAGAGCGGAAGGGCTGCACAGCATCTCAGACGATGTGTGCTGGGGAATCTCGGATGACGGTGTAATAGTGGAAGGTAACCACCCCCTATTATATGAGCCTAAGATACCAGGTAATACACATAAGTTAAGAGAATATATTAAAAACAAATGGGTAAAAGAAAAGCTTATTTGTGTTGGAGGTGAGTCTGGTGATGCAAGTACTCTGCTTTATATTGATTTTAAAAAGCTGGTAGAACTTTTGAAGGATGAGTTGGCAAAAGAGGAGAGTGGGTAATGAAACATATTCAGAAAAATTGAAGAAACAAAAGTGATGGTAGCTTCCATGCGCAGACACTTTTTTAATCAGGAGGATAATGTGAATATATTTAAAAGAATGGAGGAAACAAAAGAGCTTATCAATTCAATGAAGTATACTCCATCAAGCCAGGCCGTTGAAGATGTAACATATGACTTTACTGCGCTGTATACAAAATTACAGTTATGGTTAGGATTAGGTGCAAAAACATTTCGTCTTTCAAAAGAGCTAATTGACGCATTTGCATTGACAGATGTCCCAATGGATATCACACCTGGAGAATTTCACTATCCGTTCGATACATTTCTTATCGAAGGTGAGAAACCTCTATTTCAAGTTAATATACGTGAAAATGATAATGCTGATGTGCACGCTTTATTATTTATAAATAGTAATGCTATAACTCATAATGAGACACTTCTTGTAACAAGGAATGGGGAGATTAAAAACGATGTTGCCTGGGATGTATCCATTTCGGGCCTATCTCCTGGTCTTGATGGATTTGGTCTTGATCACATGTGGGTTAATCTCCTCAATAACGAATCGATTGAATCGGCATGTGAAAAATCAAAAAAGCCTAACCAGTATAGGGGTGTAGTTACGATACCGGAGGCTCAGCGATCTATTAATATCTTTTTCAATGCAATAATGTATATCAACGAGCCTGGAAGAAAAAAAGAAGATACTGAATCAGTTGGTCATTCTAAATATAAAATAAAAGGTCAGAAGAGAACGGTAAAGAGTCAGTATATTTTACTTAAACCACCGAAACGTTACTTGTCAATACTGAATAGTGGAACGGGAAGAAAAATAGAGAAACGGTTTACAGTAAGAGGTCACTGGACAAGGCAGGCATACGGTAAGGGACGTGCATTTAGAAAAAGAATATGGATATTGCCATACTGGAAAGGTCCGGAATTATCTGAGATTGTATCAAAAACATATAAGGTGGAGTGATTATGAATTTATTAAAAAGAATTAGAGTTCTTGAAGATTTTATAATAACAAATGGTTCTGACGGGCAGTATCGGCCATATGCTTCATTTTTGGCGCTTATTGATATATGGAAAAAGACTGGTATGAAAACCTTTATTTTATCAAAAGATTTAATAGAGGCGTTTGTTAATACTGATGTGCCACTAGATTTTAAGTTGGCCGATATCAATATGCCATTTAACAATTTTATAATTGAAGGAGACTTGAGATTATTTAATACTAATATCCTGACTGATGATGATGATGAGGATAACGTAGATATATTCAGTGTTATGTATATGAGTGATAAGGCGATCCTGGCAACAAACCATTATCAGCTTAATGATGATAGGGAATCTGATTCTCTAATAATGCCAATATACCCAGTTAATGGTAAGGGTGTTGAAACTATAGGTTGGTTTGATATTTCGATAAAAAGCTCATCTTCATGGAGAGATTGGGCGGAAAATGAGGTGGGATCAAAATATCATAGAGTTAAAGAGTTGGTGCCGAAAGTACTGAATATATTTATAAATTCAGTGCTGTATATTAATGAGCCAGGAAGAGATGCATATGACACCCAGTCAGTTGTGAGGAAAAAATACAAAGTTAGTAAAGGTAAGAAGGTTACAAGGGAGTTTATACGACTTAGACCACCAAGCCGCTTTACACCTAAACGCCATGTAAAAAAGTGGAATTTAGATAAAAGGTTTCTTGTCCGTGGCCATTGGACGCATCAGGTTTATGGTGTGGGTCGTAAATTGCGAAGATATCAATGGATCATGCCATATTGGAAAGGGCCTGAATTGTCTGAGATTATATCTAAACCATACAAGGTGAAATAATATGGACAAGGGGGTAAAAATTTCGACTAAGGAGGTAAAAGTGGAAGATGTCCGAAAGACAAAGGTTAAGCGTGACCAAATGCTAAATTTTTTCAAAAAACACGCATCTAAAGCGCCCATTGGCGAATGTGTGAATTTTGCGGACGAATATCAGAATCTTTATGAAGAAGAGTATCGTCTTTCAAAAGTGATTGCTGTGTTAGCTTCATATTTTTGTGGAGAGCATGGTAAATTTGTAAAGGAACGATTGCCGAAAAAATCACCGGCAATTCAGTGGGCGCTTAAAGAAGTACAACATCGTCATGCTTGGGTAGTATGTGGACCTGTATCTGATGGTATGAAAGAGTTTTTAGAAAGGGTTGGGCAGGAAGATTGTACCCCCGAAATTATAAAAATAATGAATGCACAATGGGAAACGGAGGGGGTAGTGTGAAAACATGGTGTACTAATAAGTTCTGTCACATAACACTTGAAATGTATGGTTACAGGGTTGAAGCGGAAACGTGGGCAGAAGCACAGAAAGTGGCGGATGCTGAGAATAAAGGAACGGTAATAGGTGAGCTTATTGGAGTTATACCAATGGAAGATCCGCCAAAATCAGGAAAAAAAGGAGGATTGCTTTATGAGTGAATTTAAACACCCGCTTTGTCAAAATGATAAGAAGTGGGAAGGGTACACTGTGTTTAAATTAGAATTCAATGATGTGCCGGTTGAATTTGTAACCCTGGTTGATGCCAAGCATATTCTTGAAAAAGCTCGCAAATCCCAGAAAGTTGAAACGCGAGCAACAGTGCCTGGCAGACAAATAGATGCCATTGGAGAAATGTTTATGGTTATCAGTGGCTTGCTTTGGAAAGGTTTTACAGGTGAATGTGGCAAACGTGTACCCTGTTATATACTTCAAGGTGCTAAAGGGGGTAAAAGAAGTTTCGATAATCAAGTGGATGGCATCTTTCTCTGTGATTTGCTTGATCGATATGTTAATCAGAATATTTCTATTTCGGTTATTAGCAATTCTCAGGATAATAGGGAGGATTTACAAAACGGAAGGGGTGTAATTTGTTCTGAGTGGGAATTTGATAAGCAATGTGAGTCTTGTACTGATTGGGTTTGTGGTAATCAGCCGTGTCTCTTGAACCGCAAACTAGTTCCCGTTTTTTAACGTTATTTTCAATCAGAAGTCAATAGTACAAACAACCATAAATTGGAAAATCTCATTTTAAAAGGACAGAATAATCCTCCAGCCGTGCAGCTGCAACTTCACGAACGCTGGGTGCCTAAATTCACCAGGCTCGAATGGGATTTTCCTTATTATTAAGGAGGTGTATAACGAAAAGAAAAAGTTCCATAAAACGTAACAAAGAACAGGAGCAGGTTTATCTCGCCCTACTCAACGAACATTTCGAAACAGTCTCTTTTGAACCATATAACGATGCTATGATGAATCTTATATTCACCAATGCATGTGATAAAATCCTTGGTAAAAGCTTCGCAAAAAAGCGAATCAGCTTACGTAAAGAAAAGAAGATTAAGGATGAGGTTACCAGGAGAGTTCGCAATAAATATGGCCGTTGGGTCAGTCTTACACATTTTAAAATCAACAACGTTAATAAAACTATGTATTTCAATACCAACCTCGACCGTGTATTTACAGTTGCCGGTCAGGGTAAGCTGTATGGCTCGTACTATCATAGCTGCTGTGGAAACATATTCTTTACTGAGCATTGCCTTGAAAGGTTTGAAGAGCGGATAGGTCCTATTCTTTACGACCATCTGGCTAAGAAATTAGAGGAATCGCTTAATGGCCCGGCAACTAGTGTTGATATTTTATCTGGAATGACATTATCTGGAGATCTCGAGTATGGCAGGCATGAAAATTATTATCATTTAAATGCGAACGTTGGCATACTGGTTCTTGAGGATTTTGGAGACGTATTCATAGCTAAAACGTTTTTGTCTCCCGAAATGATAAAGCCAATCAAGTGGTATAAGCCAGATATTTACAATCGCGATGTAATAACATCATTCTCTGGTGTGATAAACTGCAAATGTGATCGGATTGAAAATCCTACTTTTATTAAAGAAGTGATACAGAAAGCTTTAGAAGCCCAATCTCTATAATGGACGGTGTCTCTCGGCGGCGACACCACTTGACTATGAGATAGGGCTTTTTTTAGCTATCAAAGCGTTAGAAAATCCGATAATCTGGTATAAGTATAGTAGTTGTAAGAGATAATTATCAACCCTTTTGCCTGGAGGGCATTATGGCATGTATTGTTGAACGCAGTAATCGTAAAAGGAAAGTACATGAGTTTTTGCAAACTCAAGCTAAAAAATTCCATCCTGATTATAATATACCAATTAAAACTATTCAAACAATCAGGATAAAGAAAAGAGCAGTAATAAAAAAGAAAAAATAAGGAGGGTAGTATGTCTGAAACAAAAGCTGTAGAAGGATATACTGAAGAAGAAGGAATCGAAGCGATTAAATTTCTTCAGGGTGTGGTCAATATCGATGAAGCTTATGAACAAGCCAAAAAAGGTTGGGATGGTATGGGTAGAGATAATCAAAAGTTTACCATCGATTTGTATCGCAGAATAAAGGAAAAGAGGAAAGAGAAACGCAGGTAACACTGCGTTTTTTTAGCTGTTATCAAATCAACTATTCTGGAATTGCTATAAGGAGAATGGGGTCGTTATATGATACATAGGGTTTCGTACAGTGAGTTATACACCGCAGAGGATCTTATAGATCACTCTGGCGTTGCTGTCGTTATTAAGGACAGGAGTTGCGAGAAAGTTCTAATGCAGAAACACGTTAAGATTGGTAAATGGACGATTCCTGCCGGCAAGGTTATGCCGGGAAGCTCTCTTGATGAAACAATTCGTCTTGAGATGCTTGAGGAAACCGGTTTGACTATAACAAGGACTGTATTCCTAAAAGACAGGATGTTCGTATATAAAAAGAATGACGTTATAGTCCATACGCACAGTCATATCTTTCAGGCGTTGGAGTACACTGGTACGCTTGAGAATAAAGAACCTGAGAAGCACAGTGAGCAACTGTTCATGACGATTAAGGATATATTCAAACTGCCTGACCTGTCTGATGTTACGAGACTCTGGTTGGGTATTCTGGATGGTTAGAAAACCCGAAAATTTGGTATAAGTATAATAGTAAAGGAAATAACTATTCATTCATAACGGGAGACATTATGCATAAGAATTATTCTGAATATATCCAAAGCTCGTGAAGAGAATATTAAACGGTTATGCACTGTATTGCCTGAGATTGGTGCGTCAATGGAATTTTTTATAGATAGTTTCAAAATTGTAAAGAAACAGGCGAAATTGTTTGATTCAATTAAAGCAGCCATAGAGAATATTATTGGGCATGAGATAGAATACGCTGAATGTGATGTATTGTTTAATCTTATATCATCCACCGTTGCTCAAAATATTGATTTCGAAAAAATTGAAAGGCCGGAAGATGTTGCCAGAATGATGATCATTGAGACTGCAAAATTATTTCCAAAGATCGATTTGACTTTGATATCTGATAGTGTCGCTGAGCTTACACAAAATGCTATAAAACATGTTAATGAAATCATTGATAGCAAAGAAGAGCGCAGTTAACTTGCGCTTTTTTTTAGCTGTTATCAAATCAACTATTCTGGAATTACTATAATGTATACACTAATTATTATTTTTTAACTTTTCTTCGAAGAAAGGATTGTATGAAAGGAATTTTCTCCAATCCGTTTGCGGAAGTTCGCCAGGAACCGGTAGAGGTCGGCGGAGATGCTGTCTCGAAAGTAGGTATTCGAGTACAGAATGATGATGGCGAGTGGGAACTCGCAGGAATACTGCATAAGGACTGGCATTTGATAAAGAATTCAATTGCCAGAGATGTCGGTGATGACATCAGAAGTCGTTCGGGCCGTGAATGGCGTGAATTAAAATTAATCTGGGATGGTAGAAAGTACGCGCATTATTTTATTACTATCGATCCAATAACCCAGATTAATACGCATCAGGAAAATAATGGAGAGCATCAGATCCACCTGGGTATGATGATGAGAAACGCCTATGATGGCAGTAGTAAATTCGGCTTGGAAATGTTTGCTTGCGATTATCATTGTATGAACCAGTTCATTTCCCGTAACCGGTTTGGTTATTTCGCAATTTACCATAGCGACAAAGAAACGTTCCTGATTGATGATGCAGTTGAAAACATATCTGTCGGAGCTGAGAAGCTTATTGCAATTGCACCGAGGCTGCAGGAGATGACAGAAGCAACGGCAACCACCAAAGACATCCAGGCTGCATATAGAAGCACAACAATTCCCAAATCAAAATGGGGAAGCGTTATTGAGCATATTGAGCAGGCAACTCTCTTTGGATTGTATACCGCTATGACTTATGTCGCATCTCATGAAATGAGGGGATTTAATTCAATATCAGTTGGCAACTCTGTCTCGGATCATTTCCTGGATAATATATAATGTCAGTACTTAATTCCCGGTTTGCCGGGCTATACGATCCATATGTGCGCCGGGGCCGGGAGTTTTATTCAATGCAGGTTATAATCAGTGGCAGTGATGATTTACTGTCACTGGGTATAACCAGACAATTAATTATACAAATGAAAGAGAGTTATGAAAGCTTATTCAGCGATCATTTCTTTATGAAACGAACTTTGTTTAATGGATTGTGGCTTTTAGTAATAGGTATTGACCAAACTTCGGGTGAAGAGATAGCGGTTCCATCAATTCCGATATATATAGATGGCCCTAATATAACACCATACATGTTTAATTGTACAGGAGAAACCGCATATTATAATGATAGTATCAATGGTATACAAAAGATAAATTTAACTAGAAATTGCAGTACTAAAGAACTGTACATTTCTCGTGAATACTTTGATAGTAAAAATATTTATTATAAAATCATATAACCCAAGAAAGGACAGATGTATGATTGACAAAATTAGATTGATCATGGGTCTGAGCAATACGGGTAATGTGCAGGCTTTAAATATTACCAAAGAGGTTATTAGGGACAATCTGCATATAAGATACGGAAATGATTTGAAATATATCGATAATAGCGTGATTCCGTATGAGAATGAATATCAGTTACTTGGTTTATTAGCTTGCGTGAACTATAAAGGTTTTCCAGTTATGGTTAATGGTATGGTATATAGATTTGAGCTAAAATATCCAAATAATATTCATTTAATCGGTACTTTTGTTCCTAGAATATTTAATCAATTTGCAGAACATTGCAAAGATAAACGCATTGGTTACACTTGGGAGAACGATATATGGTAGCGTATAGAATCTCAATCATCCTGAGAAACGATAAAGACCTGCAGCAAATAGGCTTGACAAAAGAGAAAATATCTCAATTAAATCCGTATGGAAATGTTCTTATTAAAACAGAGGGAAAATATCACCCGGGATTCAACCTGTTGTATCGATTATTATTTGTATCAGACACTGTCTTATTTACTGTTGATATGTATAATAACAGGTTTTTTTTTGTCAACAGGAACAGCATGTTGCAGGATGCTTATGGTGATAAAGTTATAACGTTCGAAAGATTGACGACTGAAAAGGTGGAATGGATATGGATTAAACATTTCTGCGATAGCCGTAATATTGATTGTAATTGTGAAATAATAAAGAGGGCATAATAAATGAAAAAATGTAGAGACGATCATGGTAATAGCTTTTATTTCCATGGACTGTATCAGCATGACGGCAAGATAGTTGTTATTGCTGAAAATATAAAAAGCAGGAGGTTGGCGATATTATGCCCCACTGATATAACGTTTCTTGGTATTCCAGCACCAATACCGCCGTTGAGGAGCATGTTTTGTGATGCAAGTGTGGATGCGGCTCTTATGCCAGATTTAAGTGCAATGAGTTTCGCTCCTCTTAAACCGGGAATTTTACACGACAGGGATACAGAGCCGGAGACCTCAATTGAGGGCGAAGTGCATGGCGCGCTCGGAGAAGCTTTTCCAGGAGAGGAGGCTGCGCAATGAGTAGTCATATAGAGCTGGTTATCTTATGGATAAAACTGGTATAACAATCGTATAAAGTGGATCGCTATTATATTGCGCGTTTGGATAGCAGTTTTGTCCATATACGCAGAATATTTTTGGAATATTCACAAACTGATCAGGGATACTTTGTGGGGAATGACACGAGAAAAATAAGGAGGATTCGAAAACCAATTCAAACCGGAAGGAGGGGGTTAATGTTTTTTCACACACATGGGTTATTAAATATGGAAGATGTGCAAACTGCTGTTGAGGCCCATAACAGCAAAGCTCTTATTATTATCGATTATGCTGGTATTGGTGAAGAGCTTGAGATCGCAGTAAAATGTAATACCAAGCCTGTTAATATACCCGATGTTAATGGAGAAGTCTGCGAATGGACTTCGAGTGATTTTGCTATTAGAAATGATAATAAAAATCCTGAGAGTGTAAAAAATAAGTACAAATGTGGCCATTGTGGATATGTAGGCCCGTGTTACGGCACGCCGACATCTGACAAAATAGGGGTATCGGCCCCATGGTGCCCCCAATGTAAAAAGAATGACAAGCTCACTCGAGTAGATTAGGAGGTGACTGTAAGTTGTGATTATGAATTTCTTAAAAAACTGCGACCTCTAAAAGAAATGTGGCCTGAAAAAGATCCGGGATGGTATAAAATACAATGGAGGCCGATAAAGAATGGTATGTACAATCTGTATATTACTACGAAAGGTTTCTTTCTTGGTAAACACTTTATTTATAGAGGTATGGGGTTTGGTATCAGAACTTGGCCTCAAGGCGTTCACAGTGGATGGAACAGGAGTTGGAAATCGTTTCATATAGAGTTGAATTTTTTATTCTGGACTCTCAATTTCTGGATTATGTGGAACATTATTGTGCATAAGGATGGACCATCTGATTGGCATGAAAAAGTTCCACTTGATTTATCGAAGCTTGTCCGTAAGGAGAAAAAATAAACAGAATAACTTGATTACTTTAAAAAAAGAGGAGTAAACGTAAATGAAAAAACTTGAGTTTGTGCGTTACGACCCTGAGTTGAATGACGAAGAGGTCACTGCCCTTTATACCTTTCTTGAAGATGAAGGGGATTTGCCGGATGAAGATCCGTATGTTGTGGAGAAGAAGGAACTTCTCGAGCATGATTGGCTGAACGAGGAAAAACATGGTTATGATATGGAAGATGGGGACGATATCGAGAAAATCAGCCATTACGCAAGCATCTTGCAGAAGATTGAATCACTTAAGGATGACGATGTTCTTCAAATCGACCTTGGAGTGTAGAGATTTTTACGTAAAATTAATGAGGAGGATCAATGAATCAGTTTTGGGTTTTAGTAGTAGGTGTCGGGGAGGGTTGCGATCATAGCATCGGTTGTAATAAAAACTGGATGCGGCTTGAAGGTTGTGTTGACATGGCTGGTGCGCAGGAAATGGTAAAACTCATGCTTGCTCCTGCTAAAGATTTGGAAGATAGCTCTGAATTCTTATGTGGGCTTGATAAGGTCCAATCGATTCTCATTCTTGAGGTAGAGAAATCACAGCCTGTCAGTATATCAGACCTGAAAGAATTCAAAAGACATGTTGATAAGCATGATGAGGAGAAAGAAGCAGAGGAGAAAGAGCTCGCTGAGCTGGCGAGGTTAAAACAAAAGTACCCTGACGTCTAGGAGGTGTTATGAGTCGGCGGAAAAAAGTAACGGTTTACTGCTATTCAATTTCAACCGGTAAAAATCTACTGAAACTTTGTGATGGGAAAATTGATGGGGCAAATACTGACACCTGCCACCCAAAATGGAAAAAGAAGCACTGCGATCCTGATAAAAGTTGTTTCAGATATTTCGCTGATGGTGCTAATTTTAGAAAAGAGAAGCTGGCTAAATTATTAAAGAAAAAAGTAAAAGACTTGACGAATTATGATAAGTGGGAAAAAGCTGACGAATTTAGAAAACGTGCTTATCGTAAATGTCGTCGTGTCAAAATAACCGTGGAGGGATAATTGGATAATAAGCCACCATTATACGTTCCTGAACAGGCCCGGAAACTTGTTGGTAGATTTGGATTTAATGCCAGGCGTAAGATAATCATATCTCACGAAAACTGGAAGCTAATGGGCGAGTTGATATTTAAAACTTCTGATATGAATAAGTGGAAATTTATATGTCCTTCCTGTGGTTATATTGCCTCTGTTAAGGACTACAGGGATGCTTTAATACCATCAACATTTATTGCAGAGTATTGTATCGGCAATTGGATTGGAGTAAGAGGGGATGTTAATCAATGGGGTCAAGGCCCATGTGGATTTAAGGGGGACTATGAAACCAATCCAGTCCATGTAACCGATCGTTTGGCAGCTGATGATTATGTGTTCCATTTCGCTGCAAATATGAAATATGTAGAAGGCCCAAATCACCAGCAACCTGTCCATATGGAGGATGAAGATGAAATATCGTAAAGTAAAAACTTTGATAGCTGCTATCAGAAAAGATCTTGGAGTTACTGATGCACAACTTGAACATGCCCTGGACCTGGAGCACGGAGCAATAAAGAGAGCTGAGAAAGCAGCTGCCCCGTCTCCAGAGCTTATGGCTCTTCTCAAAATAGTATATACATATCCGTGGATGCTTAAAGTGGCTGATCGCAATTATGATCAGAAAACGGCTATGAAAGAGTTTTTCAAACAGGCTGTCGATGGTATTGTCGAAGCTGTATATCAATAGTTACTAATACTTACTAAAACGTCCTAAAATTAGGAGAAAGGAAATCTGATGATAAACAATAAGGTTTTGCAGTATACTCTTTATACGATTTTATCAATATTACTTATTGCGTTTGCAATGTGGGGTATACCTAAATATACAGTGTATTCAAAAACGTTAAAGGGAAAGGCTGCATTGGAAGAAGCAAAATATGACAGGATGATAATAATCGAGGAAGCTGAAGCTGGAAAAGGGGCGGCGACACATAGACTTGCAGAGGATACCATCCGCGCTCATGGAACAGCCAGGGCGGTTGCTATTATCGATAAACAATTGACTACACCATACATTCAATGGTTGTGGGTTAAAGGTTTGCATGATGGTACTTCTGAAACGATTTATATTCCTACTGAAGCCAACATGCCGATACTTGAGGCAACCAGGAGGCAAAAGAAGATTGGCGTTCCGTCTCTCAGATAACAATCGGAGTATACATGGTAAAAAATGAATTAGAAGTGTTGAAGGATAAGGTTGATATAATATTTCAGGAAGTTGTCAATGCTATAGAAATAAGCGAATCGACTCAAATGCCTATCCAGAATATTATATCGGTTTTAGCTGCAACGGGTGAGTTTTGTAAATTCTTAAATACATTTACTGAGACCCATTCGAAAGATGGGTCTTTCATCATATAACCCCGCTATTTTGGAGGATAAGCCAAAATGCCTAAAATCAAAGATATCATTGGAAAAGTAATCGGTTATAAAAGACCAACATCTCAAATGAAGGTTAATATACCAGTACCGAAACAAGAGACTGTGTGTGCTGATCTGCTGACCGTTTATGAGTGGTTGTTGAAATATAAAGGCCAAGCTCCCTTTTTCTGTTTAATGCTTCAGGAGGGAGAGGATTCATCATTCTTACTTAATCATGCCGGGGAACCTGAGATATATAAGGATTGGAACATAGTCCAGCATGAGAAGGAAGAGATAAATAATAACAATATTTGGATACTTGAGTTTGAAGGAGCTAAATAATGTTATGATATGCCCTGAATGTAATACAGAAATGCGCTCGGGGGTGGTATTTTGCCACTTCCCGGGCTTTATTTGCCCTAAGTGTAAATTCATAAGCACTCAGGGTACTATTTTTAAAAAGAAAGACCAAAGGTCAAATGTACGAAAGTTCGTTGAACAAGGCTTGCCTGCCTTGAAACGCAAACGTAAAGGAGGATATTGTGGAATATAGAATCCATGATAAGAATACTGAATTGAGCTATCTGCTTAACGAAGAAAATTTACTTATAAGTGTGTGTTACATGATGAACAATACGACATTTGCATCACCGTTTTTCACAATCCAGTGTGTAAACATTGTTCATTATCACGTATGTATATACCATCTTCAAATGCTTGCTGATGGTAATAAAATCCCAGATTTAAATGAAGTACTTTTTCCTGGAGGATAACGTGGAGATGCCTAATTTAATAAACGCAGCAACAGGGATTGTTGAATTTAAAGATCCATTCAAAAAGAAAAATATCAAATCAATTACGTTCGAAATAAGTAAAAATATTTTTGATGAGACAAGGCCTATTGAGTATGAGGCAAGAATTCGATTTGCCCGTGGAGGTACAAAGGCTTGCAAAATATAGAAGCTGATAATTTTCAAAGCCTGGTTGCAAAAACTCAAGCATTTATCGATTCGCTTTAAAATGGAGATTGGCTATGACAAAAAAGAAAATGAAGTTAGTGTTTAAATGTATGAGGTGTGGCGAAGAATTAAAGAAAACACCTGAAGAGATGATTGGTGTGGTCAATTCAATGCGGACCCTCTTGGCTACTGAGACAAGCTATGAAATGGCAGAAGCTGACAAGATAAATAAAATTTATCACGAATGCGATGACAGTATGTATGGTATTGCTGAAATGATTGGGTTTGATTTGCAGGAGTAATTCCGGAAGGGTGGCGGCGTGATGTTTTGGCCTTTTATCCTCCGGTCTGACATCACCAGGCAACCGCCACCCACTTTATATAAAAGGAAATATTATGAAACCAGAAGATATTGCTTTGTTTGATATGGATGGAACGTTATGTGATTATGAGACCGCATTGCGTGATAGTATGGAAGCGTTAGAGTCGCCCTTAGAACCTCCATATGTTGAATTTGGAAGAAATACTCTTCCTGATTATTTAAAGGCGCGGAGAGATTTAATACTTTCCAAAACAAGCTGGTGGACGAGTCTTAAAAGGTTAGAACTAGGATTTGATATCTGGACGTTAGCGGGGCACCTTGGTTATAAAAGAATGATATTAACACAGGGTCCAAGAAAAAATCCCAAGTCGTGGATGGGTAAGAAAATGTGGATAAATCAAAATACTGATAATGTTGATGTCACAATCACTCGAGACAAAGGGCTCATTTATGGTAAAGTTTTAGTAGACGATTGGCCTGAACATATAGAGAAATGGTTGAAATGGAGACCGCGGGGTCTTGTCATTATGCCTGCGCATAATTACAACGAAAAATACTATCATCTTCAGGTCATTCGTTATGATGGTAGTAACATGGACGAAGTAGCCACAATAATGAAAGATAGGCTGGGAGGATAAATTGGCAGAGAGAGTTTATGATAAATATAAAGTCCCTAAAGGATATATAGCCGGCCTTGGCAGGGATTACCCACACCCACCGCTCGCACATTTGTACCAGGGTACGTTTGGTGATGTTGAAGGTCCAATGTGTAGGTATGCCGCAAATAGGGATGATGGTGAATCCTTTTCTATCTGGCGCGGAAACGTTGGCAAGAAAGGTATTTGTAAAACCTGTATGAAACGAGCCCTTGCTGGACTTGATCACATTTGGGAAAAGGAGGATGACGATGCAAAGAACACTATTGAAGATAGTGGAGATACTGGCTTACCAACAGACAATAAGCGAAGAAGATAGGAAGGAGCTTATCGGGACCGCCGGGGACGAAGGATTGTTTCTCGGGCAGAAGAGTATGCCCACTTTAGAGAAGAGAACCGATGGCATCCCTGATGAAGTACACGTACTTTCTGACACTGGAATCAGAACGCGCACATGGGATAAAAAGGAGTTCTTTTTCTATGCTGACATACAGGGGGATGTAGAGAATGCGATGATGTTGATGGGATATGACCCTCATGGATATTGCCTTTCTTTTTTTGCAGATAGGAAAGAACCTGAGACTCCATCTGATTTTGAATGGCCGAAGGGGGATAGTGATGCAAAAGACACTATTGAAGTCAAATGATGGTTGTATTCTAAAAGCAGAAGGAGAGAAGATCGCAACTGCGATATGTATGGATCTTTTTCCTCACTGCGAAGAGAAGGGCATCTGTGTTGTTGACTGGCTCAGGCGCGATCGGAGTAAGGGGGATAGCATTTCTATTGTCTGTGTCCCGAAATTAATAACTATACAGACCGATCTTCTTAATTTCGGGCCCACCCGCACTGGTGGTTTTATCAAGTTGGTTAACTTATGGTTGAAGATGAAGGGTGATCCTGAGAAAGGTAAATATACTCAGCGACTCCATCCTGAGTATGATGTTATAATTAATCTATACATGGTTACTCGAGATAACTACGGTCTGATGGTTATGTTTCGGACCGGTCCGGTTGAATACTCAAAACGAATGATTGATAAAGAAACCAAGAAGGTCGGAATGGAATCAAAGGGCGGATATCTCCGCTGGGAAGGTACTGACGTAATAATACCGGTTCCGACCGAGGAGGAGTTCTTTCGCCTCGTTGATGAACCGTGGATAAAACCGATGTTTAGAATTAGGTAAGGAGGATAGATGGCATTAATAAAGAAAAAAGGCACAGTTAAATATTATTGTTTATACTGCGGTGAGACGATGAGTTTGAGTCGCGAATATGTAAGCAATAATGAAGAGATTGAGTATTTTCTACAATGTACTACTAAATGCAAATCAACCGGACCGCGGATTGGTGATGGTGGCGAAATAACCAGAAGAGAAAAGTGTATTGAGGAGGTTTTTACTTCAACAAAGTCTAAAGATGTGTGCGGATACAAAATTCTTACCTGCGGAAAATGCGCAAAGGATTGTGTTGGGTTTAGTGAAGATATTCATAAAGCATGTCCTTACCCAGGTTGTGATGGTGTGGTGCATGAAATTCCAGAGCATGCCAGAATGCCATGAACCAACAAGGATTTCTATTAGTAGATTATGATGAGCCGAAGCAGTCATCATACAAATCGTTTGACCTACGTGTCGGGAAGAAAACTGTCAAGTTTAATACTGGTGACCCTGTAGTCGATTGGGTTGACTATCGTAAATATATTGATAAGCACCACCTATTTGTTATCAGGTCATCAAGTACCGACCACTTCTTTATGGATGGTAATGAGTATTACGAGCTGTACCATGATCCTAAACAGGGGTGCGCAGTTACATCTGAGACACTCTTGCATAAAGGTATGGATTATTTTGATGAAATTGTTGGATTCGTCGCCAAAACTGGGATGAATTCACTCAAAGATATTTTGAAACATTATCGAAAAGTAAAAGGAGGATAATTGGACTACGCCACTTTTGACGCTCTTGTAAAAAAGCGAATGGAGAAGAACTTAGCTATCCTTTCCAGTAAAGGTAGAAGATACGGCCGTGAGGACCGATTACACCAATTCAAAGAAGCTGCGATGCGTAAACATGAAACGCCAGAACTGGCATTGCATGGAATGGTTGAGAAACATAATATAGCTATATTTGATGCTATTCGTGATATTGGGCTGGGTGAATATGATTACATCGACCAGAAGTGGATTGATGATAAAATCGGCGACGCTCAGAATTATCTTCACTTGCTTGAAGCCTTGATAGCAGAGCGTCTCATGCAGGACAAACTGGCAAAGGATAAAAGACCTGATGTGGAGGTTACAGCATGAGCGAGAAGTTAACTAATGGGCAAAAGGATTCCCAAAACGACCATGAGTTCGAAAAACGTCGTGATGCCGCTGATATGGCAGCCGAGCAAAAGAGTTTTAATAATGAAGAACCGCCTGATTGCCTTGAGTGCGATCGCACTGGTATATGTTTTGCTGGGTGTATTGATGCGCTCGGCATTGATCCGTTTAAGATAGGAGAGCCAACTGGTAGAATTATCAAAGCTCTCAGAATAGCAATGGATTATGGTACTGCTGATGGAGCACACCATAAAGCGTACGCCCTTGACCAAATGGTGCGGGCGCTTACCGGTGATCAATATGGTAGATTTGTTAAAATGACCCGCAACTGGGATAAAGGTGGGAGTTAACAAGTAAAGGATTGATGAAGTGTTTTATTATCATTTCTTCGACAGTAATTAAAAATGAAAAGAGATAGTCTGGCCGTTATTATGCCAGCTATCTTTTTTTTAGTTATTATCATCCCATTTATGGTATATCTATAGTTAGATATAATTATTTTTAAACAAGGAGGTTGCAGTGCCGGATTTTGATATTTCAGTAGTAAAAGCAGCTACTGCCATGGAAGAGTTTCGTGTAACAGCAGACGATGAAGAAACAGCGAAGAAAGTCGCCCTCGAACTTGCTGGCAAAACACAATTCGAACATGGCGTTCCTGAATGTATTATCGACCTATGTCTCGAAGTAAAAGAAGAAAACGAAGATGGACATACATAATTTCTGTGAAGCCATGTGCAGTATGCGGTAAAGAGCACGCTGTGTTCGAAATGAATAACGGGTCATTTTCACCATGCTGGGTGTGTCAGAGAAAAGGACACAAATTAGTAAAGTTGAAAACGGGCTGGCTTTCATGGCTCTTTAAAAAAGTTGGTTTGATTATGATAGAATAAGGCAGGGTTTCTCTGCCTTTTTTTTAGTTATTAATGACTATTATTTGGTATAACTATATAGTGAAAGATAATTATTTACAAATAAGGAGGATAAAATGGAGTTTAAATTGAGAGAAAAATACAACATTGCTGCTGAATTGGCAATGAAAATCGCCGACCGGTCGATTGAGATTGTGATTGATGTGTCCTTTGCTACATACGAATTTGCAGCAAATCTAAAAACTGATGAAGGTCGTAAAGAGAATTGGGAGTTGATTAAAAGGAGATCAGTCGATTTTGCCAAAATTATAATGGAGGAAGGTAAAAAGATATTGAAGGACATTGCTGATAATTGGGAAGCGGTCGTAATATTGACACTGGCATCAGTAGGGCTTTCCCATATAATAGGTGAATTTCCGACTTTTATAATGCTTCCAGCATTTTTTGAATCAACAATGGTTGTGCCGGTAATGTCGGTAATAATAATTCTTATACTGGTAACATTACTTGAGAAGAAGATTGGAGATGATAATGAAACGGCTGGCGAAAGGGTTGGTCAGAGGCAAAGACCTTTATCAATGGGTTAATCCAGCTTGGCCTAAAGTGTTGAAGATGACAAAGGTTAAATGGATATTTAAAGCATTTATGTACATCCCTACAATCAAAAAATATTCTGAAGCGAAATCTCTGGATGATGTTGTCCGTATGTTTTCATGCAGTACTATAAAAGATGCTGTATTTGGCAATGTCAAGAAAGTAATAATACCAACTTACAAACGGGCTATGGTTATCAGGCGACCTATCATCAAAATCAACGGCATGGGTGGCAAAACATGGATCGAAGATGAGATTGATCAGAATAAACGAGTCGTAAAACATATGAGGATTGTATTTCATCAGGCTACGAATCCCCATCTTGATATCCATATAGGCCATCTGAGCTTAGTAATAAATCTTGGTAGCAAACCGATTATGAATGATATTAAGTTTGATAAAGATGGTGGGCTTACTGCAAAGAGCAGATTTGCAATTCTGAATTTACTCAGGGAAGAGGTAATGAATAATTCAAGAATGGCTCAGAGCTTTGATCATTCTATTACAAACGCTGAGACGTCATGGAACATTGGTGAGTCTGGTATTAAAGGATATGGCGCAGGTCTGACCAGACAAGTTATTATTAACGAACCGGTTGAAATAATGTCTGTTGATAATGGTATTGGAAAAACGATTAAGATGTATTGTCCGATTCTTAACAAGCACAGGTTGCTTTATTTACATAAACTGTTTCCAGGGGATAAGAAAAAAGCACCTATAGTGACTTGGGGTGTAATAAAGAAAATGTCTCCTTCTTTTGAAGATAGATTGTACCTTAAAACTGACAAGGATATTAAAACATTTAAAAAGAACGTGGATCCTTGTACTGTGACTAAAAAATATGATGGTGCCAGTGCTTATTTCGATACTATAGAGAAAGAGACGACCTGGTGGTCACCTCGAGTGAGTATTGTAACTGGTGACCGAATACAATATTCTGGCAAAGTTCCGGAGTTATTCAGAATAAGGCATAAAGCTCATCCTCGAGGAATTGGTGAGCTGATGTTTAAAAGAAAGTTCAATCCGCTTAATCCGGCCGGCTGGTTTAGAAGAAACAGGTATCTCACTGCTGCTGAAACCGGTGGGGTTCTTAATTCTGATAAGATTCGACCAATGAATATTATTCCTGATTTCAGAATGTATCGTATCGACCGATGGGAAGGCAAGCCGGTATTTGATCTTGCTTTCTTTGAAAATCGTAAATTGCAGGAAACGTTTGCAGATTTAAGTGAGTTTATAAATTTACCAGAACTTGTTGCGATACAGATAAATAAAGGGATTGAAGGTTTAGTTGGTGTTCCAGAAGGAAAGAGTATCAATGAAGGTCATAAACAGAGGTTTTGGGGCGAAGCTCACGATTGGGAGGTGACATACGTTGCTTTAGGATGGGGTCCGAAAGGGAAGCCATCAGGAGCAATTTGGTTTAAATCTCTTGATTCAGGTAAAGGGTTCAAACTTGGTCCTGGGCAACTTGGCAAAGAAAATGAATTCATTGAACTTCTAAATAGAGGTAACGCACTTATTGGGATGGTGGCGAAAGTGGATTCCCGAAAGGGCCACGAGGGCAGGGCAGCCAGGCTGGCTGAATGGCATTTAGACAAAGGGGCCGGTTATTAACCGGTTCCTTTTTTTAGAAAGGGATAGTATGAAACCTGTTGATAAATTATTTGAGAAGATTGAAGAAAGATATCCAGTAAAAGGTGCTGGCTGGGCGCATAGATGGAACATGCTTAAATTAAAGCTTAACGAAATACTATCAAAACCAATTCATGTGATATGTTGTAATGATTCGGTAGAGGCCGTTGTCATCGGTAGTGAAAAAAAGGCTAAGAAGAAATGTGAACAAATGAAGGCTGCGCATATAGAAAAGCAACATTATCATTTACGTGGGAAGGAGCTCGAAGACCAAAAAAGAGTTTTGTATTACCATTTGCATACCGTTAATGTATTTTTTATTAATTAACTTTTTTAACCAACAGAAGGAGGGTCAGTGAGAATTATCATTGATATCCGTGATGATTTAATTGTCAGATGGGGGTCTCTATTTATACACCCATTGAGCTACAAGGCGGAAACGGTCCGTATGTACACTCCTGGATTCGAATTTTCATTGAATCAGCAGGGTGCACAAGCATTCAGTGTAAAAATTGCATCTAGCCCACAACAAACGATACCACAGCCAATGCAACAACCGCAGCAGTCAACTAGACCTCCTGATCTTTCGCAGGCGCCACAATCGCCGCAGGATTATCCTCCACCACAGACACCTCTTCCGGCGCAGCCGCCAGGAGCGCCGCAGATACCACCAGAGATGACAACCCAACCACCATTGCCGCCGTACGAACCGCCACAAAACACAGGTCCTCAACAAGAAGGGTGCCCGGAACCGTTAGAGAAATCCCAATTACCACAAACGTCGTCTCAACAACCAACACCAAGCAAAGAGACGCCGTTGTCTATTGTAAAATCGGACAATGCTGATGATGAGGCTGAGAAAAAGACACCGGGTGATCAAAAGTCTGATGCAAAAGATGACAACACAGGAGCGGCTCCTGACACAGGAGAAGGGTCTTAAAATAAGACTTAGTGTAATTTTCAATATTTTATTGTATATTATAGGTAGTGGGAAAAATCCTGCTACCTATATTTTTATCTGTGATATTTGCAGATTTGTTGTAATAACTATAAAGTAAGGAGTAATTTTGGTTTGCAGCAAAAGATCCAAAAGCAAGGTAAGCGTTAGGATTTATTATGTTAATTTTTTTTGAAACAAACTCTGATATAAGCCTTATGACGGCGATGCTTAAAGCATATGAAGAAAAGCGTGCAAGGGAACTTCGTGTGGACGACATCGTAACTGCCAATATTATAGAGGCAATCAAAAAGGAAATCAGACTGCAGAAGTACACAAAAGCAGGATATCTTACCAAACACGTCCGTTGTCACCTGTGTAAAAATGTATGGCTTGCACTGTATGATAATGAGAACGCATCTATTGTATGTCCGACATGCCAGACTAGAATACCGGTTTTTCGACAGAAGAAAAATAAGGAAAAATAGTGTCACAACACATTGATGAGTTAATGGCGAATTTCGACTCTTTAGTAGAGCCAAAATTTAAAGAGTTCCTTTATATTTTTCTGAAAAAATATTATTACAATGCAACGCGGGAAAAGCTCGCCCATATAATAATGAATTTACCATTAGGCTATTTTATTGGCGCTGGAGATATTGAACATCTTACAGAGAAAGGAAGGCCTTTGTCATATAAAGAGTTAATAGAATTATTATCAAAACCAAATCTTGAACAAACAACAGAAAGGCTTCATAACAGTTAGTAAAAATTTATAAAGATTTACTAAAATCTATCAGATTTTGATAGAACAGCTTTAAGGCTAAGCTGGGAATTAAGTCCACTGTTATGGGTGAAATATTACAGCTACGACTTCTGTTTATTCGAAAGAATAGTTACCCTTGAGTTTGTTCAGCTTGAGGCTCTAATGGCTCTGGAGAATGTTCGAAAGGGCTTATATAAAGAACAGGCGGTCTTTGTCGAGAACACTGTAACCTTAAAAGGAGATAGCTTAAATGTCTATTTTTGTAATTGACAGTAGAGGCAAGCCTTTGCTTCCAACGAATGGAGCAAGGGCCAGGCTTTTACTGAAGAACGGTAGGGCTAAAGTGTATTCTGTTGAACCTTTTACAATTCAATTGAATAAAGAAATTAAAAATCCTGTTGGGGAATTTAAAGTTGGAATTGATGACGGTGCGAAAATAGTTGGAATATCAGTAGCTCATGGTAATAAAATAGTATTTGCTGGTAATATTCAATTAAGGCAGGATGTTTCAAGAAAAATGCTTCAGAGGGCGCAATACCGAAAAGCAAGAAGATCAAGAAATTTAAGACACCGTAAAGCAAGGTTTTTAAATAGAGGTAAAAAGGGTTGGTTGCCACCGACAATTAAACAGAAGAAAGAATCAATTCTGAGGGTAGTTGATGATATTAAAAAGAGATTAAATATAACTAAGTGTGTTGTTGAGCAGGGGCAGTTTGACATATCTTCAATTAGCGCTGGTTATAAGTTAACAGGAAAAGAGTATCAGTTATCTGAGTATGAAGGGAACAATTGGAGACAAAAGGTTTTATGGAGAGACAATTATGTCTGTCAACATTGTAGGTGTAAAAATGAATTGCAAGCGCATCACATAAATACAAAATTAAAAGGGGGAACAAACAGGGTTAGCAATGGAATCACTTTATGTAAAACGTGTCATACAGATCTCCATAATGACACCTGGGTACTTAATAGAAAACCTAAACACTTTAAATATCAGGCTCACCTTCAACAAGGTAAATGGTATTTATTTAATGAATTAAAAAAAAGATTTGGAATAGTAAAGATATGTTTTGGTTGGATGACTGCAAAGACAAGAAAAAAATTAGGATTAAAAAAAGAGCATTATCACGATGCATCAGCAATGGTTGGTGCAAGTGAATACAAAAGTGATATTTATAATATAATACCAAAAAGAGCAAAGGTATGGGAGAGCAATCCTACAAAAACATGTTTTGAAAAGAATGGTTTTAAACATTACGATATTATTAAAGTGTCTAATAGGACAAAGGGTGTTGTTATTGGTTCTATAAGAAGTCTTAAAAAAGCGTGTATAACACTTAGGACGAGTTTTGATAATAATTTTCAGGCTTCCTACAATAAAAGTGTATTATTGTGGAGACCGAAAGGTTTAATATATTGTAGAATTCAGTTTTATAACGTGGGGCTTGGATAATGAAAGGTAGGATTAATATCCTCCTGTCTATCCCTATCGATTTTATTGAAAAATTTACTCATTTTGTCAACAACGTCAATGCTTTGAATAGTGATAAAGAAACACCAGTCGTGGTTGAGAAAATATATTACGACGATATTGAAAAGGAGGACCCGGTTGAAAGTAAGGCTGAAAGAAAATTGCCATAATAAATATTCTGGCAGTTACGCAGAAAAGCTTAAATTAATAAATGGTCAGTGGGTTGAAATTGATACCGAACATTTATTTAAAGAGCAGCTAAACACAAAGCCGATAGCCAATATAACAAATGTTGGATTAAGAATATATCAAAACGATATTGAAGAAATCGTTGATGATGAACGTATCGGAAGGTCGAGATGCGATTACTGTAGTGCATGGGATGATACCGGAAAACCATGCCCTAATTGCAATAATGAAACTAAATATATGAAAGAGTTCTTTCCCGGAACCAAACGCAAAGCCAAAACGGTAAAAGAAGAAGTGACTGGTATGCTTGAAGATATATTTCAGAGCACATGATGAAAGAAATAGCGAATTGCACTTTCATAAGAGAAGTGTTACAAAGCGACAAACGGGTTGTTGTTCTTTTTTCTAGCAAATTATGTTGGCATTGCAAAACAATAGAACCCGTTTTGAAAAGGATAATGAAAAAAACTGAAAATATTAATTTTTTTAAAATAGATGCAATTGAAAATTATAACCTTGCGGCGCAATATTCAATCACATACTTACCTACAGTAATTGTGTTTGAAAAAGGAAAGGTTTGCGGTATGGTGCAGGGTTTGAAAAAAGAAAAGAAATACACAGATGTTATTTTAAGCTAAAAATTGAAATAACTATTATAGTGAATGGGTTAATTAATTTTTACCCCTTTTTTTCTCAAAGGATATAAATGCGTTGACGTTTCGTCAGCGTTTACTTATACCACCCCATACTCAGCCATGAAGCTCGCTCTGGAGCGGAGTTCGCTTCAGACTGGTCGTTGATTTGCTGAGAGCAAATCAAAACACGACACGTTATGGGGTGGTGGTTTGGCTCGGATCCACCCGGAATCCGGAAGCTGCTGGCTGCCGCGGGGATCCAACTTTCCCGATCAATCGATTTGGAAATCTGCGTCTGGGACCCGACCTGGAGTTGAAGTGTTATCATTTAGGCGCCGAAGGGAAGCCGTACCTCGCCAAACGATTCGAACTTTAGTTTGAGAAATTCCTTTTCCAGAAGGTTCTAAGATACATCGCTGCTTCAGCGACCATTGGAGGTCTCCGGAAAATAAAAAAACTTTTTTTATTATCCAGAGACAAGTTGCAGCTAGAGCCGTTACTGCAAGAGGTGTGGGGAGCGATCTCCACACCTTCTTATTTTTAATTCGTATATTTAACTCCAAGATTTTACACTTGATGTATCGTCAAGGCAAAAAATACCACTGAGTGGTCGACGCGATGATGACTGGGACCCGATGGTCTTTGAAGCGTCTGCTGAAGATGACGGCCCGCGGACGAATTCTGCTCGCTCTTTCGGGGTTGCGTCTCAAAGCAAAGTTTAGCTATATTTAAGTTGGAGTTTCATTTTCCTCTAAGATTTCTACAATTTGTTGCTTCGACAAATTACGAAAACCCATTTCATGGGGACAATACCGACCCCCGATGAGATCTGCAATTCCGGTACAAGCCGCCACCTTGAGGTTGTGTTTTGGGTTGATTAGAATAATGTTCGAAATTTAGTTAGAGGAAAAAAAAGAGAGCCATTTCAAGCTCTCTTTTTTTTAACTATTAGAAAGGTAGTATTATTATGTAATAACGCTGGAATCCCAATTCGTCTGTTCAGAAATAATATTGAGATCAGCTAAATTTTCCCCCTTCACATAGTCTATCGATGCAGCAGTGTTGATAGGCCTGCAACGTATAAATTCCATATTGATAGATTCGGTAAGCACATTCATATTCGCAGATATACCCATATTCAATGTGCTGACGCGACATCCTTCAAAATAGGTTTGTCCTACCACATCATCCTGTTGATCTTTAAAATAAAACGCAAGACCAATAGGTTGTTCAAAAAAAGACGAAGCAAGGTTCATCGCCAGGTTACCAGAACCGATATTAGCGAATTTCTGATAAGTTTCGTCACCATTAATATAATAAGGGTTCGATACAAATTTGGCGAATTTTTTATCCTGTGTGGCAAAGTCGGACTTTACCTCACCCATATAGATAGCCTTCAAAAGGCTTGGGCCATCAAAGAATACTCTGCTAAGGCTTATCCCACCAACGGTACGACCGGGTATGATATAGCTGAGTTTCGAGCCGATTTCAAATATCCGGCTTAACGGTTTATTCATACTTATCTGTGCTGTTTCGATAAGGCCGATAGGTACAACCCTAAAACCATCAGGGTCTTCCACTGCTTTATCCAGGTCTGATGGACCTGCAGCGATAAGAACGGTTCCCGATTCAACAATATCATTTATTGCAATCGATTCTTTTGTGTCAATACCTTGAGGGGAAATGTAAGCCTGAGATACATGGGCGTCTTCCCAATCCCATCCGCCTGAATGGTCTATATATTCCTGCAAATCTACGATAGGTGGCATGTGAATTTCCTCCTTTAATTAATACTTCTATTTTAATTGAGCATCGCTTATCGTGAAATGACAATCAATGTTACGTCATAGTAATTACCGGCAACAAAAACAGTTGCTATCATCGTGATATTAATTTTATCAGAAATTACTTCATCACGCTTGATTTTCAGTACTGCAAGCCGTGCAATAATTCCACCTTTAACCAGTTTGGTGCTTACTATAGAGCAGACCTGACCAAGAAATCTGAAGAGATCAGGTGTGAGGTTGTATTTACCAACATACGGGCTAATTGCATTACGGATTGTCTTCGCTGCCACATCAGCCTGTTTGGTTATCGAACGTTCACGATATTCCACCGCATCCATATTTGATGTGAGATCGTGTCTCGATTTGATAGACTGGCTGATACGAGTATCCTGAATCATGATATCAACCCCACCGTTACCAATTTCATCAAGTTGAAGCTTTCTGAAATAGTGATTGGTGTTAAGTTGGATGTTCGATAATCCAGGAATACTAAAATTGAAATTGGTGAACGACTGAGAAACTTTTATCCCACCATCCATACCTGCAATTGCAGCAGAAATGTAATACGGAGGAAGCGTATATGTTTCTCCACCGAATTCAGCTTGGAACCATCCTGGCCAGATAACTGCTGCGCGCCGGTTGCCGTAATCAATTGCACCTATACGCACTGCCTGATCATCTTTACGACCACTTAGAAACCTGAAAGCATGACCTGCGCCGAGAACAACACCTGAATAATCTGTTTCAATTGTGGTGGGTGCAGAAGGGGTTACGATAACAGCGGCTTCAGTAACATAATCACCACTGGAATCATAAATCTTGACAATATCACCAACAGTAAGGCCGGAGGCTATAGGGTCAAAAACACCATCTGTTGTTATAACACCATCTACTGCAACAGAACCGGTATCGGTACCCATGAGATAAACATCATCCTCATCATAAACCATAATAACAGTTCTTTCATGAGCCTCATAAGGCTCAGACTGGCCATCAGCATAAGGTCCAGCAACTGCGTTAACACCGGCATCATCGGTTCCAAGAGCATGGCTGTATACATCGTACAATTTAAGCTCGTCAAAAGCATCAGTGTACTGTGCTGTAAGATTAGATTCAGTCGCATCAACATTCACACCGTACATTACCTTGCCACGGTTAAGAGCAAATGTTATCAAGGCCATCATGGCGAGCTCATTATGAACACTAATTTCACCATCTTTTGACCAGGCAGTCACAATATCTTCAACACTAGTGATGCGTTTTACAACGCCGAGCTCTTCTTCCCGGACTGCACGAAAATCACCGAGTATTGCAGTTTCAACTTTTGGTGACCAGATACTAACATATTCACTGCCAGAATATTCAGTTTCAGGAGAGGTGCCAGACAGATAAATTGTTCCATCAACAGTTATTTCGTAGTTGACGCCGGCATCGGTAAGAGTAATAGTTTGGATTCTGTAAGGACGGAACCCTGGAGTTACATCACGTTCCTCATCACCGTCAGCAACATTCGCCGTAGTAACGATGAACACATCACCCTCATTAACAATAGGAAAGTCTGATGCGACTACTTTAAATACACTGGCGCTTACCTTTGTAACAGCAACGCCGGCACCAGTATTAAGCGTTTTGATACCGTAGTTCTGTGAAAAACCACAATAACGCTCAATCCAATAAGTATAAAGCTGAAGGGTTGAGCCGGGGGTTTCGGTGAAATCCTGATATTGAAGATAGTTATAATCGACCCGACCAGCGGCAAGTGTGACGGTATTGAATTTCAAAGTATTTTTGTCAATAATTGAAACAACTGAGGCGGCAATAGGATTGGCGACCGAGGCTGCGATAGCTAAGCTGGAAATATAGACAATATCTCCAACCTTTATTTTCGTAGTGATGAAATCGGCGGTTGCATCATACAGTGTATTTGGAATATCTTCAAGAACATTTGATGCCGCACCAACGACTATACCATCACCAGTGGTGATAGGTGCTGAATATGGAGCCGCGAGACGAATTTTTGTCTCATCATTTCCAATCGAACCTACAACACCAACAAGTACCCAGTTTGTCCCGCCGTCTGTGGTAACATACACATTCTGACCAGGTTTGATTTGAGCTGTTACTACAGTCCCGCCTACAATAACGACTGTTCTCAAATCAGACGCCAGTATTTGTACATCGCCAGTAGTTAAAATTCTTTTATAGTAAGGAACTATTCCCTCACATGCCCCTGCCACCTTTTCAGTGTCCGGAACTTTATACGTCTTATCCCTTACCAGCGTTACCCCAACACTTGAAAGGTTCGCGCCCAACAGTTCGAGGTCTATATTCCCGAACGGAGAATTTGCAAAACCTTTTACGGGATAAAAATCAAAAGCCCTCTGGTTAATCACATCTTTATCGAAAATAACTTTATCTGCACCCCAACCAAGCTCTCTGTCAACGATACCATATGATGAACCGATCTGTTCTTTTTCAAAAACATCGAAGGCTGTACCAACGTCTACCGAAGGCAAGTCCTCTATAGCAATTGCACCAGGGCTGGTAACAAACTGCTGTGTGACTGCAACATGCGGTCCTTGATATGCGCTCATTTTAACTCTCCTTGCTTAAGTATTATTGTTCGGAATATCCCCGCGTATATGTACACAATTCCAATACAATTCATATTCTAAATCAACAGCGCTTTCAGGCGCTGAGTATGGAACCGGGTTATTATCCACATCATGCGTAAGAAGTTTTAATGTATTCGGATCCGTAATTTCTGCAATTGGGTAGTGTTGTGGGTTACCCGTGAAGTTAATATAATAATACCCTTCTTGCAGCTCTTTTTCAATAAGTCTCGGATCATTTGCCTCAAGAAATCCAAAATTAGCATTTGCGTCGGTTAATGTGTCGAGACCTTCTGCAACTATCCCAGTGTTTGATGTACTGCCCCAATCAGAGTTTATAGCGTATATGGATACTTTAGTCCACAATTCAGGTTCACGTAGAACGGTACACCATCCAAACTGCATAGATACCGCCATTCGTAAAGTTACTTCCCACCTTTTTACTTCGGCATCTTTAAATACCGGTATTTCAGGGCCGACATCAACATAATTAAAATTCCTTACAAACTTTAAATTAGAAGCAATACCGTGCCGATCTGCCTGATAATTAATAGCTAAAAAATTTGCTATACTTGAAGCCTCTCCTGCTGATCGTGAGCCAACAATTACATTGACATAACCATCCATTATGTCAACTCTTTTTTTTGTCTCGAAGGTATTAGGGGTTGCTTCTTTCAAATTATCGATTATACTATTTTGAAAAGCAAATGTCCCTCTTTCAACCACTATAAAAGGAGAGCTCATAGGCTTTTCATTGTCGATAACAAATGGTGCACTTATTCTTATTTTGCTTGCCCTATCTTCTTCAGAATAACGATATGCTGGTGGTGTTATTAATTCGTTTGCGAATAGCCATTTAGTATAACTTAATATACCATCAACAACCGCAGAAAGTGGAAAATTTAATAAAGGTACTGGCATAGTTTACCACATGATTTCAAAGAGCCGTCCTATTCATAATATAAGTCTAAAAGGTGCGAAAGGCAAAGATAAGCTCTTAAAATCATTAAAATTAAGTATGCAAAAAAAATTCAATTGCCTTTTCTCGATCATCGAAAATAGGCATTATTAGATCTATCTTACATTCGTGAAGTGCGTCAACGCTTTTATTATTCGTGTTACAAAAAACCATTTTCCCACCATGATTGAATATTGCTTTATAAATATCGAAAATCTGACTACAATGCATTGTTTCGATATAATCTCTATCTGGATATGAAACGATAGCATTGTCAACATTAGATTCGTCGATCTTTTTTACTAAACCGTTTTTACTTTCTTCAGACAGAATCCTCTTTATTTCTATAAATGCAATATTATTATTGATCTCAAAAGAATAACCATTAGCACTGACTACAACCCTATTCATGTTCTCATCTTCTACCGCAATCATTCGGTTAAGCCTGCATTTCGTTTCGAGATATTTAAGCTTATTGATTATCATTTGTGGATCTTTTTTGATTACACCTTTTATATAATCATGCGACAAATTCGTTTTCGATATACAATCAACAGAGTCACATATAAGGTATAAATCGGCATCTGTCTTATCATGGATTGACTGTAGGAGCTCTACACCTTCCATTGTCCTTAGTGTATGCGAGACGATGATGGTATTAAATATTTTGATTTCAACTTTTCCAAAATCAGGAGTGTCATTAAAAAATAAAATTTGCCATTCCTTATTGTTTTCTTTACTCAACGCTTCTTTTAGATAATATCTAAATTCATCATCGCCTTCTATAATTGCTACTCTCATGTTATCATCCTTTGAAATATGCAAATGCAGCTGCGATAGTACTTAATATAGTAGCGAGTATACCGAGTATTCCCGCCATGTATTTAGTAAACCGTACTCCGGTTTTAATTTCCTTTTCAAAAACAGCTCTTTCGCGATTTTCTTTATTTATCGCTTTTTCATTTTCTCTAACTTTTTTTTCCAAATCGATGATATCATTTTTGATAATTTCTTTTTTGTCAGTCTCTACGTGAATATTGATTTTATTTTCGACCCTAGACATTTCCCTGAGGGTATCTTTTCCACCTTGTTCTATATTTTGAAACAGCCTGGTTAAGTCATCCCTTACGTTTTTAAGGTTACCAGAAGTATTTTCTAACTTTTGTTGAATTTCACCCAGTTCCCTGTCCATAGACTCATTCATAATGTCTTCCATTTTTCCCTGAACGGGGAAGATTAATTATGCTTTTAACTTTTTTATGATTATTATTTTATAAATATAATATTTTAAGGATCCACTTCTATGAAACGGCCATCTCCACCTAGCCCTAATAATGGAACGCCAACTTCTTCATAATTTCCATCGTCATTAATAAATATAGCTTTTATATCAGAAATTAATGGAGAAAACCAACCATCTACTATGACATTAATGTCAGGTGCCGATACACCATCAGCACCAAACCATCCACCAACTACTATTGATCTTGGACCTAAAAGCGACATTTATTATTCCCAATTATGAACGTACTCTTCCTGAATCAGATCCTGTTATTACCATAGTATCAGCATCGTCATCATAATTCCTATAAGTATACGCATCTCCAGACCTGGTCATATCATTGCCGCAATAAGCCAATATCTGTTTCATTGCTACTTCAAACGTAGCAGTCCCATCGATGGTCATGGCGAGTATGTCAATTATAATATCACCAACATCATCACTAATAGCTTCTTGCGAATCAACTTGGCTTGAAAAATCACCGGCACCTGACCCCTCATCAGCGTTTATAGCTGTTAATTCAACTGCTGCATCAGTTTCTACCGCAGCGTCGCTACGTGCTATCAGCCTAACATATGCAAGAAGCTTGGCAATCATAACATCTTGTTTAGCCTCTGTCGCATCGCCACCACCAGCAGCAGCCGCTGCAGGTGCAGCGATTATGTAAATTGTCCCGCCATCTTTGGGGTCTGCATCAGTCGGCAATGACCATGTTATTACATTGTCCGTTTCTGCATAGTCTGTTATCGGCCTTGCATACCATTCATCATTTCCATCCTGAAAAATTGCTGTTAATCCGTTATATTGATTATCATCAGGGATACCAGTGGCCATTTGTAAATTAGTTGGATTTCTGTTAGCTGATTCAATTGTCGTCTTAAGAATAATATGAGAAGCATACAAATCATCAACATTTGCATCAACAATATCCAGCTTTGTATCATGTGTAGAAAGTGCGGCAGAAGTAGCTTGCAAATCGATTTGATCACTTAAAGTTTCAAGAGTGTCGCTATCAGCCCCGGTCCTTGCAATTTCAGTAACACCACTATCAACAGATGCTATAGGATACGCAGTGGTCTCATCGTATTTAGAAGCTGTAATCGCATCATCAGCAAGATTCATATTATCACCAGCTTTTGAAGGCGCGTAGTTGGGCTGTAAAGCTGCTAATGTTGCACCATCTATGCCGGTTATTATGTCAAGATCGTTCTGTGCAGTATCAAGCTTTCCATCATGGGTTGACAATCCTGCTGAAGTTGCCTGTAAATCGATTTGATCACTTAAAGTTTCCAAAGTATCTCCATCGATGCCAGTACGGGCGATTTCAGTTGAGCCTGAATCGTTTGACTTTACAGGAAATGCAGTAGTTTCATCATATTTAGAGGCTGTTATTGCATCATCTACAAGGTTCATATTATCACCGGCTTTTGAGGGTGCATAATTGGGCTGTGTGGTGGCTAAGATTGCACCGTCAGATCCAGTTATTATATCAAGATCAGCTTGTACCGTGTCAACCTTCCCATCAGTAGTAGTATGCAAAGTGGCGGCAGTACCAGCGGGATCAGGAACTGTTGTATTTGCATTATTGGTGCCTACCATCGTTTGCTTTATCGAGGTATAAAAGACCCTTCCAGCCGATCCTATAATTTCATGATCATTAGCATCTACTGTAATTTTAACATTCTTCATTGTGATTTTTATTGAATCGCCTTCTGCATAATTCGAACCAGAATCAAAAACTTCATCATAATAAACCAAACCGGCTATTTCTGACATTGCTGTATCAGATATAATAGAACTCCACGTAGTATCACCAATAGCCTTTCTATCAATTGAAATGGTTCCTGGTGTTATTTCAGCGGTGCTCGGCAAATCATCGAGACTATTAATCAACATCAAACCCATTCGATAAACAGCCGTATTCGCCAGGTCTATATTATATGGAATTAGAGGTTGAACATTAATAATAGTAGATAGAGAACCAGCCCCTCCGGTTGTCCAAGATGCGTTTCCTGTATCTATAATAGCTTCCTGAGAATGTGTTTGTGATGAGTAATCACCCGCCCCCGCTCCTTCATCAGCGTTTATGGCTGTTAATTCAACTGCAGCGTCTGTTTCTACCGCAGCATCACTACGCGTCATCAACCGAACGTATGCGAGAAGTTTAGCAATCATGGTATTTTGTTTTGCTTCCGTTGCATCTCCGCCACCTGCAGCGGCCGCGGCGGGTGCAGCAACTATATAGATTGTTCCACCATCCTTTGGATCTAGTTCAGTTGCCAATGACCATGTAATCACATTATTTATTTCTGCATAATCTGTTATTGGCCTTGCGTACCAATCATCATTTCCATCCTGAAAAACAGCGGTTAGCCCGTTATATTGATTATCACCAGGAATACCGGCCGCCATTTGTAAATTAGTTGGATTCCGGTTTGCTGATTCGATTGTTGTTTTAAGAATAATATGAGACTCATACAGATCGTCAACATTTGCATCAACAATATCTAATTTTCCATCATGTGTAGATAGCGCTGTTGCGGTAGCTTGTAAATCGATTTGATCACTTAAAGTTTCTAAAGTATCACCATCTGCCCCAACTCTTGCAATCTGAGTAGCTCCGGCATCATTTGATTTAATTGGAAAAGCTGAACTTTCATCGTAAGAAGTCGATTTTATAGCATCAGCAGCAAGGTTCATAACATCACCGGCTTCAGCAGGAGTTTTCCCAGTTACAGTACCATCAACCTTCCCTTTTACATCTCCACCAACATCACCACTTACGCTACCGACTGAACCAGATAAACTACCGGTAATGTTCATAGTTTGGTTAGGAAGAGCAGATAGGTGATCTCCTGTTCCTCCTGCTTCTGTAAGATTTGTTCCATCACCTATATGTATTCTTACTTTGTTAAGACTGTCATTTGTAGCATCAAATGTTGCCCCACTATTATCATCTGCAATCTTTTTAAGATTATCCGAAAGAGTAGCACCACCGGAATCTATATTTGCAGGAGTACCCACATTTGTAATTAAAGTATTTATATCTGCACCATTATCATTTGCTGTCTGTGATGTTCCACCAACTTCCACGGTATCAACTTCAGGTTTTGTTATATTAACTGTGCATCCACCTTGACTATTATCTGTGATTGAACCTGTTCCTGTAATATTAATAGTCCCGGCACTGTTGGTATTGTCTATTGTAAGTATGGAACCATTTTGCATTGAAATATTACATGTACCACCATCCATTCCGGCAAGCGTCAAAACGCCTTTCATGTTTGCAATAATACAAATAGCAGGCGCTTGAAGTGTAAGGGTACATGCTGCCAAGGCACCACAACCTACATCGTTAAATATTGCTATACCACCATCCAGAATCGAACACGCACCAAGAAGTGCGCCGCCAATAGCAAGGCCATGAATATCAGACAACGCCCACAATTGACATTCGGTAAAGCGTGTTATATTGAGAATGCCAGTTACATTAGTCATAGTCCCTTGAATAACCAATTCATTAAAAACTGAATGTTCAACACTTTGGCTATCAATATTAATTCGATGGGCAACTTCCATATGACCATGACCGAAAAAGGTATAGTTCTCCATAGCTGCTGACATAGTAAGATCACCGTGAATAACAAACTTATCTAAACTATTTGCATCAGCTATAGTCTTCCCATTTGCAATGGTATCTGTAGGATAAGTAGGTGTACCATACGGCCACGTTGTGCTATTTGTCCCACCAGCATCAACATAAACTTCTCCGCCACAGAACATACCCCTTTTGAGCGCAACATCTAAATCAAGTCCACCGGCATCACTAATTACCAAACCTCCAGCTGCATCAGAGACGGCGGCGGGTACTGCTGTACCTGTCAACCCCCTTGTAACAGAGTAATTACTACATGCAGCTTTAAGATTGTTTGCTTCGGTTTCCTGAGTATCAGCACGTCCTACAGTTTTGATATTAATATCCATAAAGCCGTCGTCTTTAGCAATATACAGACTATCCCATGCAGCCTCGGAAAGTACATTATATTCATGTCTCACCGGCAATGCATTCGCAGATTGGTGAACAATCAATACCAAATTGCCTTCTGTATCAGTATCAGTACTATCAAGTTCACAATTGTAATAGCCGTCATCGTCAAACGCTGCTGTTGTATTATCATTTTTCTGGGTTAATGCCTGACCATTCTTAGATAATTTTATTTCAGCTTGTGGCAAAGTCAAACCATCTTCAGTAGTATTACCATCTGTTTTATCTACAAAAGGACCTATCAAAACGTCAACCGCTGTATTTGCTCTTAAATCCATTATCTACTTCCTATGTTTTTTGTGTAATGGTGCATTGCTACTGGTATTGATAGACCGCCAACTTCCGTTTCAATCCAATCAGCCCCAATAAAAAATGTGGCTGCCTGTCGTGTCCTGCCAGCAATAGAATCTGTAAAAATCCCGGTTAAATCTTCACCGGCTTTCAGAGTGGTTATTGCGTCTCCGCCGGAGGCCATTGTATAATCGTTTCCATCATAATTAGTAAAATTGGATGTGCCATCATGGAAGTTTTCTGTCAATGCATCCGGACTGTCTGATTCACCATAATTTTTTGCCGTGGTACCAAACCCTGCACCAGCATCAAGATAATCACTACCACCTAAATTTCCCTGACATAAATTATTTTTAGTAATTATTGTGGGAGAGTTAGATAAATCCGATGAATATTGTCGAAAATTATTATAATTTTTACAACATGTATTATTATAAAAGTAATAATTACTTGTACTTTCAGCATTGCTAAGATTTAAAAACAAACCGGCGTTTACAGAACCATCCCCATCACCAAAACCGTGTAAAATATTGTTACGAACAGTCACATTAGTTGTCTGATAATAAACATACAAACCCGCCAAATCCGTAGAGCCACCCTTGATATACATTCTATTTGCTAACCAGGAACCGTTATCCCCCCCATCAAATAACCTTATACCATAATTATTACCACCGGTACAATCCATTGCTATTTTCGATATTTCAAAATCATCAAAAGTGCCGTTGCTCGATTCATCAAATTCCCACTTGTTAGAAGTTCCAAAATTAACCCTGCATCCACTATATGTTCCGCCATTTTCCGCACCTACCTCTGTGGTAATTGTAAGTTTGTATCCATTTGTGTCAATGTAAATGTCTGCTGATTGGGCAGTCGCAGTTTCTTCGTCTTGTCCTTCGCCTTTTAAATCATTGGTCATTTGAGCAGCCCAATCAGCAAAAAACAAATCCCATGTTGCATAATCAGCACCGCCGCCTGTACCTATTTGGAAAGTCCCCGCAGACACAGAACCTTTTGTAAGCAATCCAATATCGTCAAGATGTGTGTCTATATCCTCATGCTTTAAAATATCTGTCCAGTCAAGTATTGGTAACTGAATATCTGCAACTTTATCTTGATTGTAAATATCCTCATATTGTGCTTGTGTTATATACCCCTCTTGTACTAACCATTTATAATCAACAAAGAAATCCCGTTCACGTTTAGGCGTATGTAAACCAGAATCGGTCAACTCCCAATTATACTTTCCGGATAAATTGGCACCGCATATATATTTTTTAAAATTCATTACTGCTGGTTTAGTAGATTTCCAATCTGTAGAACCTCTTAATTTCCAATAGTCGGCATTAGGAATTTGGATAATACAATGGTGCTTACTCTGTAAAGTGCCCAGAGCAACATGCCCATTATAAGTATGCGCAATAATCTGACCGTCACGCCATGATGTAAAATGTCGTGGGTCATTCGGGTCTGGATACCGTGTGCCTACTTTACAAATTAATTGCATTAGATACTAAAACCTATCCCTTCTGGAATTTCTAAATCTTCAATATAAAATGAACTACCTTCAAGAACAAAAAAAAGTTTTATTTCCCACACGCCCATCGTCTGCAACCATCTCAACAGTCACATCAAAACCTTCACGATAATCCAACGGCCTGATAGACAAAATATTAATTTCAGCCATTATATTAAATACCCCTTAAGATGAAATTTCTTTTTATGGTACAGCTCTTATTACAGGGCTTCTCAATAATATATCAATTGATGTTGTTAATAAAGGTTTTGCTATTATCATAAAAAAACCAATTCCTGGTGTTTGTGGTGTTTGGGTTAAATTTCCAGCACCATCAAAGAAAATACTTTCTCCAATGTCCCAATTCCAACTCAGATTTGACAGAACACCCATTTTTTGAACCATTATTTCGGTTCCTATACTTGCGACATTTAAACTGATCCCTACCACTCTGTTAAGATGGGTTATATTTGTATAGTCAGCAACAATTACCTCACCATCATCATTTATTGCACATACCCTTAATGGTGTCGCTATTATTTCAGCAGAGATAAATGTATCAATTCCAATTGCACCAGAGCTGTATTTTAATTTTAACTTACCATCTTCAACCACAAAATCATCTGTGTTTATATCAAGAGCAAGATGTTGTTGTTCGTCAGTTATAATAATAGGCGCATCAACAGAAACAGGCATATGGTCATTGAAATATGGAGTGCCACTTCCTGACCCACCATCTTCACTACCCGGAACCTCCGGTATGCCGTCTACATCGATAAAATATTCGTTGTCGTCCGGGTTAAGCTCTTCCAGCGTAGGCAATTGACTGAGGGTATAATTTTGCTTTGAAAGAACAATCGAGCTCTCGCTTAATTTAGGCAATTTCGTTGTTTCAACATGGGTGACAACATACCGTTTATAATCATCAGTATTGACGATTAGGTCTTTTGCTCTTAATAATGGATAATTGCATAACCTTGCACGCTTTGTGTCATAAGTATTTTCCCATTCTTTTTGGCTATCAGTTTTTCGAGGATCTGAATCAAATGATATCTGAATAGGAATAGGTTGATAATAACCGATCACGAATCCAGTTCCATGACAGGTATCACAATGAGATCGCATAGTCTGTCTGCGGTTCACTGACCAACAAGTCGGGCAACGCGCGCCAAAACTTTTTCGTTTTATAACAAGGCATGGCTCTCCTTGATACATCGTGTATAACAAATCTTCAGCATGCTTAATGGTTTCATGTATACCATCTTTATACATGCCTATCCATACCATGTCTGAGAAAAAGCCGTCACTGGCAGCTCCCGCATTTATATATCCAAAAGTAGAAATTAATAGAGGATCTTCTTCTTCAGTCTGACCAAACACGGCAATTGCTTCAGTAGTAGGTGCAGGGAACTTATCTATTGCGAGGACTTTATAATACCGGTCTTTATTAAAATTATATTGATTATGCTCATGGATATACGACAACGGGCCAACAGCACCATCTATTTCAATAGGATTGTCCTGCTCATCAGTTATCGGGATATAACCTGAAGCTGGGTCAAAGCTCCAGTGTATCTGGAACCTCCAGTCATCAGTAGACTCGCCCTGAGAAGGGGTCATGTCCCATTCAATATAAAACCAATTCTCTTTGGTCTTTATGACCTCAACAAATGCGAAAACCATATTTACCCTTTTAATGGTTTGCTATTCGGTAGCTTTTTCCGCCATCCATACTAACCAGAAATGGACTTCTTCTGATAAAGTTAATAATTTTGTTTGAAAAATAATAACTAGGGTCAGCACCAAAATGCACCCACTCAGCACCCGTATTAGGATTTTTTTCATATATCACCTGGCCTGAATTCATAGAATGAAAAATTTTTTGTAATCTTTTGTGACATACAAATCTGCTTGTTAAAGCTATATAAGGTGTTACTCATAATATAGTTAAAAAATCATTATTAACCAATTATAGAAAAAGGGCAGAAAAAAAATCCACCCTTTTTAGTTGTCCTGGTTTAGAAAACTTATAAAAACTTATAAATTTTCAAGAAGCTCTCTCCCCTAATAAGAATAGATCAAACCATTAGTCCTTTGCAGCAGTTTGGTTTTATTATAGGACACGCAAAAATTATTATCCCATTTAGTTCTCAAAGCAATAGCGCTTTTTTTCAGACTTCTTATCGAACCTATCACAACACCTCTCGTCCTATGAAT